TCTATACCCACACAAACAACATATATTAAACCTTTATGGTATGGTAAACAAACAAGTTTAAATAGTAGTTTGTTAGAGTTACCAGTACAGACAAAAAATAATTTAATAGATTATTTTACTAAATGGGTAAATGATGGAAGTTTTTCTAAATTTAGTAAAGCGGTAATAGAATATTCTAATGATGATTTATCTATTGATGAAAAGTTTAAAAAAGGTATAAATTTAACAACCTTATTAAAAGAAACAGAAAAATTAATTGTTGTAACTAATGAAACTAGTTCTTCAGATTTTGATTCAGTCAATTTTAACAATTATTTAAATAAATTTAAACAAAGTTTTAATACAGAAATTAAAAGTAGTGATGGTAAAACAAATAAAACAGAATCAACTGATCAGACTAATAATATGGAGGATATTAAACAAGCTGCATATAATAGTATAAAAAATGTATACGATAGATGGGTGGCAGGTAACACATCCAAAAGGGAATTAGCTTTTAACGCTTGTGCCAAAGACAATAAAGACTTATTTAAGTATTTTAGGTTTGTTGATAGGGGGTTTAACGATATTGGTGATAAAGCTATAATAAATTTAGAAAGTGTTATTAGTATAAGTCAAAATTTAACTACTAATATGTATTTTTATATGTCTAAATTACTTAGAGACAGTAATTTTCTTTTTCAAATACTACCTAATTATGTTAACTATAGAGACCCGGAAGAAGTTTCTACTATGTTTAAACCTATAACTAATATTTCGGATAGAAATGATAGTAGTGGTCCAACATATCTTTGCATTTACGCAGGAGGTGCGTCACAAGTATTAAATATAGAAGAACAAAATAGATATACATTTAAAAACGATGGGTTTAATTTGGATTTTCCACCTTCTGATATTTTAGCACCAAAGAAGTCAGAAAAAAGACAAGCAAGACAACAAAGTAGAAAAGAAAAAAGGAGACTTAGAAGAGAAGCTAAAGGTAAATCAGTATCTAATGCTTCTGAAGATAACATCAATTTAGTTGGTTTTAGAGTATCATTTGGTACAGAAAACCAAACAGTTTTTAAAAGTGTATCATTGAATCAACAAGAACACAAAGATACTGCGGAATACCATAAAACATTAACTGACTTAATTGATAAAAGAGGTGGTACTAGTAGGACTTATCAAGGTACAGATTTATATAAGATGTTTAGATCTCGTTCATATACTTGTAGTGTTGAAGCTTTAGGTTGTATGAATATTCAACCTATGATGTATTTTCAATTAGACAATGTACCTTTTTTCGATGGTGCATATATGATTTTAAATGTTACACATAATATCACCCCTAACCATATGACTACATCTTTTACTGGTGTAAGACAAAGTAAATATATAACACCAGTTGTAGATAAAATGACTACTTTTTTAAATATAGGTTTAGACGATACATTAGAAACAGAACCTATTTTACTTCAAAGTTCTATAAGACAAGAAATTGATTTTAATACCGGTATTCCTGCAGATAAAGGTCCTGATGAAAATTTTAATTTTGATTCTATAACTGAAAGTAATTTAATAACTATGGGGATAAGTAATGCATCCACAAATTTAGCTACTAATTTAAAAAATACTTTAAAAGGATTTCGTATTAAAAGTAATTCACAAGTTACTATGTTCTTAGCAAATGCTATGACAAAATCAAATAATTTTAGTATAGATGTTTTAACATGGAATAATTCAGATAGCGATAAAGGGTTTGGATTATATAGTCAAATCGATAACCGATTTGGTAATCGAGATTTTGATACTACTAAAGACGCTTATGTTTTTAGACCTAGAGGTTTTATTCCTATCATAGGTAGGGATCAATATATGAGGTTTAGTGAAGACACAAAAACACCTATGACTAAATTAACTGGTGATACCATAGACATTAAAACATCATGTGAAATATCTGCATGGAGATGGACTAATTATCCTTATAGTGGTAGTTATCAGAACAAAGGCAAAATAGATGAACAAGAAAAAGACAAAGCGAGAATAGAAGCAAGAATGAAAGTAAATCAAGAAAAAATTAACCTTTCACTAAAGGCAATTTCTCCTGAAGAAAGAATTGCTAGAGTGGTAGAAAATGATGAGTTAGAAAAAGAAATAAACGACATTAACAAAAAAATTGAAGAATTATCTACACAAAAAGATACGAGATTAAAAAGTGAAGAAAACTACCCACCTGGTGGTTGGGCAAATGGTGGACAAGCTGAGAATTTTAATCATACTGTAAATAGTTTAAATTTTAAAGATGGAAAAGATATAGAAGATTCGTTTGAAAACTTTGCAATAGTTTTAAACACTTTACCGGTAAAAGGTGGTGGAGATAAATTAATAGGTCAAACAGTTGGTGGTACTAAATTTAAAAATAAAGGAGTAAATTTATATAAAGAAAATAAAAATTCTGATTTAACTATTGCACCATCCACTACATAGTTTGTTTTTAACATAAAAAAATAGTATATTTGTAATATGTATATTGGAAATATAGTAACTAAAGATAAATTTTCAGATAAAAAATATAATGTTTGTGAAAATATTTCACAAATAAACGATAATTTTATAACATTAATTATTGGTTGGGATGCAACTAAAGAAATTTATGGTGAAGAAAATGTTTCAATACTAAATAAGAAAATTGATGATAAAACTTTTTGGACTTTTAATAATAATGAAAGAAAAGTAGATTTAGAAATAGACTTAAAAAAATTTCAACACAGATGTTTGGATTTTATAGATAATAAAAATAGTTATGTTTTTGTTGATTTAATACATGATAATCCTAAAAAAATAAGAAAAATAATAAGAAAAATATATTCATTAAATAATATTATTACAATTATTAATGATGATATGGTATATTTATACGATAAAAATTTAGTTTTTGGATTAGACTTAAAAATATTATTATTTTTAGGTTTAGATATAGATAAAATTAAACATAAAATAAATCAACTTTCTAAGGTAACTTTATCTGAAAATGAAATATTTAATAAATGTATAGGGTGTGTAGATTATAACAATAAAAAAATCATACCATACATTTATAGATATGGAACAACAGACAAAAATAATCACACTAGCATCATTTGTTGATGAGGATAGAATAGATGGTTTCAGTGATTATATAGAAAAAAGGTTTAAAATACCTAAAGAAAAATTATTTATTTATACTTCCCCGCAAGAAATAGGTAAAAAAATTTTAACATTTAGATTATATTTAAGGGATGGAAAAAAAATAAATACTAAATCATTTTTCCCTACCACTATCATAACACACAAAAAGGGAGAGTGTTTTTATACTATTAATGCACTTAATAAATTGATTGAAAGTGAAAGTAATGGAGAAACAGGTAATTTAAATCATAAAGAACATAAGATAGAATGGGATAAATACCAAAATAAAATGTTGATAACTAAAAAAAATGAATTAACTATTATAGATATTAAACGTAATTTTTCTTAAAATTCTTATATTTATAATAAAAGAGCTTAATATGGATAATAAAAAAGACATACAAAGAACTAAAGATTTAGAAGACTCACTTAATGAATTTCTTAAAGTTAATGAAGAAAAAGAGTGTGAAGGGGAAGAATGTTTAATTAATGATGGTAAAGAAATTGTGGAAAGAGTTAATAAAGTTTATAAAACTACTGACGGAAGACAATTATTAATATAAAAAAAATGGATAAGAAAAAATTAATATCGGAAGAGTTAAAAAGACATATGGAACTATTGGAATATACGTTTTATATGGAAGATAAAGTTGACAGTGATGATACTGACGAACTTTTATTAGGTGCTAAACAACTTTATGAACAAGATCCTGTTCCTGATGGTGGTGATACAGAAAGTGGAGAAGGTACAGAAGAAGAGACTACTGAAGACCCATTTGCAGAAGAAGGTGGTGAAGAAGAAACTGTAGATTTAGATACTGAAGAAGGATCAGGTGAAACAGATCCATTTGCAGGTGAAACAGATCCATTTGCAGGTGAAGAAGGTATGGAAGTGGAAGATGAATTCGCAACTGAGGAAGGTGGTGAAGAAACTGTCGAAGTAGATGTTACTGATATAGTAGATAAGGCAGAACAAACTAGAACAGAAATTGAGGGTATGACTGCTAAAATGGATGAATTATTAGGTAAATTAGGTGATTTAGAAGGTAAGGTAGGTGATATGGATCAAGTTATTAATAAAATAGATGGATTAGAAAAAGAAATAGCAGATAGAAACCCAACACCGGTAGAAAGATTAGAAATGAGATCGATGGATTCTTTTCCATATAGTGTTTCCTTAACTGATTATTGGTCAGATAAAGAAGGATATGATGTTGGGGGTAAAGAAGAGGAAGAATACACCATAACTCAAAAAGACGTAGATGATTATAGTGCAACAGAAATAAAAAATTCTTTTGACTATGATAAGGATGACGAAGATTATTAAATAATTAAAAAAATTATTTGACATATTAACCAATAATGACTATATTTGTTCATTATTGGTTTTTTCATGTATTGACTTTTAAGAAAAAACTTATTATATTTAGAAATAATTATTAACATTTAAAAAAAATAGAAATGAGTAACAGTTTAGACGCGATTTTGTCTCAGTATGAAAGTAATACTGAAAACAGTTCAAAAAAACCTAAGTTATCTAATGAAGATAGACTTAAGAAGTATTTCACTGAAAAACTTCAACAAGGTGTAAAAAATGCAACTCGAAGATTTAGAATTTTACCTGCAAAAGATGGTAAGTCTCCATTCGAAGAAGTATATTTTTACGAAAGACAAGTGAATGGTAAATATGAAAAAATTTACTGTAATAAATTAAATGATGGTGAACATTGCCCAATGTATGAAGCAAAGGAAGCTTTATTAATGGAGGGTAGTAAAAAAGCTAAAGAAATGGCTAGAGAGTATACTCCTCGTAAATTTTATGTGGTAAAAGGTATTGATAGAGATAATGAAGATCACGGTGTTAAATTTTGGAGATTTAAACACAATTACACAGGTAACGGTGTTATGGATAAGTTAATGCCACTTTTTAAATTAAAAGGTGACATTACAGATGCTAGAGAAGGTAGAGATATTATTATAACTACTAACCGTAACGAAAAAGGGTGGAGTGTAGTAACATCTATTATGTGTGATGATGTAAGTATGTTAACTGAAGATACTACTAAGGCTAACGATTGGTTTAACAACGAAGAAACATTTAGAGATGTTTACGCTAAAAAATCTCCAGAATATTTAGAGATAGTAGCAAAAAATATGACACCTGTTTGGGATTCAGAACAAAGTAAATATGTTGCAGAAGAAGAAAGAGAAGAATCAGAAACTGCTTCATTAGAAGAAGAAATAACTTTCTTAAGAGAGGAAAGTAACACCCCACAAGTGGAATCTTCAAATGAAGATGATGATGAAGTTACTGTGACTAATTTAGAAACTGGTGGTGATGATTTACCATTTTAATTTATTATAAATGTTAAAAGTAGGTCATCTTTTTGGGTGACCTATTTTTTTAAAAAAAAATATATGGCTAAGAAACCAATTAAGAAAAAAACAAGTGATTTTTCTAGTATACGTAAAAAGTTTTCTTCTAGTGATAAGTATAAAGAACAGAAATACTTTGATTTAGGAGAATCATTTCAAAAAGCAACAGGAATTCCTGGTCCTGCTATGGGTCAAATTAATATGTTATTAGGACATTCAGATACTGGAAAAACAACTGCACTAATACAAACTGCAGTAGATGCACAGAAAAAAGGTATATTACCAATATTCATTATAACTGAACAAAAATTTAGTTTTGAACACGCAAAACAAATGGGTTTAGAGACTGAATATATTGAAGAAGTAGATGAAAGTACTGGTGAAATAGAAGCTTATTGGGATGGATTCTTATTATATAAGTTAGGATTTGAATACATTGAACAAGCTTTCGAATATGTGACTGAAATTTTAGATGCACAATCAAAAGGAGATATACCACATGATATTGTATTTTTGTGGGACTCCATAGGAACAATACCTTGTAAAATGAGTTTTGAAGGTAAAGGTGGTAACCAACATACTGCTAGAGTAATATCAGAAAAATGGGGTATGGGAATGGCTCAAAGGATAACCTCTTCTCGTAAAGAGAGTTCTCCTTATACTAATACAATGGTATTTGTTAACCAACCTTGGGTAGAGTTACCCGATAACCCATTCAGTCAACCCAGAATTCAACCTAAAGGGGGGCAATCAATTTATTTATCTTGTGCGTTAGTATTCCTTTTTGGGAATCAAAAAAGTGCAGGAGTATCTAAATTAAATGCAACAAATAAAGGACGTAAAGTAAACTTCGCAGTTAGAACTAAAGTGGGTATACATAAAAACCATATGAATGGTTTAGGTTATGCTGATTGTAGAATACTGGCGACAACACACGGATTTATTGAAGACGATAAGAAAGCTATTGATTCTTATAAGTCTGACTATAAAGAATATTGGTCTACGGTATTTGATAGTGTTGGTGAAGAAGTAGATTTTACAATAGAAGAAGGAGAACATATTGATGCACCCGTAGAATATGCAGATCAATAATTTTTTATTAATTTTGTAATCAATATGTTAAGTGTCGAGACCAACTAAAAAACCTAAATATACCCACACTTTATTAGTAGATGGTGATTCATTGTTAAAAACCGCCTATCATGGTGCAAAAAATCTTTATTATAAAGAAAACCATATAGGTGGGATTTTTCAATTCTTAACTATGTTAAGAAAAAATATTAATGAGTACAGATACGATAGAGTTTATGTATTTTGGGATGGTGTTTTTAGTGGCAGGTTAAGATATGATATCTATAAAGATTATAAAGGTAATAGGGATAAAGATTTTTATTGTGAACAACCACCATCAGAACCTGAATTATATATTCAAAAAGAAAGAGTAATTGATTATTGTGAAGAACTTTTTATTCGTCAATTTATTGATGAGGTTGTAGAAGCGGATGATGGAATAGGTTATTATTGTAATCAGATTAAAGATAATGAGAAAGTTGTTATAATGACTAACGATAGAGATATGTTACAACTACTTAATGAAAGAGTGGGAGTATATGTTCTTAATCTTAGAAATATTATTACAATATCAAATTATAATCAATATTTCACACATCATTATAGTAATGTTAAGTTATTAAAAATGATTTCTGGTGACGCTAGCGACAATATAAAAGGTATAAAAGGTGTTAGTGAAAAAACATTAATAAAATATTTTCCTGATTTCTCTTCCAAAACTTTGACATTGGAAGAAATTTTTAGTAAAATTGAAGAAATTCAAAGTCAAAGAAAAAGTAGATTGAAAACATTAGATAATATAATTAATAAAGTTACTGTGGGAGTACAAGGTGAAAGTATTTTTGAGGTAAATGAAAAAATTATTAATCTAAAGAAACCTTTGTTAACTGAACAATCTAAAACCACTTTAAATAATTTATTTAGTTCTCCTATTGATCCCGAAAATAGGACAACTAAAAATGTAATTAAGATGATGTTAGAAGACGGATTAACAATGGCAATACCTGGGGGTAGAGACGGTTATATTAACTTTTTACAACCGTTTTTACGAATAATAAAAAAAGAAAAAAGTTATTTTAGTAAAATTAAAAATTAAAAATTATGAAAAAAAGATATGATAGTCTTCCTTATGAATTTTTATTATTGATTAACGGTAAACCTATAGTCGGTAGAAACTTTCAAATAAATGGATATAATGAAAAAAGTTTAAGATCTACAAAAATTAAAGATGTTATTGATGATGCAACTGAAGTCATAAAGAACCAATTTAAATTAAAAAGTAATTTTTATTTGTGGAAGTATTATAATCCTTATGCTATTCAAACTACAGAAGAATTAGATGAATTAAGACATGATATATATGAAAATGAAGATTTATTTACTTTACAAATTAAAGTTAAAGGAAGGGTTGTGGCACAAAAGATTTTTAGTGGTAATGACTACCCCCCAAAGGTAAGATATGATGTTGATATCAGATCAATTATTCCTGAAATCATCTCTATTATACAGAATGGGTTGAGTTTAAAAAAATATAGTCAAGAATATTGTGGTTACACGCTTTAGTGTATATTTATTAATAAATCAAAAAGGATTAAAGAATGACTAAAGAAAAAGATAAAAATTTAGGTTATTTAGGGTGGAGTTTTCAAATTAAGTTAGTCAAACAATTAATTGAAGATAATAAATTTTGTGAGGAGATTATTGATATAATCGATCCAAAATATTTTGATAACGAATATCTTAGAATAATTGTTGCTAGTATTAAAAATTATTATGAAAGTTATGAAACAATTCCTACTTATGACACTATTTTTCAACTTATAAGAGTAGAAATAAAAAGAGATATCGCCAGAGATTCTGCGATTGAAATGGTTAAAGAGGTAAAAAATTCAGATAATAAAGATTGTTTACACACACAAGAAGTTGCAACTAAGTTTTGTAAACAACAAGAACTTAAAAAAGCAACAAATAAGATACAAGGAATATTAGATTCGGGAGATTTTGATAGGTATGATGAATGTGAAGACATATTAAAAGAAGCTTTATCTGTTGGAGGAGAAAAAGATAATGGTATAGATGTATTTCACGCAATAGATGAGGTATTAAGTGACGATTTTAGAAGTCCTGTACCCACAGGATTAGTTGGTATAGACAATTTAATGGATGGTGGATTATCTAAAGGAGAATTAGGTGTGATTTTAGCACCTTTTGGTGTTGGTAAAACTACTTTAATAACTCGTATGGCAAATACTGCTTATAATCTGGGTTACAATGTAGTGCAAATCTTCTTTGAAGATAACCCAAAAGTCATTCAAAGAAAACATATGACATGTTGGAGTGAAATACCACTAAATGAATTAACTGATAGAAAAGAAGAAGTTAAAGCATTATTACCTCAGTTTAAAGAAAAAGAAGGAAATTTAATATTAAAAAAGATGCCGAGTGATGGCACAACAATTAATCATATAAAACAATATTTAAGAAAACTAACATCTAATGGTACAAAACCTGATGTTGTTTTTATAGATTATATGGATTGTGTTGTACCCACTAAACAGTTTAAAGATGAATATGCTGGTGAAGGAAACGTTATGAGACAGTTTGAAACTATGATATCTGAATTAGACGTTGTTGGGTGGACTGCAGTACAAGGTAATAGAAGTTCTATAGGTGCGGATGTAGTGAAAGCAGATATGATTGGTGGTTCGATTAAAAAAGGACAAATTGGACACTTTATTATATCAGTAGCTAAGACTTTAGAACAAAAAGAAGAAGGTACTGCTACTATGGCAATACTTAAGTCTAGATTTGGTAAAGATGGTATTATATTCGAAGATATATTATTTGATAACGGATCATTAAAAATAGACACTAGTATTTCTAGTGACGTTTCATTCTTAGAACACCAAAATGGTGAGGAGAAGAGAAAGTCTCAATTGGTTATAGATGCCATGAAAAAGAAAAGAGAGACATTAGGGGAAAATTAATAATAATAAATAAAATAAGTAGTTAAAAAATGGAGTTATCAAGCAAAATTTTATCGGATATTACTGTATATATGAAGTATGCAAAATATCTACCAGAATTAAACAGAAGAGAAACATGGGATGAATTAGTTACCCGTAATAAAGAAATGCATCAAAAAAGATACCCTAACATTGCGGATAAAATAGACGAAGCGTACCAATTTGTGTATGACAAAAAAGTATTACCCTCAATGAGAAGTATGCAATTTGGTGGAAAACCAATTGAAATATCACCTAATAGAATTTATAATTGTGCATATATGCCTATTGATCATATAGACTCTTTTAGTGAGTGTATGTTTTTATTGTTAGGTGGAACTGGTGTAGGTTACTCAGTACAAAAACATCATGTTGAGAAATTACCACCCGTAAATAAACCTTATGCGAAAAGAACAAAAAGATTTTTAATTAGTGACTCAATAGAAGGTTGGGCAGACGCAATTAAATTATTAATGAAATCCTATCTTAATGGTAAGAGTTCTAGAATAGTATTTGATTATTCTGATATTAGACCTAAAGGGGCTAGATTAGTTACTTCAGGAGGTAAGGCACCAGGGCCTCAACCATTAAAAGAATGTATCGTTAAAATAACTGGTATATTAAGTGAAAAAGAAGATGGTGAACAACTAACTACTTTAGAGGTACATGATATTGTATGTCATATTGCAGATGCGGTATTAGCGGGAGGTATTCGTAGAGCTGCATTGATTAGTTTATTTTCTGCAGACGATCAAGAAATGATTGGTTGTAAATCAGGTAATTGGTGGGAAACAAATCCACAAAGAGGTAGATCTAATAACTCAGCGTGTTTAATGAGACATAAGATAACTAAGGAATTCTTTTTAGATTTATGGAAAAGAGTTGAATTAAGTGGATCTGGTGAGCCAGGTATTTATTTTAATAATGATAAAGACTGGGGTACAAATCCTTGTTGTGAAATAGCTCTGAGACCTTATCAGTTTTGTAATTTATGTGAAGTCAACGTATCAAACATTGAGTCACAAGAAGATTTAAATGAAAGAGTTAAAGCCGCAGCTTTTATAGGTACACTACAAGCCGGATATACACATTTTCATTATTTAAGAGATATATGGCAGGAAACTACTGAAAAAGAAGCATTAATAGGTGTTAGTATGACAGGTATTGGTTCAGGTAGAGTTTTAGGTTACGATATGGAAGAAGCAGCTAAAGTTGTTAAAAGAGAAAATAGTAGGGTTGCTAAATTAATTGGTATTAATAAATCAGCTAGAACTACTACAGTTAAACCTGCTGGAACTACCTCACTTACATTAGGTACTTCATCTGGAATACATGCTTGGCATAACGATTATTATATTAGGAGAGTTAGAGTAGGTAAAAATGAATCAATGTATGGATACCTTCAAAACAATCACCCAGAATTAATAGAAGACGATTATTTTAGGGGACATGATACTGCAGTTATATCTATACCACAAAAAGCACCCAAAGGTTCAATATTAAGAACTGAGTCACCATTTGATTTATTAGAAAGAGTTAAAACAGTTGCAACTAAATGGGTTAAAAGTGGGCATAATAGTGGTTCTAATTCACATAATGTCTCCGCAACAATATCTTTAAAAGAAGAAGATTGGGAGTTAGCTGGTGAATGGATGTGGAATAATAGGGAACATTATAATGGATTATCCGTTTTACCATATAATGGTGGTACTTATGTGCAAGCACCATTTGAGGATTGTACTAAAGATGAGTACGAAAAAATGATGAAAACACTGTCAGAAATAGACTTATCTAAAGTAGTAGAAGAAAATGATGAAACAAATTTAAGTGGTGAATTAGCTTGTGCTGGAGGAGCTTGTGAAATTACTTAAAATAATGATTATTATTAAATAAAAAAAAGGTATCAAACGATACCTTTTTTTTTTATATAACCTTTTCTTTTAAAAAATTTATTGTAGAATATTTATATACATATGGCAGAAGAAAGATTTATAAATATTGATTTTCCTTTTAAGAACAGTGAGAGTGGTTTTTACTTTAAATTAAATCAAACTGATAAAGATGCAATTAAGGCTGATTTACTTCATCTTTTATTGACTACTAAAGGAGAAAGATTGTATATGCCAGATTTTGGTAGTGATTTAAAAAAGTTTATTTTTGAACCTAATGATAACATAACACATAGTGAAATTAAAGACAATTTAAATGAGACAATAAAAAAATATATACCAAATTTAGTTGTAGATAGTATAGATTTTAAAAAAAATGACATTGAAGAATTAATAATAGTTGAATTAAAATATACAGTAGTAGATGGTACTTTCGCATCTTCTGATATTTTAGAAATAACACTTTAAATATGAAAAAGAAAGTAAATTATAATAGTAGAAATTTTGCCGAAGTAAGAGCAGAATTAATTGGTTTTGTACAACAATATTATCCTGAAGTATTATCAGATTTCAATGACGCTTCCGTAGGTATGATGTTATTAGAGTTAAATGCTGCAGTAGGTGATATGTTATCATTTCATACAGACAGAATGTTTAATGAAACACAAATAAATTATGCACAAGAGAGATCATCACTATTAGAATTGGCTAGAACTTTTGGTTTAAAAGTTCCAGGTAAAAGACCTAGTATTACAATTGTGGAATTATCTGTTACTGTTCCAGTAGATGAAAATGATGGTACTAAGGCAGATGAAAGTTATGCACCAATATTATTAAAGGGTACACAAGTTACGGGTGCGGGTAAAGTGTTTGAGTTAGTAGATGATTTAGATTTTTCCTCCCCTTTTAGTAGTAGTGGTATACCTAATAGAAAAGTTTTACCTAATAAAAATTCCTCTGGTGGTATAGACAATTATAATTTAATTAAACAAGCTTTAGTAGTCAATGGTATTACTAAAGAATATAAAAGAGTTATAAGTAGAGAAGATTATAAACCTTTTTTAGAAGTTATTTTACCTGAAGATAATGTAATTTCTATTGACAATATAATTACATTGGAAGGAACAAATTTAACCACACCCCCTACTTTAGTTGATTATTCCACCTTCGAAAATAATTTTTATGAAGTTAGTGCATTAGCTGAGGCAGAAAAGTTTATTGAAGATCCTAATGTACCTACGACAACACAAGGTATTTTAGCTGGTAAATGGAAAAACATACCCCAAAGATTTATAAGTGAATATACGGACAATGGTTTTTGTAAAATTACATTTGGTGGTGGTGAAATAGATGTTTCAGAATTAAACGATTTTATTGGATGTAGAGGACAAATAACACAAATTGGTAATTTTGTTAATAATGATTCATTAGGAACTATACCTACACCTGGAAGAACTATGTTTATTAAATATAGAGTTGGTGGTGGTGGTGACAGTAATGTTGGACCTAATGTGTTAAAAGGTTTAGGCGAAGTATTTATGGTTACTACAGGTGAAGACGCAACAATAAATTTAAATGTAAAAAATAGTTTAACCGCAAATAACCCAATACCTGCTATTGGGGGTAAAGATCAACCGTCCCTTAACGAAATTAGACAATTAGTTAAATATAATTTTTCTGCACAAGACAGATGTGTAACTATAAAAGATTATATGTCTAGAATAAGTTTAATGCCTGGAAAGTTTGGTATTCCTTTTAGAAGTGGGGTTTGGGAAGAAAGAAATAAAGTTAACGTAACAATTTTGGCTTTAGATGAAAATGAAAATTTAACAAATACTTCTACTGATACGTTAAAAGAAAATATAGCAGAGTACCTATCTAATTATAGAATGTTAAACGATTATGTAACGATAAAAGATGGTAGAATTATTAACCTTTCATTTGAAGTTTCCGTATTTACAGATAAAACTACATCTAAAGGTGAAATTATGTCTTCAGTTATTGAAACAGTAGAAGAGTATTTTGATATAGATAGTTGGGGTATGGGAGAAAATGTTTATTTAGCTCAGTTAGTTGAAAATATAAATAATGTAGGTGGAGTATTAAATGTTACTGATTTGAAGATATTTAATAAAGTTGGTGGAAAATATTCATTAAATGAAATATCTCAACCATATATAGATGATGATAGTAAAGAAATAGATATTTCTGATGATTATACTTTATTTGGTGAACCAGATGCAATGTTTGAAGTTAAATTCCCAAATAAAGATATAAAAGTTAGGTTTAAATAGTTACTTTTCGTAGTTTATGAATTAGTTTTAAAAAAAATAGAAATTATGGGATGTAATACATGTAACGGAAAAAAACAAGGTGAAATGTCATATGATGATATTCCTGGAAAAGAAATTAATTTAATCCCATCTGCAATTGCAGATGGTAATTTTAACGAAATGAATATAATATTAAAATTAGTGACGACAGTAGTAATTTTAATGGCAATACCATTAGTATTAGTGGCAATTACCATTCAATTTATTTTACATATGTTTACCCCTAAGTGGTTACAAAAAATACAAGTAAAATGGTCACTATATTGGAAAAATAAAATTAGAGAAAGAACAGAAAAAAATAAAGTAAGAAAAAACACTGCAACTAGAGAAAAAAGAGAAAAACAGTTTTCTGACACACCAACATATAGTGCAGAAACTTTTAGTAATTTAGAAATAGTAGAAGATAACGAAGAAAATGAAGAATAGTAGATATGTCAAAATCAGTTCGAATAAGAACAACACCAAACGGAAAAGATAAGTATGTTAAGGTCGAACTTAAACAAGATTTTGACTTACTAGAAATTTTAAGTTTAAAAATTAAACAGGAAGATGTTTATGGAAATTTTTGTTCCGATCATGGTGTAGTAGCAGGTAGAGTTATAATAAATAACGGTTTTGGTGTACCAAATGTAAAAGTATCTATATTTATACCAAAAAATTCTAATAATCCTATAGTTGAACAATTATACCCTTTTGACAGTCCTTCACCTGAGAAGAAAAATGTTAACGGTATACGATATAATTTATTACCCGATAGTCAACAAACTTTAGATCACACACCGGTTGGTACATTTCCTGATAAAATAGGTATTTTAGATGATAAAATAAACTTAGAAATATACGAAAGATATTATAAATATACTACAACAACCAACGAATCAGGAGATTTTATTTTATTTGGTGTTCCTACAGGTAATCAAACACTACATTATGATATGGATGTTAGTGACATAGGTTTTATATCTGCTAGACCTTATGAATTAATAGAACAAGGTTATGCAGAAGAGTTATTTGCGTCACCATTTAAATTTAAAAGTAGTAGAAACTTAGATAGTTTAACTCAAATAGTTAGTCAAAACATAAATGTTTTAGTCCAACCATTTTGGTGTGACAGTTTAAGTACGGGTAGAGTTATTGGAATTACCAGAGAAGATATTAGTATAGATTCTATAGAATTAACACCTACGGCAATGTTTTTTGGTAGTGTATTATCAGATGATGAAAAAGACTCTGTTAATAAAAATTGTAGACCTAGAAAGAAAATGGGTCGTATGGAGGAAATGATTACCGGTAAAGGACAAGTTGAGGCTATATATCGTACTATAGATGGAGATATAGAAAAATACGATATTGATGAAGATGCAATAGATGAAAATGGTACATTTGCATTACAATTACCAATGAATTTAAGAAAAGTAGTGACAGATGAATTTGGTAACTTAGTTCCTAGTCCAGATGGTATTAAAGGTATCGCTACTGAGGCTGATTTTAGATTTAGAATCAGTATGGATGCCACAGGTAATGATAAAAGACTTAGGAGAAGGGCAAGTTTTTTAGTACCTAATTTAACAGGAAATTATAAATTCGATAACTATGATTTAAAAGAGTTACAAGAAGAAAAACCATATAAAATAAATAGACAGTTATCTACGTTTACTGAAAATACACCATATTCTGGACAAACTAATAATCAATATAACTATTTAGAGGATTTTTACACTTTAAGATGGAAAAAAGTTTATACTGTTAAACAATTCATTTCGAGATACCAGTCAAATAAAAAAGACAGAAATAGAAATTTTATTGGAATAAAGAGAATTGAAGATGGTGCAGGAACAACTAAATTTCCAATAAATAGGTTATTTACAAAAATAAATGCAATATATTCTATATTTTGTTTTGTATTAACTGCAGTCGGAATTGTTATCGCTTTCATAAATGGAATATTAAATTATATTAATAGTTTAATAACATCCATATGCCAAATACCTATTATATGTGGGTTAAAAGTAGTTAGTAATATACGCATAAGATATGGTAATCACGGTTGTAATACTCCTGCATGTAGCAGTTCCATTAATATATTTAATTTTCATACTTACATAGGCTTAACAAAAAAGATTGGGTTCACTGTTTGTTTAAAGTTAAAATTATGTTTTAGAAAAAAATGTGTTTTTGGTGGGTGGTTATGTAAACGTTGTAATGACACATGTTTTCCAAATACCAATCCTGGACATAGTTGTTGTAGAGATATATCACCAACCACAGGTTCATCTGAAAAAAACAATGATAACGAAAATTGTACTAGTGGTAGTTTTGATAGAAAATACGGTTGTCCTAGAAATGATTGTGCATTATGTATTGATGGTACACCTGAAGATAATAAGGATAGAGGTTGTTGTCGTTCTTGTTGTACAAAAATTAATTTAATTGCGTTAAGTTGTCCTGAAGATAATGCATTTCCCACAATTAGACCTTCTCTAATATATACACCATTGGCTAGAAATGTATGTAATGAAACATTTGTTAAAATAAATAGTTGTAAAGAGTGTTCTGGAAGTAGCACACCTCAAATCAAAGAGTGGGTTAAGTGTAAATTAGAGGGTGTCGCTAATTGGTTAAATATGTTAAGGTTTGAATTTTATAATGATTGGGTTAGTGGTACGTTATACTTTCCATTAATAAAAAGAAAATATAAACTTAAAAAAAGAAAAAAGAAAAGAGGACAATTAAAGAAAGATAAATTCTGTGACTTTGATTGTGCACCTGATTATCAAACACCACTTACATATAACAAATATAGGGTTATAGTTCAAAATACTACTGCAAATCAAGAAGAAATTATTGATGTAAATGGGTGTAGGGTTAGAATCAGAGGATCAAAAAGATATGTTACTCCGTGGTTTGGTAAATACGTAGCTAATGGTAACGCACAAGTATTAGAAGATATTGCAATACTAAATGCAAAAGAATCTTTAAAATTTACAGGTGTAGATACGGCATCCAACCCTTGTACTTTACGATTCGACGATCCACTTGTGTTTCAAGCTTTTGATGATAATGCAAATATAGAGATTAGAATAAATGATTCTAAAACTATTAAAACGTTTCCTGGTCCACATGGTAGACCTAATTATGTTGAGGTTGAAGATCCCGTAACTGGATTGAGTGTGTGGGAAAATAGAGGTGGACACTCACATCATAAAAATAAATGTAATACTGTTTATCGAGTAGAGAAAGAAGAATATTTTAGATCCTCTGTTGGTTGCCAAACAGATTTAGGTAATAATAATGCAGGTTCAATAGATGCAGATTTCATTACATCCCCACCCGATCCTGAGACACAACCAGGTGAAGACATACCCAACAACCTTCAACCACAAAGTTGTCCCCCTACTGGATGTATAGATCCTTGTCAAAGTGCGGTTCAAGGGTGTACTAATAGATGTCCTTGTACACAACATAATAGTTATAACGATAGAAATATAAAACACGGTATTATTGCGTGGGAAGACGGTAAAATATATTACGCATCAGTTATGAAAAAACCTGATGCGGCATATAATACTTTACCTAGAAATTATAAAGCAAATTTATTATATCCTACAGATTTAGTCGAAATGGGTAGTTCAGTATACTGCGATATAGATGATGTACCATTTGTAATTAATGATTTAGAACCCACAACTTCTAGATTAAGTGAGGAAGGTTTAGAATATGATTTTGAAAATCAAAATGCTAATCCTATAGTAGTTAATTCTGTGGAAGAGAAAGATGGAATAGTAAATCTTAGAGCTTATGTTTCTTTTGGTTGCACAAGAGTAAATTGTTTAAATACTACTGCAGGTGTGGTACAATCACAAGTAGGTATAGATTTAATTGATAGTAACGATTTAGGTATGGAAGTTGGACAGTGTTTTACATATTATGAACATGACTCAGAAACTAGAGATTATTTCTGTAGGAGGTTTAGTACTTTTAAGAATGATGATTTAGAAGTAAACTATATGAGACCAGGATCGAACGAATTTGATAATCTTTATGATGTTTATCCTTCTGCACAGTTTACATCAGGAATACCATCAGTAAATTACTCTATAGATGGTGTTTTAATACCTAATAGTATTAATGATGGTGATGAATTTGTAACAGGAGATAGATGTGGTTTAAAAAGTAATGGTAATTTTTTCTATGGTGCAGGTTGGAAAGGAGGGAATAACCCATTTCCTAGTGAATTTTTAGATTTTCCTAATATGTCTAATATTAATGATAAAACAAACCCACAAAATTTTGGGGTAAAATACTCAACCTCACAGACACCATATTATCATTATTTTGGTTTAGTACCAGGTAAAAGTGCATTACATAGATTAGTTTCTAAATATTTTGCAGATAAGATTGATGAAGTTACATTACAAGGATTAGGTAACAATGAAAAAGCCGGTTCTAATACTTATAACCAACCAGGATTTAGAGATATTGGACAAAATAAATTTACCGCACTTAGAAGTTGTTTAGGTGAGGCAGTCATTACAAGTGCTTCAGAAAGTGCTGCAATATCAGATTTAAGTAATAGTGGTGTAATATCATTACCAAACGGAAATGCGGCAGTCGGCAAAAATAGTGGAGGTTCATCCGCAATACCAAATAATCTTAAATATCAGATAACAGGAGTTAATGAGGTAGGTAATACTAATACTTTTTCTACTGATAAAACAAATAATTTTGGGCAGGTTAGCCCTACTAAGATATTTGTTACTTCACCTAATGCAGAATTAAAAATAGAAATTAGTACTGGATCAGTACAATCAGGTTTCCCACCTGCACTTACAACAGGTACCGGAAAATTTGCTATTTATAATGATAATACTACTACTCCCGTAGACACAAACGTAATATCATCTTTCAACGCACAACCAAACCCACAAAATGTTATTATTAGACCTATATTTGGAATGTTGAACTCAACTACTGATACAATTAATTTTACAATAAAACAAACTGGTACATATAACGTTTATTTAGAATATATTACAGGTAGTAATAATACTAACGGTTATATAAAAATAACTTAGAAAATATTTATATATAGTGAAAGATAAATTTAAAATATTATTAAATAAGGAAAAATCAGTAAGATCAGTTAATAGAACTGAACACATACCTTTAAATTTAGAAAATAGTAATAAACTATTACCATTAAGTGATGAACAGGCGGTTGTTAATAGTTATGAACAATTTGAGAAAGAAAGAAAAGAATCACACATATATAGATTTTATGGTGTATTAAATAGTGTTGTTAGTAATTGTTTATATAATGAAAATATAAGGATTTTTGAGGATAATGGTGTTGTAACTAGTGAACTTATTAGATCTAATAGTATTTTTGTTACTGATGGTTGGTATGGTTATTTTGAACCGCCCGATACTGATGTTGCTCAAATACAAAATGATAATGAGTCATCTAGATGTCAATTTAAAACTTTTGATCCTGGTTTTGATAGATTATCTATGATTGATTATGATGGTAAAGAGAACTATCTTTTGAAAATTACTTATCCATTTGAAAGTAGAGATATTAATTTAGTAGAAAATAACGGAAACATAAGTTTAAAAGACGGTTTACAAATAATAGATAAGGGATCAGTTACTATAAATAATAGAGAGTATGTTTATTTCAAAACACCTATAAATCATGCATTAGAAGAAGATGATGAAATTAGACTTTATAATTTTATAGATAATACTAATAATGGTTTATATCTTAATGAAAGAACTTTTAATATTGTTAAGTTAGGTGACGAAGAAAATAATAATCTAAATAGAATATTTGTTATAGATATAAATCCACAAGACATAGATTTCACTAAAGGAATATCTACAATAAAAAGGTCAATAGATAACGTAGTTTCTGAATATTACGTAAGAAGATTAAAATGTTTAACTACAGAAGAAAAAGACTATGACATTTATCCCTCTGCATATGGTGTAAATTATTTTGATGATATGGAAGCGGGATTTTATTTTAAAAAAGATGTTGATGTAGAAGGATTAAGAGATAACTTAGGTAGACCACTAAGTACATTATTTTTTACTATTGTAAAAAATGATAATGATACAGATTATAGTGACATTAAAAATGTTTTTTTTAGAGACAAACAAAAAAATCTACCAGATAAAATAAAAAATAGATTTTGGATGCCAATTATTGGTGGTTATGAAACAGAACAAGATGTTAAAGTAAATTATAATATAAGGGCAGTTGGTTCTAATTATCCTGGAGGAAAACCAAATTACCCACAAAATTATTTTGAAAATATAGATGAGAGCAATCTTGAGTTTGATAATGATATTGTAGAATATAATGAAAAAAACTTAAGTGAAATTGTATTAGAAGAAGTTTTTCATAGAATTAATACTGTTTATAGAGATAATTTAAGTATTATTGATTCAGAAAAAGTAGATAAAAGAGAAGGATATATTTATAATCCTCATACTCCAATTACTATAAGAGAATATTCTGAATATGTTGAGGAAGGTGATTCACAAAACACACTAAATATACCTGATTATGCACATCTAAAATACTCTGCTAACACAGAAAGTTTACCAACAGGACCACTAAAAACAAAACCATTAACCACAGATTCTATAATTTATAGATGGAGAGATTTATTAGAAATTGGATTTATTGATGGTAATGGTAGAGGGGTTGAATATCCGTTTGAAAGTGGTGCACATTATATATATTTTGATAAGAATTTTTATCTTTATAGACAAGATCCACCATGTGTTGTGGACTTCACAACTCAACAAGTAACATTACCATCTGAGAAAGATAAATTCACTGCTTTGTGCTCAGAACCTACTTTTTTTGAATATACACCGGATGATTTAATAAATTTATTAGGTAGTAATATACCAGTAGATTTATTAGATCCTCAGTTGCAACCTACCGATGTTGATATCAAATTTATTACTTATTCTGGCAATTACGAATTAGGTGAGAGGGATACTCCTGGTGGTTGTGCAGATTATTCGTCATTAAATCAAAAAACAATTACTGATGTCTGTTAATAAATTTAAAATACCTATTAGAGATATAAATATATCAGGAACTACAATTAATTTAAATGTTAATTTAGATTTTTCACCTGTGGATAATGCAGAATTAATAAAGACTAAATTAATTGATGACGAAATAGAAAAGGCAATAAATCCAATAGACGATTATAAAAAAGTTAGATTTTTCCCTTGTGATAATAATTGGAATATTATAAGAAAGTTCAAAATTAATATAAATTTCTTTAGAAAAACAAATAACGGTTATTTTTATAGTAACAGTCCAAGTTATAATGGTTCTTCTTATTATGGTGAAATAGGTTTTAGATTTGATGATTTGTTTTGTAGAACCGATAGTGTTATGAATAGTTTTATTAGATTTAGTTATTATGACACAAATGTATTACCTAATAATTTAATTGCATCTACTAATATATTTACACAAATACTAAATGATCAGAAAAATGAGTATGGATTTGTTTTAACTAAAGATGAATGTCCGGTAAGTTTTGTTTTGGGTGATTCAACTTTAGAACCAGAAACAGTTCATGAAGGATACTATATATATTGGTTTCAAGATTTAGTAGATAACGCCCCAAATAAAGAGTATGTCATATATCTAGAAGTAACATATCAAAACGCTAAAACAGGAGAATCTACCTTACATTATTCTAGAAAAACTACAGATTTTAATAATCTAAATTTCAATCAGATAAACGATAATAGATTTTTAAAAGTAGTTTTAAAAAATGATAATGGTATATATAAATACAGATTTGAACCTAATAATGAGCAAAATGCATTTAATGGTGGTCCGGGAGGAATAAATTTAAATCCACAAAGTGGATTATCTGACTTACCATATTTAACATTTTGGCAAGTAGAACCAAACATTAAAAACTAATGGAAATAATAAAAATAAAAAGATGTATTAGTAATTATGTTAGTAAAGAGTCTAATGATAATTATGGTAAATTATTAAATGATAATATATGTGTAAATGTATACTTAACTCAAAAAATGGAAGATCAAGGAATTTTTACTGATTTTTCTTTTAACCCACTTTTACCATATTTAACTGAAAGACCTACTAATTTAGGTGAATTTAATTCGTTTACTTATGGTAGATTTCCTGCGGCACCTCTTAGTTTTTATATTAATGAATCTATAAGAATAAATGGTACAACTGATGACGGTAAAATAGCAAATGTTTCCTCATATAGAGTAGATGTAAACACAGGAAAACCAATTTATGTCAATGATTTAGATATGACAGGTAATTCTGATTTGATTTTTACGGGGGTAATTAATCAAGATAGTGAAAAAATACACTATGTTATAAATGCAGAATCTAACAATATTAATAGTAGTGGGATACATTATATTACTTTTTTTAATGAGTATGTTGATAAAATAAATTCGGAAGGTAATAGAGAGAGATATAGGAAAACAGATTTTTATACAGATTTAAATAGTATAAATGACAATATAGTAACATTATCTGCAATAACTAAACAAGAAGAATATTTAGGGTTGGTTTTCAAACCAGAAGTTGATAGTGAAGTATTTATTAATAGAGGTGTGGCAGATATTTTTGAGAGACACGCTTTGTTAGGTGAAATAAAAACAACTAATGATATTGATACTAATAGGGGAGGATTTATAAGAACGTAAAAAAAATAAATTATGGCAACAGGAAATTATGGAACAATAAGACCGGCAGATGTATCGGTAGAGGACGTAGAAATTTTATATTCTTACAGTCCCAATAGAGGTGAAAATAGCAGTGAAAGTATACTGATTAATTTAGATCCAACACAAGTATTAATACCTGCGAATAACCCTAATGATAGTGGAGAGATTTTAGGTGGTATGTATACTCTAAAATTACCTACAAATGAATTTGCAGCTAAAGGTATTTACAATATAATAATAAGACCAAAACAAATAAGAACTACAATACAAGCATGTGGTGTTTTATCAAGTAGTCCTGATATTATAGGAATTGTTTTACAACTAAACGATCCAAATATTAGCGGAGAAGATAAGGTTAAATTCGAAAATGGAAATTTAGTAGGATATAGAGTGGAATACCTATCAACTAATACTAATAGTGAACAGAAAAAAATGCAAAATTTGTATAGAGTAGTCACATCAAATAATAGAGTATTAAGTGTTGCAGAAAATGTGAGTAATGCATCGGCACAAGTAGCATCATACTCTTTTGATGATAGTTCTGATTTAGTATTTTGCACTTTAACTCCTTCTTCCGCACCATCCATTAAACCAAATATATTACCATATATTGGTGAGCCAGGTCAACCAATAATAATAACTAATACTTTTTTTAACCCAATTATGGTGGAAGTAGAAATGGTAGAACATGATGATGAAACTTTATCATATGCCTTATATGGTAACCAAACAAAATCTATAGACGATGGTATTTATACAATATATAACAATGATAACGAAATTTACAAACAGTATGTATTATTTGAAATAAAAGATCAGTTCACAGGTAAACCATTGTATGAAGTTAGGGAAGAATTGGAAAAACCAGATTTCACTAAGGAATTTGATGAAATAACAGATGTATAGTAATAAAATGAATGCCAACAACCAACCAAAATAATAATCAAAACAATAACTTTAATAGAACTATTAAGGTTCCTGGTTACGCTAAAAGAAAATTTTTTATAGACAATATAGAATATAGAAATTTTGCAGATGATTTAGTGGGTAATCAAATTGTTAATGATGGTGGAACACCCCTATTTACGTTGGGTAATTTTAAAGTTACAACTAATTTAAGTCCTAAGTTAAATAAAACTTACAATCAAGGTAGTTATTCTGATTTTTTTAGTTTAGATGATTTAGACGATGGACAAAGTGATAGTTTATTAATACAAAAAAACCAAAAAGCGGGTTTAAATTTAGATGATAGTAATCCTTTAACTTATGTTTTATATGGTTCTGTAGAAGAAAAAATACGTGTTTCTTTAGAACATATAAAAGAATATTTTCCTGCGGCAATATATGTTGAAGACGTTATAGGTTCGGTTAGTGGAAACAATATAACGAAATACGTTTATGATAGTTTAGCGGACGAATCTACATTTACAGTTAATACAAATTATTTTAATAATCCTTTTGGTTTAGTATATACTTCGGATAGTAAAAGAGTTAGTGATGATGATACATCAAATCCATTAAGAAATATTACAATTAATTATAAAGATTATGTTATAGAACACAATGGTATTAGTAAAAATATAATAAATTTCACTCCTGCTACAACCGTTACTAATAGCTTAGTTGAATTTGTGGTGGAAGGTAATCCATTTCCTGAAATAACTGGTTTAAACTTTTCTCAGTTTAGTTTTTTAAATAGTATTGGAGAAGGTTCTATACCATTTTTTATAAAACCTAATGAAATAAAAAGCGAAAATTTTTTTACTCAATTAAACGATTTAGAAAAAAATTTACTTAATAGAAATGTATATCCCATTTATACTGCCACATTTAAGACACCTAAAGAAACAGAACAAGGGGTAATAGTATTTAGCGAAGAAAAAGTTACATTTCCAGTATTAAATGATGGATATAATCTAAATTTATTTGACGGTTTATATATAACTTATCTTAATACAATAATAGATATTGGTGAGAATTTAGACAAGTTTAAAACTGATATAATAAAAAGAAAATATACTGCTGAAGTAATAACTGGTTTTGATACTTTACCTTCTGGTGATGGTAGTGAAGATTTAGAATTAGATGGGGCTAAAGCAAATAAATTATTAAGGATATATGGTGTTGAGTTTGATGAGGTAAAGAAATATATCGATGGGATAAAATTTTCACATGTTATTACCTATAATAAAAATAATAATACACCTGATAGTTTAGTTAAAGATTTAGCTAATATGTTAGGTTTTGGTGATTTTAATTTTTTAACCGATGTAAATATTCTAAAAAATATTTTACCTAGTAATGGTAAAGGTTTAATGAGTGGTACTTCTACTAATATGAGTTTAGAAGAAATAGATATTGAATTATATAGAAGATTAATTTTGAATGTGGCTTGGTTATGGAAAAGTAAAGGTGCTAGAAAAGCTATAGAATTTTTATTTAGATTTATAGGGGCACCAGAGTCATTAGTTAATTTTAATGAATATATTGTAGTGGCAGATAAACCTGTTAATATTCCACAACTTCAAAGTATGTTATACATTTATACGGGAAGTTCAGACATAAAAGATTTACCTTTTGATAGTGATGGTTATCCACTTCCAATACCAAATGGGGAAGATGTTATAATAGGTTTTGATAGTGAAAATAATCCTATATTTGATACAACTTGGTTTCAAAAAGCAGGTGGATGGTATAGAGAAACAGGTGGATTGAACCCACCTATAGATATTCGTGAAGGTAATAACCCACATCAAGGTAAATATGATGGAGGTTCATTTTATATGAATCAATTTATCACATCTATTTATCCTAATCAAATAAAAAGTGATTTTATAACTTTAACTGGGAATACTATATATCAAAATCAATTTTTAAATTATAACGATGGTTTTATAAATGGAACATCTGATGGGGACATTTTATATATTACACCAATTAACCCACTAAACAATCAAATTATTACTGAAGGATTAGACATAGAATTTTCAGTAGTCACTTCCCCACCTGTTTCGGGTGGTACAACATTATTTCAAGATTTATGTAACAATGCAAAACTAGAATATGACCAATGGGTTGAGGATATAAAAGAAAAATGTGAATTAATATATTCACCTGAATGGTTTAGAGTACAACAAAATTATATCATTGCTAAAAATAATTTAAATAGAGAGATAAATAGTAGGAATGGTAATAATAATGAGGCGTTAGAAATTTGTATAAATACGGATTGTGATGCTATTAAAGTAATTGAAAATCCTTGTGATTTTTACACTATGGTAGAAGATAATGGTATTATTTATTTTACTGATGAAAAAGGTACACAAGTTAATTTTGATGAGTTTCCTCAGTGTTGTGTAGCAGCAGGAGGACAATATTTTACATACACTAATCAACAAAATGAAGAATCATTCTTTTGTGCAACAGAACCTCCTTGTCCCGGTATACCAATAGAAAATACGGGAGAAGCAATTTTATGGCAATTAGAAGGATTAAATGTTGTTCCTGATAATATAATACGAATTAAACCTGATAACACATCACTTCCACAATATGAAGAAAAGTGTTTGAATGAAGCCAAAAGTAAAACTTTTAGAAGTGAAGAAGAAAGAATTAAATTTTTAACCGATTGTACTACTAAAGTTAGGAAAGAAATTTTAACACAAATTAGTACTAATACTGGTTGTAATGAATTTGAAATATCGGGTTGTTTTCAGTTAACTGAAGAGGGAGAAAAGTTTTTTGGTTTTATTGAAGACGAGTCCGAATTAGACGGATTTTCGACTAAGATAGGAGATAAGATTGCAGAATTTGTTATTTATGATAAAGACACTAATCCTGTGGGATATATTTCAAATGTTGCAGGCATTACTTTATCATTTAAGGGTTTAAGTGCAATTAATTACATAAAAAAACTTAATGGTACTGTTTTCCCTAATTATGAAAAACTTTATAGTAGTGAGGTAGTAAATAATCCTCAATTATCATTAGAAAAATATGTGGAAGCCGTAAGAAACGCACAACCGGTTACTAACTTTGAAAAATATTTTACTCCTGTGGATTGTGATGGTACTAATACTACTTATGATTCTACGGTAGAATGTTGTGCATATTATGGTTTTGATCATTATTATGTAAATAAAAGAAATGAAGATGGCACTATTACAACCGTAGTTTATTGTAGAGATAAAAATGGTGATTTTATAGATCAAGATGATTATGAGATGCCAGATCCACAACCAACAGAACCAATATATGACACTGATGGTAGAAGACCTAATACTTCCCCAACAATTACTAAACCCTCAAAGGGAGGTAAAAGTGAATTAAATAACCCTCAAAAAAGTATTGAAAAAGAAATAAAAAAGGTTGAAAAACAACAAAGAGAAGTTACTAAAAAGATTGATAATAGTAGGACTATAACTGGTAAAGAAAAATCTAAATTACGTTTAGAAAGAATAAATTTAGAACAAAGGAAAATTGAATTAAATACTCAAAAACAAAAAAATGAGTTAAAGAATACTAGAACAATTAAACCAGCCACTAGTAAAGGTTATACTAAGTATGAAGAAGGAACTAATTTAAATGCAGTAAAAAGTAAAGGAGACACTATTACTGTAATGTCTAATACTAAAGGAGTTTATAGTAAAGGTAACATAGGAGGTAAAGATGGTGAAGTAAATACTGACTTTGGTTCTCCTTTTGGTAATCCAGACTTTCAAGATATTACTAAATGGAAACTTGATAATATTGACCAATATGGTAGAATAACATTTGTATCTGTTGAAGATAGTAAGACTACATTGGATTGGAACGCCACTAAAGATAGTGGGGCAGATTTATATAAAGAATGTTGTTTAGGTAAAGGTTATGGTTTTGGGCAATTTCAGATAAATCCTGAAACTAATCAGTTAGTACCTTATAACGGTGAACCAAACAACTTCACAAATGGTTCTATTATAGATTCTTGTGTAGACAAATCTCATATATCTTGTGAAGACACACAAGATGTTAAACTAATTTTAGGTAGTAATGGTAGTGATGGGTTCTTTTTACCCACCAATAATGAAAGCAATGAAGTAACCATTAAATTTGATTATATGATTAAATATAATGCGGAATCCTTAATTGCGTGTGCGGGTATAGATTCATGTCCGATACCATTAGATTTATATACTAACAGTATATATAATTTAGATTGTAGAAACTTTATAGTGTTTACTGAAGGTGAACAAATTAAAAACACATTAAAAGATAATATTCTTCATATCGATACCGATATTGTACCGTTGGAAGGTGAAACATTAGATTTAACTAAGCCAGATAAAGATGGAATACCTAATTTAATACCGTATTGGGACAGTAATAATATACAAGTATGGCAAACACCAGGACTTCAAAAAACTGTTACTGAATCAGATGAATGTTGTAGTGCGTATGGTGGTACATTAGTACCTATTTCTAATTGGGGTAAAGTGAATGAAGAAAATGTGGGAAGAATTAAAGAAGAATTTGCGAGTAATGTTAATGCAATTAATGTAAATGGTAATGTTTCAAGTTGGGTAGACGATGATTTTAAAAATATTATTAAAAACCTTCTAGATGACAATCAATTAGTAAGTAATATTATGGATGAATCTTGTGTTGATTATGTAACATTTAGAGGTGAAAATTATTGTGATGATTTCGAACAAATTATAACTACCCCTAATGTATGTGCGTTATTAACCCCTCAATTAATAGGTTCATATAGTGAAGTATTAAAACAATATTGGAAATTAATCAACCAATTAAAATTAATGGAGGCGGAATTAACAATATGTAACGATGCTAACCTAAGAATGAGTAATCTTATTGTAGAAACAGATAAAGAACAAATATCTGAAGAAGTAGAAAAAAATAAAAAAGAAAAAGAGTTTAAGAAAAGTATTGTAGATTTAGAAACTAAACATTCACTAAAAAAGAGAGAAGTAAGAGACCTTGATAAACAAATAAATGATATTGTAGAAGTAACTACGGCAATAGATTCAGTAAAAGAAGAAAATTTACCGAAGATAGATTGTAATCTTTATCAAGATCAAATTAAAATTATAGAAAATTTTAATATAGAAGAATTTTGTAGAAATCAAACCAACAATGTATCTGACAATCCAGATGTTGTATTTACTGCATACAACACTTGTTTATCTAATAAAAAAATGGAATTAGGTAAAGAGTTGAAAAAATATCAAGAATTATTCCAAAACTGTGTTAAAAGTAATGTAATTAGTGATGAATTAAGTAAGGCTGAAGCTAATAACGATATAGTAACAAAAAATAGACTTAATAGTGAATATGATATAACCTTAGATAAATTAAATGAATTACAAAGTACTATTTTCTGTGAAGATATAAATGAAGAAAATGATATTTTAAGATCAACTAAAGAACAAGAAAACGATATTAAGAAAAATGTTGATATAGTTTCAAAAATATTAAATGTTGATAGTACAACGATAAGAAAGGGTAATACTACTGATTTAACTGCACCACAAAAAGTAGAAGTTAATAGAGTATTAAGTACACAAAAAGCCGTCTCAAATAAATTAAAAATTAAAAAACTAGAACTTGAAGAAGAATTAGGTACAATACAAAAAAACAGGTTAAAGATAAATGAAGAGTACAAAAAAGAACAAAAAGAAAAAGAAGAGATTATAAAAGATATTAAAACTGTAAAAAATAATTTAGAAAATCAATTACGTAATACCACTCAAAACAAATGTTGTAAAGAAACTTTAGAAGAGGTTCAAGAACTACTTAGAAGTTTAACTAAAACTAGAAATGACATATATTATGATACGGAGGTATTATATCAAGATTGGTATACAACAAGATACAATCAATATTTAGAATTTGTTAAAGATAAAATGGCAACTTCGTTTGAATATATGGATGAACTTACATTAAGTTTTAATTTAGAAGTAGATAATAATACTATAGGTTCTATACCAGAAAACGAGGTAGTAAGTAATTTGACAACATTACCAATTATGTCAAATACTAATCCAATATGGAGGTTTAATCCACAAAATTATAGTGGTGTTGTAATAGGTGGTTCAGATTATAATAGTAATTTATTAGAAGATTCAATAACTGTGGCATTGTCAGAACAAGGTTATAGTGGGTTAAATGCTATATTTGAGCCTAAATGGCAAAACTTTGAATTAAAAATACCACAAGACGTATTAGATAATTTAAATGGTGCATATCCAGATAAACAATTCTTTTTATCGTTAATGTTAGAAAACTACGAGTGTGATGTATGTTTATTAATTGATAATATACAAATAAATTATAAAACTTACGATATATTTCCATTTTATAATACACAGGGTGATGGTTTACCTAAATTAAATTGTACTATAGATAATAGAAAGTCTTGGGTATATGTTGGGGATAGTATAAAACCAGTTAAAAATTTACCTGACGGTAAGTGTGTAGAAAATGAAGTTACATGTGCAACACCATTAGAAATAACTACACAAAATAGGTTATGGCAAAATTTAGAATATAGATATACGGAATACGATTTCAATCACTCTGACTTAATTATAAATTCTAAGTCTGCAGCATTTCAGATAGATCCGTCTAAATCTATTGAATGTGATGTTTACAATTTTTGGAAAAATATTAATTGTGATGAGTGTCCATCGTCTTGTAGTAGTGGTGAGAGTGTTACCTACGAGGGTGTATTTACATACACTGGTGAATCAACACAAAATTATGAATTAACATTATCTACTACTTCAGTAGGTAGTATGTTAAGTGATTGTAAGATTTATAATAGGTCATTAGAGAATATTGTAGAAGACATAAAAGAAAATTATTATATATTAACTGCAGATTATCCTTCATCACTAAGTGCAGGATATTGGGATTTAATTGAAAAGGGTGGTAGTATCGAAGAACTTTATATAGTGGATAATGATTGTAACACACAAACATTGGTTATTGGGGATAGAAAAACTTTAAATAGTGATCAGAGATTAATTGTAGAAGAAGGGGATGGAACTATTTCGTTATTTGGTTTGTATGTATATAGCGGTACAACACCTTATAGTGGTGGAGAAATAATAGAAATTATTAATGGTGTGTCTGCACAAACATTCAACCAAACTTCTGGTATGACTTCTGAGTGTTGTACAAATCTAAATACTATACTAACAAGTAGTGGTAAAAACGGACTTAACTTAGATAAAAATTATATATGGAATAATTCAATCAGCGGATGTACTTGGATAGATTTAAATGATGAAGGAGATTGTACACATTGTGGTAATACCACTCATTCTTCATTTAGTGGAAATAGTAGTGGGGTAACTTGTGAAGTAGTAGACAAAACAATATGTGTTAACCCATTGGATTTCTTAGAACAACCCCCATCTAAAATTAAAGTAAAAGAGGTGTTTGACGAAATGGTACAAAGTAATTTGATTAACGCACAAAACAGACAAACAATTAGTGGTTATCCTACATTGAAATTATTTTACGAACTTTATTTACGAGCTAATGGTTGTGGTGAACAACACAGTGGAAAACTAACATATAATAATCTTTTCCAATTTATGGATCTAATAGGTGATTACTGGTTAGAATTAATAGAACAAGTGATACCATCAACAACAATTATGGAAGGTTGTGATAATTCTGGTAAAGTTTATAGAAATACGATTTTTGATAATAATAAATTTGTATATAAAAAATATGTCTTAAATTATATGGATGTTAATGATAATTGTAAAGTAAGTGGTGTAACACAAGATTCTATAGGACAACAAAGCGTAGAAATATCTGTAGAGGATATTTGTTTAGGTGGTGGGTGTTTACCAGAATCTAGTAAATTATGTGAAGAAGAAAAAATATTAATTCAGAATCAAATAACAAACTTAGAGGAACAATTAAATATATTAAAACAACAAAAAAATTCTACAGAATTAGCAATAAGTACAGTAAAAAATGATTTAAATAACCAAAAAGCAAAAAATATTCCTACAAAACAAAAGAAAGAACAGAAAGAAAATAAAAGAAAAGAAGAACAAACAAATAAAAAAGAAAAACAAAGTGAAAGTATAAAAAATAAACTTAATCAGGAACAAAAACAAAAAGCAACACAAGCAAGACAAAAAAGAAATAAACAAAGTAGTAATAAAAAAAATAGTAGAAGTAGTAGAAGTTAAAAAAAATAAAAATGGGAAAATCATCTAAAATAAAAGTAATTAGTAGTAAAAGTAATAGTAACAAAAGTGTTAGTCCACCTTTGTCTACTAACCCTTTTAATCCTTCTACTAGTAAGAATCCCCCCACTAGTAAGAATCCTAATACTAGTAAGAATCCTAATACTAGTAAGAATCCTAATACTAGTAAGAATCCTAATATAGGTAAAAATCCTATGACACCCGAAGGTAAAACACCAAACGATGAATATAGATTACCTTCGTCAGGTGACGGAAAGACACCAAATGTAGGTGACAATGTTAACGACAATCCTAATACAGGAAATAGTACAATTATAAATAATTTAACAAACCAGTTAAATAATTTACAAACACAACTAAGTGTAATAAATAAAAGTGAAAAAGATTTAAATAATCAAATTAATAAATTAAAAGAAGAATTAGTAGTAAAAAATAGTGAGTGTATTGAGTTAGCAGAAAAAGAAAAATTATCACAACAGAATTTTGTAGATTCTAAAAATGATTGTTATTCTTTAAGTGTTGAAATAGAAATGATACAACAACAGTTAATTAATTTAGAAAATAATAGTGTTAGTAGTGGTTGTACGTCAAACTCTGAATATAATAGTTTATTACAATATTTAAATGTTTTAAAAGAAAAGTATAAAAAATGTAGAGAAAATGCAACTGCAACAAATATAACAACTTATAATACTGCGTTTATAACACAAATATATGAAACTAATGAATATGAAGGTAATGTTACGGTAGTGGGAGATAATGAATGGGATCAAGATGATCAACTAATAATTGATTGTTTAGAATAAAATAAAAAACTATAAAATAAAATATATTTATAAATAATGGCGAATATAAAGGCAAATATAATAAACCCAATTAGTGTTAATGGTAAAGTAGTAACCGAAAACGAGGTTAGAACTGAAGTAGATATTAATTTAAATATTAACTATCTAGCTAGTTCTTTATCCCCTTCATTATTTACAGTTAATAGGGCATATTTTATGGATGATCTTTCACAGGTTAAAAATTTAATATTTAAGCCCGTACCACAAAGTATGGGTAATACCGCCTTAACTGATGCACCTATTAACAAATTATGTTTTTTTAATTACGAATTAGATGAAGATGAAAATTTAATTGATAAAGAAATTTTTGCAAATATCCCTATGCAATATATAGATGGTGGTAAAACTTATGAACATTATGGTGCAATAAGTGAAAAAAAGATTTATTTAGGTTGGGAGCCTGTAAGTAATGAAGATAAGTATTCACATGAAGAAAGATCAGATGTTTATGGTTTTGATTATCCACAATTTACACCTAGAGGAACACGAAAAATACCTATTTCCGGTAGTAATGACACACTATGTGGTCCAGTAACTTTTGATAATAATGAATATACTTATGATAGATTAAATTATAATTGGTTGTTTGGGCAGAGAGCTGGTATAAGTTTCGATCCCATAAAAAGTGGGGCAACACCTGTTGTGATAAGTGGTGCAGTAGTATCACAAGAAGGATGTAGTAGTATATCTAATCAAGAAGGTAATTTATTATTTTATACTGATGGTGAAACAGTTTTTACTAGTGCTAATACTATTATGCAACAAGGGGCTAATTTGAGAAGTTCAGGTACTTCTACCCAATCTAGTATAATCGTACCTCGACCAAATAGTAATGAGTATTATATATTTACTACTGACTTTGAAGGTAACCCTAATGGTTTTGAATATAGTTTAGTGGATATGAATAGGGCAGGTGGAGATGGTAAAATTATTTTTAAAAATATGCCTTTAATTAGTACCCCTATTTGTGAAAAAGTTACCGCTTGTTCTCATTTTAATGAAACTGATTATTGGGTTATAACACACACTAGTGGAGATTCTAAATTTTATTCGTTTAGGGTAAAGAGTGGTGGTATAGCATCTGCAGTAATAAGTGATACAGGTACTACATATAATACTAATAGGGGGTATATGAAAACGTCACCAGATAGTAGTAAATTAGTTTCACTATTTTATGATGAGAACCTAATTCAAGTATTAGATTTTAATAATACAGGTGGTACATTGTCTAATGAGTTATTAATAAGTGGTGACACATTTTTTATAAACGGACCTTATGGTTTAGAATTTTCATCCGATTCTTCTAAATTCTATGTAAGTGATGGTGCATCTAATAAAATAATACAATATGATTTAACTTACACTTCTTCTACTGAAATGGTAGATAATAGTATTATTGTGGCTGACTTACCTATTACTGCTAGTTTAGGTGCGTTACAAATGGGTCCTGATGAAAAAATATATGTTGCTGATTATCTAAAAGATTTTTTACACATTATACATAGACCTAACGGATTAGGGGTACAATGTAATTTTGAAGAAGAAGGGTTTTCATTAACAGGTATCAGTACAGGTATTACGTCCACATGGGGATTACCAAATGTTATAACTAGTAAGACATTATCTTGTGATAGATATGTTTATATAAGTGATCGTGATAGAACTCCTTTTGAGTTTGACTTAATATTAAATGACGTTTCAAATGTCATACAACCAAATAAATTGAATTTCACTGCAGAAATTTATTCTTTTGATTGTGAGAGAGGTGTATTTAATGATAATCCCGTTTTAGTAGAGGATTTTGATTATACTTTATTTAGTGGAGAAAGTGGTACTACATTAACAATACCTTTAAATGAAATAGATGAGGGGGAATTTATAATAAAAGGATATTTTGATTATCCGATTAAAACATTAATACAAAAAGAATTAGGTAGAAGAAGAAATAGTGTTAATAACTATAAAAGAGGTACGGAATATAATTTATATAATCCCGAAACAGATTGGTACTTTTTAAATCTTTTTGAAGCGGACGAACCAACCTTCATTAATGAGCCAGGAGAACCTAATACCATCAGTAATTTAAGAGTAACTTCATTTAAAACTGAATCTGGAGACACTAGATTTTTTTATAACTCTTTATCAGATCCCTTAGTGTCTTATAATGGGGTAATTCAATCAAAAGGGGTTGAATATAGTGCTAATACAGACACACCTAATGCATTTTATATAGACTTTTTTACACCAACATTAGCAGATAGAATGGTTACGTTAGCATTTGTGGAGGACGGTAATCCAAATGAATTATCAATTGATAATTATACCGTAACTGAACCTATTTCTTCAGGACCTACAGGACAACAAGGGAAAGAAGATAAATTATATTATAATACTACTCAACAAACATATGAGTATTATTTACCGGTTGATGCAATAGGTGATGTAGGGTTAACTTTAAATGGTAACCAACTTTCATATAATATAGAGTATATGAGATCAGATACAGATCCTAGAAGACTAATAATTTTAGTAGAAATTAAAAAAGGTGATTTAATTCAAGTGTTTTTTAATCCTATTAGTGGTGTATTTGGAAGTGTGGAAACAAATAAACCTGAGTTATCTTGGGTAATACCTAATGCACCTACAATATGTCAAGAAGGATTATTTACTATAGAAGTTACAGATGTAAGTGACGAAGATTTTAAGGACGTAAAATATATTGCATCTACACCTTATGTATTAGGACAAAATAATTATTCTTTGATTATTGATTTAAGTGAAGCGGTTGCTGGTGATAAATTAATTTATAGAGTTAAAAACCAAAAATTATATACACCTATTGTTGGGGAAATAATAACAAGTGTTACCTATAGTACGACAATTCCTATAGAAATTGTCACAAATAGAGGAAATATTTATTAATAATATTTACATTGAGCATATTTATATTAAAATAAGAATTAGTAATGAGTTATATAAATAAACAAAATACTGCATTAGTAAGAGTTAAGTTAACCGACATTGGTAGAGAACAACTAGCACAAGGAAAATTAACTTATAATTCTTGGATTGCGGGTGATTCAGAAGTAGATTATAACTACGTAAAAGGGTGGAAAGAGTTTGTCCCCAAAAGTAACGCCTCCACAGGAGAATTTTATTTTTATGGTGGTGATGGTTCTGTAACTAAAAATATTTATTCTAAAGTATTACGACCTAAAGATAAACAACCATTTTTAACATCTTTTTTATTAGATAATAATAACAATTTTATACAACCCATTGATAGTAGTAGTAGTCTACAATTAATTAAAGGTGTGGTAAGTAATGAAGCTGCGGATAGAGGATTCTTTTCTGGATCAACTGTTAGTGAGGGTTTAACTGCACAAACTTCAGAAAGATTTATCAAAGAGAGTGGTACTATTGATTTAAGTAATTTTACGGGTGAAATTGATACTACACCATTTATACAAGGAGTTTTAAGTGGTATTACGTTAACTGCCACAAGTGAAGACGATTTTATAATGTTTAGATTTAGTAATCCTACATTAGGTGATATTACTACACCAACAATGACTGCAGCTACAGTAAATCAAGTTTATAATATAACTAGTATAAGTGGATCCACAATTAAAGTGGACAGAGAACTACCAACTTTTAGTGGATTTTCGGGAACAGTTATTACATATTATACTTTACCTGGTGGAGATGATCCCGAAGATACATATTATGGATTACCATCATTATCATCATATTGGAATACAGGAACACTTTCTTTTGATAGTAGTTGTGATATTTGTGTAGAAAATATACCTGTGTGGAATATGAATAATGTGTGGACTGAAAATATGGCAGGACAATTTAGAGATAATAGTGAAAATTATCATAGTCATGATTTATTCGGCTCGGAACAATACGCAGGAACAAAACAATATTTACTCTATAACGAAACACCACAAATAAATTTGAGTAGTGATATGTTATCCGTAAGTTATATGGATCCTTTTATAAAAGGTATTTCAGTTATTCATTATACTAATAGTTGTATTTCTAACTTTTATGGAGAAATGTTTAATATAGATGGAAATAGTGGTAAATTGTTAAATTTAGATATTCCTATCCTTTGGCATAGAAGAAACGAAGTAACAGGAAGTGGTACAACATTAGGTATGACATTTGTTACTGATACAATAGAAAAAGAATTAAATCAAACAGATATACAATATTATGATTTAATCGAAGATCCTACTATGAGTGTTACACCTGATGCACCATTAGCGGTAGGTAAGGTATTTCCACAATTAAAAATAGTTGTAATAGATAATGAAGAATTATTGGCAGCAATGTCTTATAAGTCTAATAGAAATTATACGTTACCCGATCTATCTGCCAGCCTTATACCATCAGTAGATGGGGACTGTAGCGGTTGTTTAGAAGCGGGTGAAACTATGTTTTTAACATACGGTTTACAATTTAGTGGAAACAGTGGGTTTACTTCAGTATTACCTTGTCAAAGGTACACTATTTTAGATAATAATACATCTACGGATAAAGATTTACAATTTAGAATTAATAATATTAATCAGTTACCTTATATGAGAAAATTAGAATCTTCATCTTATGACGGTTATGGTTTTTACGCTAATAAATTCGTTCTTTTAAGTCAAAAAATAAATAAGTCGACACAAACAAGACCTAATCCATCAGAATGGAGAGAAATTAATTATACTAGTAATAATATTACCGGTAATTCAGGAGAAACAATTAATCCAGTTTTATTAGAAAACCAAAATAGTGCTAACACTGGATTCATCCTTAAAGGTAGTCAATATAATAATGCTAGTGGGAATACATTTAATTTAGGTGTTGAATTAGATTTACCAAAAGGGGAAAATTATGGTAAATTAAATTTTGGGGATGAGAGATTATTTTATGGTAACTTAAGAACTTTTATAGGTGCGACTATCTATAAAACTTTATTTACAATTAATGTAGATGGGGCACAATTACCAACTAGTTGTAACACTTCATATACTTTAGGTGAGGATAGATTTATTTCTGAAGTAGGTATTTTAGATAGTGATGGTAATTTAGTAATGGTAGGTAAATTATCTAGACCAATAAGAATAGCGGATAGTAGTACTGCCTCTATTGAACTAACAATTGATTTTTAAATTATAAAGAAATGGGATTAATCAGTTCAGCGAATACGGTATCAATAACGGCAAAACTAACATTAGCTGGTAGAGAAAGATTATTAACTCAAAGTAATCAGATACTAACACACTTTGTTTTAGGAGATTCTGATGCAAATTATAGGACTAGTGGGTTATTAACATCTGGGTTAGTACCTTCAAATAGTGGTGATTTAGGTGAAAATGGTGGAACAAATGATAATATAGATGTAGGTGTAGGAATTAAAAATAAACTTTATTTAAACAATACACAGATAAATATTAAATCGGTTGAGTCAGGGTCCAATGTTATTGTTAATACTACAGTACCATTGGGGGAAACAGTAGTAAGTGGAAGTAATTTAACTTATATTTTAATTGATAAGACAGATAATACTTCTCCTTTTACCAATTATTTTGAAAGTTTAAGGTTACCGATTTTAGAATCTAAAAAGAAAATATTTACGGGAACTACATCAACCAACGGTGGTTGGTCAGACACTGCATTTAGTGGATTAGCTACAGATAAAGTTTTAATGGCGATAATAGATAACGATAGTTATGGTGAATTGATTGATGGTAAAACTATAAAAACAACTTTACCAATAGTTACCGGTTATACATCTGGTGGTGAAGCAACAGGTATCACAACCTATGATTGTTATTCAACTTTTGTTAATAGTGCACAATTTAGTTTAGTACAGTTAGATGGTAGATATAAAGATGGTTCAGTATTTACTGAAGGTATTTTTGGGAAAGATTTTCCTGTAAGTTATATGGTTTCTGATAATGTACAAAGACCTAATGACGATTTAACTAAGAGTTGGTCTACAGGATACGATCAAGTAAAACCTTTTAGTGTAAATAATAAACAACTTATAAATACTAAAACCGTTGGACCTACAGGAATTAATAAAGATAACGTTATTGGTGTGGCATATTTAGATAAAGGAATTTTAGCATTCACCGATCCAACAATTGTAAATAATATTGCAACTGATTTTAGTGGTGATACAGAAACTGGTATAATAACTAATGATTTAGGTTTATATTATTATTCAGGTGGTACTTTTAATACTACTGTAGATAGTGTTGTTAATAACTTAGTACAAAATGTTATTTGTATTGCAGGAAGAGGAGAATTTTTTAGATCTAATAATGGTACAATTGATTTAAATGATGATGTTAGAATAACAGAAATTGGTATAACTGATGTAACGGGAGAAGTATTGGCTATCGGAAAAGTAGATAGACAAATTATTAAAAAGAAAAACGATTTTGTAATATTTGATGTACAAGTTGTTTTATAAATGAAGTGTAAAAACTTTAATTAAAAAAATGTTTTATAATGAGTAGAATTCTAGGGCTAGATGTGTCCACAAAAACTATAGGTATAGCACTTTTTGAAGATAAAGGTGATAATGGTAAATTACAATTGTTAACACATATAACACCTAAAGTTAAACCTAAACCTAAAAATAATATAGAAACTTTAATAAAAAAGGTTCAAATATTTGAAGAGGATTTCTTAGAAAAATATAGTGATATTGAAATTGATAGGGTTTTTATTGAAGAACCTTTATTAAGATCTAATAATGTAAATACTGTAGCAACGTTATTACGATTTAATGGTATGATATGTAGGTCAGTGTATGAGGTTTTAAACATAGTACCTGAATTTGTTTCATCTTACGATGCTAGAAAATTTGCTTTCCCAGATTTAATGCAAGTTAGGTTATTTAAAAAATCAGGTGAAAGATATACAGACAAAGAAATAGAAAAGAAAAATCCAGTTTTATTTGGGGGTTTACCATATGATATTGATAAAAAAGTGATAATACATCAAAAAGTAAGTGAGATAGAACCACAAGTAGTATGGATATACGATAAACACAACAAATTAACTAAAGAAAATTATGATATGACTGATGCATATGCGTGTGTATTAGGTGGTATGAGAAAATGTGGAGACTGGAATTAATTTGGATTTTTAAAATAAAATTCATATATTTGTGAAATGTCACAATTAGTTGTAGAAATCTTAGAAGATGTATTAGGTAATTCTAAAAAACATTATGAAAACAAAAGTCAGATATCTTTTGACTGTCCTGTATGTTCATCAATTAAAGGACTAGACTGTGGAGATGGTAAAGGTAATTTAGAAGTTAATTACTATCATCATGTTTATAAATGTTGGGCTTGTTCAGAAACCTATGGTACACATGGGACACTTAATAAACTTATTAGGAAGTATGGTAATAAAAACCATATGAAACAATATCAGTTAGTAATACCTGATAATAAAAGGGTTGTAGTAGACAAAGAAAAGGTGGTTATAACGGGATTACCTAAAAATTTTACACCACTAACTATAGAAAGGAATGATAGTGGGTATCAACAAGCACTACAATATCTTAGTAAAAGAAATATAGGGATAGACTTAATTAAAAAATATAATTTAGGTTACGCTAACGTAGGAGATTACAGAAATAGAATTATATTTCCATCATATGACAGTGAAGGTAAGATAAATTATTTTTTAGGTAGGAGTTTTGAAAAATACACTAAACTAAAGTATAAAAATCCTGAAGTATCTAAAATGGATATTATATTTAATGAAGGAAAAATTAATTGGGATTCTAACATTTATTTAGTAGAAGGTGTATTCGATCATATCACCCTACCAAATAGTATTCCTATGTTGGGTAAAGTACTAAATGATTTGTTATTTAAAAAATTAATAGATAATGCTTCCGCCAAAGTCATAATAGTTTTAGACAACGATGCAGAAAAAGACGCAATTAACCTATATAAAAAATTAGATAGTACTAAATTGAATGGAAGGGTACTAATGGTATATATGCCTAAACGATTTGATTTATCAGACGTACACCAAAAATTAGGTAGTAAGGGTGTAATTAAATTAATTACTACCGCAAAACGTATAAAAGAAAGTTTATTATAATATGTTTTTTTTTGGTTTGACAAAATATTTATAATTATGAAGATTATTATAACTGAAAACCAATTTAAAAAAATTAAAGAAAGAGAGTCTTATGATAGGAGATTAAGTTCAAGATTTCACAAAATTGGAAGAAAGGTTAAGTACACCAATGACGAATTAATTAAGATAGCAAAAAAATATCGAACTATAAAAGAATGGTTAAATAGTGTAGATAAAAATAGTTATTTTGCAGCAAAGAATAGGGTAAAGGTTATGAACACAGATAATGAGGGTGAGGGAAATAAATTTTGGCGAGAATTAACTTCTGATATGGAACCTGCTGGTTGGTTTGGTGAAAAAGATATATATGTTTATGAATTTACTGATGCGGATGGTGATAAACCAAAAGCAGCATATATAGGGTTGTCTTGTGATATTGATAGAAGACATTTGGAACACACAACAGATAGTTGTTCTTATAGCAAAAAACAAGAAAAAACCGCAGTAGGTAAGTTTTTAGAAAGTAACCCACAACTACGTCTTAAACTTAAAAAACTTACACCAGAAAAAGTTGGGTTTAAAGAGGCTAAAGAATTAGAGTCTTTTTATGAGACTGAGTATATGAATAATGGTTGGCAAATTTTAAATATTGCTAAAACAGGTGCTTTAGGTATGAAGTATTTAAACTCAGACGACACTCTAAGAAAAATTGCTTTAAAATATAAAACTAAGACAGAGTGGAAAAATGATGATAGACTTACTTACTGGCAGGCATATAAAAGAGGTAAAGAATTTTGGGAAGATGTAACTTCTCATATGAAACATCATAAAAACTATTTGGATACTGAGGAAGATCTAATAAATATATCTAAAAAATATAATACAATTGACGATTGGAAAAATTCTGAGGATGAAGAAGATAAAAAAGCTTATTGGAGGGCATACCGTAGGACCAAACCAGCGGGTCTTTTTTTAAATAAAATATTTTCACCTATGTCCTAAAATTAACCTTATTATTTCTTATTTTTTTTTGTTATAGTTAAAATTTTTTCGTACATTTATGATATGAAAAATTATAAACTATTTCTCGATGATATCAGGACCCCTTATTGTGTATTTAAATTAACAGTTAATCCATTATATGAAAGTGATAACGATTGGGTTATAGTGAGAGATTATTATCAGTTTATCTCCGCAATTAATAAATTTGGTTTACCAACTCACATATCTTTCGATCATGATTTGTCGTATGATGCATATTTACCAGAAAATCAAAAGGGTGATATTAATTATGGTAGTCTTAAAGAAAAAACGGGATATGATGCTTGTAGATGGTTGTGTGAATATTGTTTAGATGAAGGTAAAGATATACCATTTTATTTGGTACATTCTGCAAATCCTGTGGGTGCAGAAAATATAAAAAAATATTTAGAAAATTTTAAAAAACATTTGGTAAAGTAAAATATTTTTTTTATTTTTACAATATGGAATTACAAAACATAATAGAGGAATATCACACAACTAATAAGTTTAGATTAATAAAAAGGTATAGACTAATGAAGAAAATTAGATTGTTAATAGATCCCGTTCATTTAAAAGGGATACATTCAATATTATATACTATAATTTTTAAATAATAAAATATGTTAAATTTAAGAGAACAGTTTAATTATGTTAATAAAGTTGTTAATAGTTGTATAACGGAAAAACAAAAAGAACACGCCTATGAGTGGGCACAAGATTGGGCAAAACGTATGAAACGTAATTTCCCTAATAAAGTGGACTCTTATACGGATTTATTTTTAGATGTAATATCAAAAACTTACAATTAATTTGTTTTAGTAAAAAATTATTACTATATTTGAGGTATGATTAGTTTAGAAAATATAGATAAGTTTAAATTACAGTATAAAGATGCAGTAATTAAAGGTAAAGAAATGTTTGTATTTGAAGGTAGAGATGTTCTCACTTCATATGCTAAATATGTTATTGAATATTTTAATAACATACTCGATGCTCGAGTGGTGGAATAGGTAGACACGCAAGACTTAAAATCTTGTTCCCATTTGGGAGTGCGGGTTCGATTCCCGCTTCGAGTACATATTGGACCGGTAGCTCAGCTGGATAGAGCATCTGCCTTCTAAGCAGACGGTCGGAGGTTCGAATCCTCCCCGGTTCACTTTTTTTCTTTAAAGTCTGGATTTGGTGCAACAAATGCTCTGAGTTTAACTTTATCCCAATCTTTTAACTCAGTAGGTGTTTCTTCGTCCCACAATTCATCATTGTAATCATCTTCATCATAATAATCTTCAGTAGGTTTATCACCCATTTTTAATATAGACATTGTTCTATGCCACCCTTCTATTAATTGATAAGTACCATCAGGATTTTGTAGAATAATAACTGGTTCGTTCATTCCATCATCTCTCCTCATACTCATTTGAGTGTCCATTCGTTCTTCATCTTTGGGTACGTTGTATGCATTTATATTACCAAAATCTCTTTGTTCAAACGCTCTTACTGTACGTTTATCAAAGTCCATTGGGTTTACGTTTAAAACTTGTAACTTCCACGGACCTTTTAAATAGTTATACCACCACCCATTTCCATCACCCTTAATATATGGTATTGGATCACCATTATAAGTGTTTAAAATATCTTTCATCGCTGGACGATGACCTGGTGCTCTCATTAGTATGATATTTCTGTAATAATCTTGTAAAACATATTCTGGTGTATCAGGAAACTCTCTTCTCATTTTTTCATACACTCTTTTATGGGGATTATTATCTTTATATATTGGAATACTAGTTACCTCTTCTTCTAACTCCACACCCATTTCATATTTGTTTTTGTTTGGGTTTGCATCACTAACACTCCAGTATTTTAAATCTTCCTCAATTTTGGATAATTGACTCTCACTAATTTTTATTTTTCTTTTTTTAGATTCGTATATACCTAAATAAGGTGGTGCCACATAAGTATTATCCATAGGAATGTTTGTATTTGGTATATTAATATCTAATGTGGGGTTTGTAGAAATAGGGGGTATAGGGGGTATATATGTCTTTTTAATATCATTACCAACAGTAGTTAAGGCACTCCAGTGATTACTTTCACTATCTATTTTACCCGCAACATTTTTACCTGTACAATTTGATGTTCCACCATAGACATTATTATTACTCCCTATCGTAGTTATTGCGGAGTTAACTTTTTTTAGAGTGTTTGAACCACAAGTATAAGGCTCAACAATATAAATTTTATTTAAGTCTTTTTCGCTATTGTTTATTTCGTTTGCCACCCTATCTGAGTGTTTACCACCAGCACTAAACATAACTACATAAGGATTATTATGTTTTTTTATTTCTGATAAAGGTGAGGGTACATGTGATAGGGTTATTACATTAAAATTATCACCTAAAGCAGTCTGTAACATATTACCTTGTTGTTGGTGTGAATACTTATATTTTTTACCACATTCACCTGCAGAAGAACAACCTGCAATAAAAATTACCGGTTCTTTTTCAGTATTCAGTTCCTCTCTTAATATATTCTTAATACTTTCATTTAAAGTTCGTAATACATCTGCATCTGTATCAAAAACCTCATCATAATCTCCTTGATGTATTTCATCATCTATGTGAGTTGTTAATTCTGGATTCACCATATTACCATAATCGTATTCCCAATCCATTGCGTCTAGGGCAGTATCACTATCATCTGACACGACAGTATTTTTGATTTCTCTCCAAGAATTTACGTTTTGATAAAATTTAATTTGATACTCTTTCATTTGTGGTACAACTACTTCTTCTATAGAAGCAAAATCACCATCTTTATTTAAAACATTGAATAAATTATTTTTATATAAAGCATAAAAATACATAAGTATATCCTTATCTAATGCTAAGTTACCTATTATATTAGAATCCATTAAAAGGTTAATATCAGTTTTTTTATTACTTTTTACTCTACCATCCAAAGTTCTATATATTTCTCTTAATACTGCAATCTCAAAATTATTGAACGGTTGGGTATCAGTAGTATTTCTTATAATGTCTTTTAATTCCATTTGTTTTTTTAAAAATAAATGCTTATCTTTGTAATAATAAATATACAAAAAATGGAGATTATTAAAGAATTATCCGTATTCAACAATATAAAATATTATGACGAACCTCATACGTATTATATTGATGGAGAGAAAACAATATCCTGTACTGGTTTCATTCATAAGTTTGAAGAAGACTTTGAATCTAATGTAGATAAACCAGATAAATGGGCAGAAAAACAAGGACATATATATAAGGCTAAAAGTATGGCAGATAAGTTTGCACATAAACAAAACTTTTATCCTATGGAAGGTGATCCGTATGATAGACCTGATTACTCTAAACCAAAACCATCAGAGGAATGTACTAGTGAAGAAGACATCAAAAAGTTATGGAAGTATAAAAACAATCATGCAACTTTTGAAGGTACAACACTTCACGATTATATTGAGAATTATCTAAATAATAAGATAATGCCTTACCCCACTAAAAGTCCTGAAGGATTGGATTTTAGTGAGATAGAAGAAACATATAAAATTATGGAAGGATATTTCCATAACTTTTATAATGATACAGTAGCTAAAGGTAAGTTAGTACCAATTAAATCAGAGTTAGTGGTTGGTGATAAAGACTATATGTTATGTGGTATGGTGGATCAGTTATTTTGGAATGAAAGATATGGTACTTTAGAGATATGGGATTGGAAGACTAATACTCGTCTAAATATGAAGGATGATTATGGTAACAAAATGAAGGAGTGTTTATGGATGTTAGATAAATGTGAATTTAATACATATTCATTACAACTTAATATCTATAAAAAAATAATTGAGAAAAATACTAACTTAAAGTTAGGTAGATGTAATTTAGTTTGGTTTAATGAAGACAACCCAAATTATAAAGTTATCAAATGTGCAGATTATAGTGAACATGTAGATAATATGTTAACTACTCTAATTCCTGCCTAATCGCGTTGTCTTTTCAATAAAAAATCATTATATTTAAGATATGATAAAAAAATTATTTCACATTGCAGATTTACATTTTAGAACCTATAATAGACATAATGAATGTAAAGAAGTCTGTAACAAATTCCTCAATGAAGTTAAATTTTATATAGAAGATAACAACTTATCTTTTGAAGAATGTAGAATAGTAATTGCAGGAGATATAGTGCATCAAAAGATTACTATATCAAACGAGTTAACAATGTTAGTTTCTTGGTTTCTTAATAAATGTAGTGAGTTATGTCCTGTGGTTTTAATTGCGGGTAATCACGATCTTTTGGAAAATAATAAAGATAGGTTGGATTCCTTAACACCAATAATAGAAATAATGAATAACCCATATGTGAACTATATGACTGAAAGTAAGTGTTATTTAGATGAAAACATAGTTTGGTGTTGTTATTCTATATTTGAAGAAAACGCTAGACCGGATATTGATGCTTGTAGAAAAGAATATGGTAATGACAAGAAATATATTGGTTTATTTCATGCACCAGTTAACGGTGCAATAACTTCAGTAGGTTTTGAATTTGATGAATCTGCAGAGTTAAAACAGTTTGAAGGGTGTGATGCAGTTATTATGGGTGATATCCACCACAGACAAAATTTTGTACATAAAGGTATAAATATAACATATTGTGGTAGTTTTATCCAACAAGACTTTGGTGAGAGAGTATCTGAACATGGTTACTTAATATGGGATGTAGAACATTTAGATTACACAGAACATGATATAGATACAGAATATGGTTATTATGTTTTTAAAATAAATTCTTTAGAAGATTTAGAAGTAGGTAAAGAATATCTAACTAATGCTTAATGAGAATACCTAAAAAAATAAGAGACGAAATAAAAGAATTTTGTAAACTCAATGGTATTGAAGACATAGACGATTTTATTTTAAAAAATATAAAGACTGGATTTAATATAGAAAAATATGGTAATGCACCCGTCACTAAAGAAGTAGTAGTTGAAAAAGAAGTTCCTGTTGAAGTTATTAAGGAAGTTGTTGTAGAGAAAGAAGTTCCAGTAGAAATTATTAAAGAGGTTTTAGTTGAAGTACCGGTTGAAAAGGAAGTTATTAAAGAAATAACTATTGAGAAAGATGTTTATATTACAGATGATAAACAAGTAAATGAATTAGGTATTAAAATAGGTAAATTAGAAGACATTATTAATGAAAAAGAAAAAAATATTATTAATATTAAAAATAATCTAAACAAAATAGAAAAAGATAATATAATAAAAACAACGGAAACTTTAAATAAAGATGAAGAGATAAAAAAAAATAAAAGTATTATAAATAAAAAAGAAAAAGAGATTAAAAAACTTAAAAATACTATTTTAGATTTAGAAAAAGATATAACAAATTTAAAAAACGAAAGTACTATTTCTAAAGGGAGATCTTTTAGAGATATATACGATGAAGATGAGGGAACTGGAGGACATTGGGGTTCTAATCTTATAGATAAAAAATAATAATATGGAAAATAATATTGAAGTGGTAAGAACAAAGAAAATAGTAGACGTTCCTAAAAACGCACAGTTAAGGGTTGATTGGCAAGATTATCCTGAAAATAGAACATTAGAAACAATTAGTAGAGTTAAAACATATTTCTCTGATAAATATGGTTTAAATAAAACATCCATTAAAATAAATTTTATACCTATTTTAAAAAATAGTGTTGGTAAAGTAGTAGATATTACTGATGGTTTAATCGATAATATAATGGACACTGCGTACCAACGTAAATTATTTACTCAATGGATTGAAATTAATGGTGTGGATATAGATTTTGATAGGTTATGTAGATTAGATGATAAAGTTAATGATGTACTAGTAAATTTAGGTGAAGAAGATATAAGATATAGAAGATGGAGTATAAATAAATTATGGATAGATAATTTTTTATCTTTTGGTAACGATAATAATATAGATTATAATGGACTTAAAGGGTTAACTATTGTTAATTCTTTACCTGCAAATCAAGGTGGTAAAACTATTTTTAGTATTGATTCTCTTTTGTTTTTGTTTTTTGGTAAAACTACTAAGACAGACACTGCATCAGAAATATTCAATACATTTACAGATAAAGATGAAGTAGTAGTTGGTGGAGAAATTAATATAGATGGGGATGAGTATATAATTGAAAGAAAATTATTTAGAAAAAAAAGTAAAACTGGTAAATATAAAACTTCTTCAGAATTAAATTTCTTTAGGGTATTATCTGATGGTAGTTACGAAAATTTAGAGGGTGAACAAAGAAGAGAAACTGATAAACTAATCTCTGAAACTATAGGTACTTTTGATGACTTTATGTTAACTATTGTTGCAACTGCAAAAAATCTAGAGGATTTATTAGAAACCAAACCCACCCAAAGAGGAAGACTTTTAACTAAATTTATTGGATTAGAAATTATTGAGAAAAAAGAAGAGATTAATAAAGGATTAATGACGGATTTTAAAAGTAAGATGAAATCTAATATTCATAATACTAAAGAGTTGGAATTTGAAATAGAGGATAATCTAATAAAGATAAAAGAAAATAAAGAATTAATAAAAGAAAATAATAATAAATTATTAAAAATAGATGGTGAAATATCTGAAGCTAATTCTAAAAAAGAAATTTTATTATCCGAAAAATATGTGATTGATGATGAAGTTAGTAATGTTAATCCTAAAACACTTAAAGATGAAATAGATACTTTAACTGATGAAGGTGTTACTAAGAAAAAATCTTTAGATGATATTATAAAAAACATTACTAAGATAGGTGATGTAGATTATGATGAAGACAAACATGATGAGATTAGAGAAGAAGAAAAAGATTTACTATTGAAAGAAAGTAAAGAATTAAGTAATAAAGAAAGAAAAGAATTATTAATAAAAAATTTGGAGGAGGGAGAAATTTGTCCTACATGTAAAAGAGCATTAGAAGATGTTGATCATAGCAAAGAAATAAAAGAGGAAAAGAAAAATTTAAAAAATATAAAAGATTTAATAAAAGTAATACAAAAAGAGTTAGGTGTTACACTTAAGTCTTTGGATAAACAAAGTAATCTAAAAACTATTTCCGATGAAAAAGATAAGTTAGAATTAAGTAGAGACAGATTAGAAGTAGAGATTGATGGGTTAAGAGTTGATTTAAAAGAAAAAATGAATCTACATAAGAACTATGAACGTAATATTGAATATATTGAGAAGAATAGAAATTTAGAAAGTAAAATATTAGGTTACAATCAATTATTGGAAAAATTAAATAAAAAAAGAGACAGTATTAGAAATGAAATACAAGATTTAAAAAACGATAATAAAGTTAAAAAACAAAACAATATTGATAATCAAAATATAATAGAACAAATATTAAGAGAAGAAGAAGTATTAAAAATATTTGAGATTTATAATAGGATGATAGGTAAAAATGGTATATCTAAACTAGTTTTATCTTCAGTAATACCTATAATCAATTATGAATTAGACAGACTGTTAGATGAAGTATGTGATTTTCAAATACAATTAGAGATTAATGATAAAAATGAAGTAGACTTTAATATAGTCAAAAAAGACGTTACTAAAAAGTTAAAGTCTGGTTCTGGTTTAGAAACAACTTTAGCATCCTTAGCATTAAGATGTGTCTTAGGTAGAATATCAACATTACCAAAACCAAATGTAATAGTATTTGACGAGGTATTGGGTAAAGTTGCAAACATAAATTTAGATTATGTTAAAATATTTTTTGATAAGATAAAAAAGATGTATGAGGTAATTTTACTCATAACACATAACCCTATTACACAAGATTGGGGTGACAAAATTATAACAATTGAAAAAAATAATGACGTTTCGTCATTGCAGATTAAATAATTTTACTTATATTTGTCTAAAATTAGGTAATGGTACTTAATTTGTACATATATATTTAATAACTAAAAGTTTTAAAATGGAACAAATAAGATTAAAAAAATATTGTTTGATAGGTTTAGACGATATAGAACAAATACAAAAAGATTTAGAGTATATATCAAACGATATTGTAAATTTTGCGACAGGAGAAGAAATTATAATCGCAACATTCAAGTCAGAATTAAACATTATAGAATTAGAAGAATTTTTAAATATGGAAAAAAGGGCGTACATTGTATTTGAAATGTTACCGGCAACATTTTCTGCAAATTTATTAATTGAAAAATTTCAAGAAGCTTTATTTGGTGGGAAAGTAGATAATACAGAGTTTACTCCATTATTTGAAGCTAGATTAAAAATGGAAAATATAATGACATCTAGTGAGGAAATACCTGATTTAAATAAAATAATTGATATAGAACCAATTAAACCTACTATGGATGAACTTTTAGATAAAATTAGTAAAGTAGGGTTAGATAAATTATCTAAAATAGAAAAACAATATTTAAAAGAATATTCTAAACAACAATAAACTAAAAATTATGGATTATAGAAGATATATTAACACTAAGGAAGATTCCATGTCTAAATATCTAAAAGATGTGAGAAAAAGTGAACAGATTACACCACAACAAGAAATAGAAATTGCTAAGAGGATTGCTGCTGGCGATGAAAAGGCTATCGATGAATTAGTTATGGCAAATTTACGATTTGTTATTGCAATAGCTAAAGAATATCAAAATCAAGGTATATCACTTGCAGATTTAATATCGGAAGGAAATTACGGATTAATAACTGCTGCTAAAAGATTTGACCACACTAAAGGTTTTAAATTCATATCTTATGCCGTGTGGTGGGTTAAACAAGCTATACTACAATGTTTAAATGATAATTCCAGAATGGTAAGGATACCTGCAAATATGGTTAATAAATTATCTAAAATAAAAAAAGAAATAGAACAATTTGAAAAAGAGTTTGAGAGATTACCTACTGCTGATGAAGTAGAATATGTACATGTACCCACTTGTGGATCACTCAACAAACAAATTAATGAAGATGGTGATGAATTAGGTGCACTTATAAAAGATGACACTTTTGCTAGTCCAGATTCAAATGTAGACAAAAATGATACATTAAGTGGTAGACTTAAAAAAGTTATGTCTTATTTAAGTGACAGAGAAAGAGAGATAGTTAATTGTTATTTTGGTATTTATGGGAGCCCTATGACTTTAGAAACTATTGGAGAAGAATTAGGGTTAACTAAAGAGAGAATACGACAAATTAAAGAATCTGCAATACGAAAAATTAGGAATAATGTAGGAGACATATTTGATTATATGGGTGAAGATGAACTATAAAATTTCAACTATTTAATATAAAGGGGGTAAATAACCCCCTTTTTTTATATACTTTTTTATGTTTTGCTATTATTTATTGTAATAGATATTTATATAATATAAAATAAAAAAAAAGATATGAAAAAATTAGTAGAATTTATTGACAAATGGGGAACTAGATTAACATTCGCTTTAGTTTTAATTATTTTTCTTAAAACCTGTACTACAAATGGTAAAATAGAAAAAGTACAAAAAGAATTAAATAGTAAAACTGTTACAATCGATAGTACACTAAATAAAATTAATAATAAGATTATTACTGAAGAAAAAATGATTAATCTTATTAAAGAAGTCCCTAATTGGAAAACATTAGAATTAGAAGAGTTATCGGATAAAAACAGAATTCCTATAAATAAACTAAAAAACGATAACGAAAAATAAAAATTTAAATTATGAAGCTGATTGGAAATTGGATTAAAAACAATCCTATAAGAACATTGTTTTTAATTCCTATAATATTAGTGGCAGCAATATCTATTTCTCACGTAGTAACATGGTATAGTATAGCGAACCCAATTAATTGGGCAATATACCTTTCTATTGCAATAGAAGTTGGTGCAATGACTGCATTAGTTGCTGCAACTAATAGAGTAAAAGGTGGTGTGTGGTTTATGTTTGGGCTGGTTACCTTCATTCAAATGGTAGGTAATATATACTTTTCTTTTAAAGAAATAGATACTAGTGGAGAATTGTGGTTATCATGGATAGAATTAACTACACCAGTATGGGAAATGGTTGGTACGGATTTAACAGATACATTAGCACTTAAAAGATGGTTAGCATTTTTAGAGGGTGGTTTGTTACCTGTTATTTCACTTACTTCGTTACACTTCTTTGTAAGATACGATAGAAATCAAAGTGAAGAAATAGATAAAGAAAAAATTATTAAAGAATATTTTGATAATAGAAATAAAAAAATGGTTGATATAGTGGAAAGTAGAAAAAAAGATAAAGAAGATGAAACTGAACACCTTTTGAAATCAGAAAAGAATAAAGAACATTTAGAAGAATCTATAGAACAGGCGGAAGAGATAAGTAAAAAAATAGATGAAAAAGATTTTTATGGTGAAAGTGATGAGGAAGTTACGTGGGAAGAAGATCCTGAAGTTCAAGAATTTTTAGAAAAGATGGATGAACCAGGTTCATGGTCAGAGGAAGATGATAAAATATATACAGTAGGGGGGTTAACTGCCGATAAAGAAGGAGACTTTATGAAGTTTCAAAAAAAACAAGAAGATTTAGAAAAAAAAATTAAAAACAAAGAAAAAAAAGAATCTGAAATTCTTAAAAAAGCAATTGACGAGTACCAAACTAAAAAAGAAGAGCCAAAAAAAAAAGTAACTGAAAAATCAAGATTAATACCTACAGAATACGGTAAAGTCAGATCTAAAACCAATATTAAAAGGATTGATTAATGAATATTGATAGATTAACATATGAATTAAATAAAGAAAATTACCATAAAAAAGAGTTTGATAAAAAACAAATAGTTATCGGTAATACGTTTAATCAAAAATTATATCATTTTAATGGGTGGTTAACTAAAATGGATGGGGAATTTACTAAAACTGCTAATTATACCGTTACCACAAAAGGTGAAATTTATGAACATTTTAATCCTAAATATTATTCCGATTTTTTAAATGAAAAAAGAAACGATAAAAAAATAATTTCAATAGTTTTAGAAAATAGAGGTTGGTTAAAAAAAGATTTATTATCAAATAAATATTTTGATTGGGTAGGCAATATTTATAAAAGAAGAGTTAATGTAGTAGAAAAAAGATGGAGGGGACAACAATATTGGGATCCTTATACACCTAAACAGTTAAAATCTACTATTAATTTAGTTAAATATTTATGTGAAACACACAATATAAATAAAAAATGTGTAGGACATAATACTTATATTAAAGAAATAGAGGAGTTTGATGGTGTTACGTATAGGAGTAATTACTATAAAGATAATACTGATGTTAACCCTTCTTGGGATTTTAGAAAATTTAAAGAAAAAATAGAAAATTAAATAAAAATAAAAACAAAAGATATGAGTCAACACGATGAAACTAGAAAAATATTAGAATTAATTAGAGAAAGTGGTAGTAAATCTATTTTAACTAAAACTTTAATTACTGAACAGGATTTAAATGTTCAAAAACAAGATGAAAATTCTTTAGATCCTACAGAAATGAAAGAACAAGAAAGATTGTTTAGAGACACTGTAACACAAAGAGTTAAATTTAACCAAATGAAACTTTATCCAAAAGCACAAAATGTAGAATGGAGTGGAGAATTTACAGATAATGCAGTAGAATGGTTTTATTCGTTAGACGATACACAAGGTGTTTACGTCACTACAGAGTTATTACAACTTAGAGAAGACACAATGAAACTTTTACAAAAATTAATTGCATATTATAAAACATGGTCAGATGATTGGGCTAAAAGAATTGCGGAAGAATATGAAAATCAACAAACTGATGAAGAAAACGCAGAAGAAGGTCCAGACAGTATGAACTCGCCAGGATTTGGGGAAGAAGGTGAAGGAGAATCCATGCCTAACCCAACCGAAGAAAATGCTTAAAATTAATATAGACTTAAAGGCGATTTTAATATTAGGTTTAGCAGTAGCTTTAGTCCTTAGTTTTATATTTAGACCTAGTGTACCTATAGAGGAATATGAAGAAGAAATTAGTGTTTTACAAAAACAAAATGAAAAACTACTAATATCAAACGATAGTATTATTAAAGCAAATATAAAATTACAAAAAGAAATTGATGTTATTTTATACGCAATTGACAGTACTAAAGTTGTTCTTAGAAAAACAGAAGATAAGTTAAAAGAATTAGAAAGAAAAAGAAATGAAGTATCTAATATCGTTGATAATATGGATAGCGATGGTGTCACCAATACTCTCTCAGACTATCTCCAAAGGAGAGGTCAGAACAATCGTTGAGAATGGCGATACATTAGTTATTATGAATTTAGAGGACGCTAAGGTAATACTTAACGATCTTTTGGAGTATGAGATTGCAGATAGTTTATTAACTGTTTACAAAGAGAAAGATAGTCTTAATACTAATACTATAACACTACAAAAAGAGGTTATTTTTAAGTTAATGGAAAAATCAGATAACCAACAAAGTCAAATAGATAATTTTCAACAAATATTGGATAATAAAAACTCTGAGTTAGGTATGAAAGAAGACACCATTAAACAACAGAAAAAAGAATTACGAAAACAAAAACTTTTAAAGTTTTTAGGTTTTGGTGGATCAGTAATTCTCCCAATTATTGCAATATTGATTTTAGTCTGATTTTTTTCATAATATCAAATATTTATAAATAAACATGTATTATCATGAACGATATTGAATTAAAACACATAATTAAAGAAGCGTTAACTAAAACCGATGAAAATAAAATTGGTGTAATGATACGTAAAGAGATTAAGGATGCGTTTGGTAGTGATTTAGAGAAAAAAGTTACTAATATAGTTAGTAAAGAAATAAAGGGGACTAAGTTTGAAAAAGAAGTAGTTAAAATTAGTAAAGATGTATTAGAACAACTTTATAGAGAATTATGGATGAGACGTATGTTTTGGAAAAACGCAATAAAATAATGGAAAATATTAAAAGAGACTACGACAAAGTAAAAGACATTATAATGTCTTGTAATAATACCACCCAACTAAAAGTTGCGGATAAGGTATTAAATAAATTGGTGGATAAACACAGTGATAAAATACCTACTAAACAAATCAATATTTTAAAACAATTAATTAAGTTAATGAGTTTAAAATGTACTAAGGGTAAAGAAGAAGGTGTAAATGAAATATTTAATAGTGGAAAAGAGTTTAAAACTCAATTAAATTTAAGTGGTGTAGAGTCACTCCAAAAAATTGCACCACAGATGAAAGAAGAAATTAATATTGGTACACAAATAGAACAGAATCATTTACCTATAGAACAAGCAACAGAATTAGCAACTCAAAACGTTAATAATATTTCGGATTATTATACTAATCCCAATTTTTGTATAATTGCAGTAGAAAGTAAAAATGGAACTAAAAAAACTGTAAGAGTAGAAAAAGAATTATTTGAAAAGAGTAAAGAAGGAAAGTTAGAATTAATAATGGATGATATGGAAATATTTCATGAAGATTTAGATACTAATGAAATTGCCAATAGACTAAGAGATCAATTAAGACAACAACAAAGAAATAGATTTACTAAAAAAGAAATTTTTGATAAGATAAGAGAAAAACGTTCTGAAGAATTAGAAAGAAGAAAATCAGAAGATTTTGAAGATGATGAATTAGAAGAAGCTACTGGTGCTGGTAGTGCAGGTGCATTTGTTGCACCATTAAATCAAGAACCTATAAGTAGAAGGTTTGCAAAAAATAAAATACCGGTTTCTAAAAATGGTATGACAAAACCTATTGGTAAAATGTTTTCTATGGGTATATTAGAAGAAGATGAAGAATTAGAAGAGGCGGTAGATTATGGGGGTGCGGTAGGTTCATATGTAACACCGGCAATGTGGGCAAAAAATAAAAAGAATTGGAGAGGGGCAAATAAGTTAGCATATCCGGGAGGTAAATTTGTTAATATAAAAGAAAAATGTAACACATATCCTTATTGTAATCAAGGGTATGGAAGTAAAAAAACCTCACCTATTACACTAACAAATACATCAGATATGAAAATAGATAATGTATTTAATGAAAATAAAATAATCAAAAAGAGTAATTTAAAACTCAAAAAATAATACATTAATCAATTAATGTATATTTATATATAAACAAACAATAAAATGGAAAATAAATTTTTAACTAAAAAGACTAAAGTAACCATTAATGAAGAATCTCCTAATGGGTTAAAAACTTATGAAAAAGTTCATAAAGAAGATGCAACTATTAATAAAGATGCTTTAAAGGCTATTGGTAAAAAATTAGAAGATTATTATGGTGATGAACTAAAAGAATTAGATCCAGTATTAAAAGTAGATAGAGAACAAGATTCACCTAAAGGTATCGATCCTTATGAAATAGAGGCGTTAGGTTCTGGAATGCAAGGGTTAAAGTATGATGATGAAGGTAGTGAAGTATTTAAATCATTTATGAACCGTATAGAAAAGCTAAATGATACTTCTGAGTATGATAAAGAATTTGGTACTAAAGATGGTTTCGGAGAAACTGATGAAAATGATGATACATTTGAAGTTTTGATGAAAAATGGTGAACTAAAGAAAAAATATAAATATGACGAACCAACAGAATATCAACAAACTCCAAGAGTTAGGGTAACTAAAGGTGTCAATGAATCAAAAAATGAAAAAATGAAAAGATTAAATTTTAAAACTGAATTCACTTCAGTAGAAGAAGTAAAAGAATTAATACCTGAAAACTATAAGGTTGATAATCACACTTTTTTAATGACAGATGGTAACCAAACATTTAAAATGAGATGGGACGAATCATTGAATGAGGCTACAGTATTAAATTTTAGAAATGAAAAATCTATAAATGAGAATGTAGAAAAGATGAAGAAATTATATGATTTCCAATATGGTGATGTTAACACAAAAACTAATGATTATACTGAAGAAACTAAAGTTTTTAAAAACTTAATGGAATCAGTTAAAGATAAAAACTTATTATCGGATTAACCACCCACAAACCACTAATTAAACCTCCATTTATGGGGGTTTTTTTATGCTTTCATTATATTTATATGTAATGGAACTAAATTTTAAAAATATATTATTAGAATCGATTATTGATGAATTAGAAACTTTAACTAGAATGGATAAGGCAGTTCTTAAGTTTATCCACCAATCTATGAGTAAAGAAAAATTTAACCATAGTATTGGTAAAAATACTTATGATATGGAAGCAAGTGATGCATTAAGAATCAATGATTTAATTAATGTTTTTGGGTTAAAAGATTATGACTATGTTTTTAAAATGTGGAATTTTTATAAAAGGTTTGGGGATGTCTTATTTGATGATGAGATATTTGATGACTTTTCATATAGTATAGAAGACTATGATGATGCAACTAAACTTATAATTGCAAAATATTATTTAGATAATCTAGTAGGAAGGGAAATTTATCCGGGATGGACAATAGAAATGATGGAAGATCCAATTACTATGGTTGAAGAGAATTTAATGACTATGCTTGTAACTAATGGTAACTATGAACACATATTTCTATATTTATTAGATTTGAAAGGTAATAAATTGGCGGGTGATATTATTACTCACAATGAAGATGGTTTAGGTGCGTATTTTTCAGAAGATATTAAAGTGTCTAAATATGCAGATATTATTGACACCATTGAAATACCAAACCCAATAAAACGTTTAAATAATTTAAGTGATGAAAGTTTGGAAAAATATTTTAATTTCATTATTGAAAATTTACGAGATGAAATTGAAGAGTGGGATGAAGATATCCGCCACTATTATGAAAATATTAAACCAGAAAGAGAAGGTTAATTCGGACAAACCAATAATAGAACAAAAAAATAGAAATATGTTATTAAAAAAAGGAAGTAAAGGTGATGATGTTAAAGAACTACAAAAATTATTAAATATTACTGTTGATGGTGATTTCGGTCCTGCAACTGAACTAGCAGTAATGAGATTTCAAGCACAAAACGGTTTAAAAACTGATGGTATAGTCGGACCTAAGACATGGAAAAAGATACAAAGTAGAAACAACAGTATAGAAAAAAGTGATGGGTACGTATGGATATTAGATAATGGACATGGAGGTATTATAGACGGTGTATATCAGACACCTGGTAAACGATCACCTAAGTGGGAGGATGGTACACAGTTATTTGAAGGAGAGTTCAATAGGGCAGTTGTAAATAGAATTATTAAGATGTGTGAAAAAGATGGTATTGAGTGTATTAATTTAGTTGATACAGAAAAAGATTTATCATTAAGATGGAGAACTGATAAAGCAAATGACATATACAGAGAAAGACAACAAAGTGATGGTAAGAAATGTATTTATGTTTCAGTACACGCTAATGGATTTAACAAAGAATCCGCACACGGTTGGTCAGTATATACAACTGTAGGTGAAACTAAATCTGATAAAATTGCTCAAATATTACATGAAAAGGCAAAAGTAGAATTCCCAACACATAAAATGAGGGTAGATACAAGAGATGGAGACGCAGATAAAGAATCTAATTTTTGGGTTCTACGTAAAGTAGTTATGCCTTCCATATTATCAGAAAACTTCTTTATGACTAATAGAGAAGAAAGTAAATTACTTTTAAGTGAAGAGGGTAGAGATAGGATTGCAAAAATTCACTACCAAATGATAAAAGAAGTAGAATCTAAAAAAATTATTTAATAATAACTCTTTATTCGAGTAATAATTGGTATTATATTAATATTATATGAATAGTGCAGAGTTTATACAGTACATTACTAAGGAGTTAACAATGGAAGAAATGACATTGTTATATAAAGCAAATAATATAAATTATGATAAATGTAATTTATATTATGAGTTTATTATGACTCTTAATAGAAAAGTTAATAATACTTTTTTAGGTGATGACGTAATAAATAACGAAGAAGATATAAAAAACCATTTTAATTGGTGTTTTAATCATACAATTAAAAATTTTAGTAAAGAGGGTATATTATTTATGGAAACCGATTTATTAAAAGAATATTTTTTTAATTTTTATGTGGAATTATTTTACTACACTCCCACCAAAAAAGATATTTTAGATAAGTTAGATAAATTCCCTAATATGTCTTTTGATTATTATAGGTTAAAAACTAGATCTGATATGGATGTATTATTAGAATTATATAGAATTTTTGAAAAAAGTTTAGATTATAAGTTAAAAATGTAGGTTTTAGTATTTATTTTATAACAAAATAGTTTTATAGTTACATATATGAATAGTAAAATTAAATTTTTAGAAATAGTTTTATCAGATTTAATATCTGAAAGAGATACGTTAGAAATGGATTTAAATTATATTTTAAATAATTCTTTATTTGAAGCCAAAAAGAAAAAGAAAAAATTTGAAAAAGTTTTAGAATCAATAGTTAACGTTAACAATAAAATAAACACTCTCACAGAATACTTAGCACAAATAACTGCTGCTAGTAGTGTTACAAATGAAAGTGTAAACGAAGAAAAATAACAAAAATTAAAATTAAAAAAATGAAAAATTTTGAAACATTAAAAGAATTAGTAGCAAATTTAGAAGAAGATGCAGTAAAATTTTACGAAAAAAATAATAAAGCGGCTGGAACTAGAGTAAGAAAAGGATGTCAAGATATTAAAAATCTTTGTCAAACTATGAGAATAGAAGTTTCTGAATTAAAAAAGTCAGATACTGTAGCAGTATAAAAATAATTAATATGATGATAGACATTCTTAATAAAATATTTTTGTTTTTATTAGTCCTATCTATTCTAAACGTAATAAGAAATTCGTTTTTTTTGATTAGGAGTTTTAAAGATGGTGATAGATTTAAATTAAACAAGCCTTCTTTATTAATTTTAGGAATGTCTATATCATATATAATACTAACATTAATAGAAGGTATAAAAATTTAAAATGATACAAGAAAAATTAAATACTTTAAGACCTTATGTAACAGGATTGAGATTTGTAAAAGATTTAGCCGTTGTTGATTTAGTCTTAAAAGAAGGTTGGAATATGTTTGAGTCTGATAAGGTAGCTTATAAACCTAGTAATAATAACAAAAATTATTTTATGGTTTTCCCTAAAGATCCTAAAGACTCTATAGATGATGTGGTTATACATGTAGAAAATGTTATAAATGTAAACATAGAAAAAGAGAATAAATTAGTTTTACTTAAAGCTAAAATAGAAGAATTAAAGAGGTTATTTACGGATAAAACTTTAAAGGATTTAGAAAGATTAAAATTTGTAATTCCAGAACTTACAGAACCAACCCTAAAAGACATTGAAATACCACAAAGTAGTAGGCACCTAAATAGTAAAGTAGAATTACCTCCTAAAGAGGAAGTTAAAAAAGAATTAGAAAAAGAGGAAAATTAATTCCTCTTTTTTTATACCTCAAAATGTTCTTGTAATGTATGAATTAACCAAGTCGTACCTGAAAAAAAACAAGCGTCAAAAAATATAGAAATATAACAATTATCTAACCCATTCAATGAAAGAGGTGAAAATTGATTATATCCCAATAAATGTACACTAGTAGATATAAAAATACCAATCCAAAAAGGTAAACACATCATACAACTAAACAATTTTCCCCAAAAATCTGGCGAGTATAGATTTAGTTTATCTCTTAAACCTTCAAATATACTCCCATATACTATTATGTTACAAATTCCATAACATACTAAAATACTAATTAAAATACTCATTTTTTATGTTTTTTAAACTATTTATTATATAGTAAAGATAGTGAAAATGAAATTAATTGTCAATAATAATCAGTATAAACGTTTAATACGCCAACAGAATAAAGAAAATAATTTTCTTAATGAATGGGGTGTTTATATAAAAGATAATATAATTAAAAAAATAGAAGATAAAAATCTAAATGAAAATGTAATTTCACTAAATAATCTTAATTTAAAATTAAGTAAACACAAATTTTTTAATTCATTACCAATGGATAACTTAATTTTAAATATTTATAATGAAAGGTTAAATGAAACTATTATTGAATTAGATAATAATACTATGTATTTAGATGAGTCTAATAAAATTAAGGATGTATTTATTAATATTATCCACAATAATAGTAAAAATTTAAATGAAACTATTAATAGTAGTGAAATAGGTATAAAATTGATGAAAATAAAAGAATGGTATGAGACTAAAAATAAGTGAGAGACAATTAAGAAGAATTAAAGAAGACAGTGAATCTTCAGAAACTTTAACTACATTAGCTAATTTATCTGATACTGCAGATAAATTTCAAGATGATTTAGGTGGTAAATATTTACGTAGGTATAGAAAAAACAATAAAAATTCGGTAAAAAGAGTTCAAACTATGTTAACTCTTTTAGGATATGATGTAGGACATTACGGGGATGGTGAACCGGTTATTGACGGTATTTATGGTCCAGACACTGCAGAAGCGGTAAGACACTTTCAAAAAGACACCTTTATTGAACCAATTGAGTGGGATTCAATAGTGGGTCCAAAAACCTATACAGAATTATATGACGATATAGAAGAATTAGGGGACGAACACGCTATGTCAGTAGAAGAGGTGTTATTATTAGGGTTAGATGATGAAAATATTATGGGTGATGATGACGAACCCCACTATAATGACGAAGAAGAGGAAGAAGAAGAGAAAAAAGAATTGGATTGGGATAATGTTGAAGATGGTGACTATGAAATAAGTGATAAAGTAATTAAGTTAGGAAGAGAAGTCGTAGATAAAGCATCAGAAAGACTAGGTGAACCATATGTGTGGGGAGGTGAGTTTGATGGTGTCGGTGGTGATTGTAGTGGTTTGGTAGATTGGACGTTTAGACATGTTGATGGTCTCGATTCACCAGGAAGAGATACTACTTCTACATTAAAAAGAGAAGAAGGTTTTAGAGGGGGTAGAAATAACTATGACGAAGTAAAACCAGGTGATATTTTATTATTTGATGGTAAAAAAGCTAAACATACGGGAATTGTATCTGATGTAAATGGTAACAAAATTAGTATGATTCATTCGGCAGGTACTGGTTGGGATGAAGGTACAAACGATGGAGTTCAAGTAACAAACGATACGTTTAATGATTACAAGTATTTTAGAAATAACTATTTAGGTTATGTTCCTTTAGAGTATTTTATGGTTGACAAAGAAGATATAATGACTTAAATTTATTATTATGAGAAAATACGGAGGAGTTTTATTAATTTGTAAGGAAACAAATAATTTTTTATTATTAAAAAGATGTAAACAGGCTAGTTATCCTAAAACGTGGTCTATAGTATCTGGTGGTATCGAAAGAGGTGAAAAACCATTAGAAGGTATAAAAAGAGAGTTAAAAGAAGAAACCGGTATTAGTGATGATAATATTCGTTATGAATTTTTTGAACATCAAAATCAACTAATTCCCTATTTTGATTTTTACATTGGGTATTGTGATGAAGAATACGAATGTAAATTAGATGATGAAAACATAGATTGGGGTTGGTTTAATATGGAAAAGTTACCTAAACCCTTATTTCCTTCACTTTATTCTTCACTAGTTAGAATTATTTAATTATAATTGTAATATGGATGAAATAGAAAGAGAAAGATTTGGTATTGAGATGGATCGCGAAAAAACCCAACTCAAAAAAGAACAATTTATTCGTGAGATAAAAAATGGTTTAGGAGAACACATCAAAAAAAATGGTAATAAAGTTAAAAAAATTAAGAGAAGTAAGTGGGAAAACTTTTGGTTAAAATTAAAAAAAATATTTTAAAATGAATTTAGAAAAAGTTTTAGAGATTGCCAATGAATGTGTAAGTAATGAAGTAATACCAACTGAAGAACTTACCCTCACATATTTTTTAGATTCTAAAACTCACAGACATTTAGACGAAGAGTTATTTTATAAAACTAATAATAATAACTCCACTTTCAATCACAATAAAGAAATAGAAGTTAATATTGCAGGTGTAACTTTCATTTTTAAACAAAAATAATTTACATTCTCATTTTTTTTAATTAAGTTTAAAAAAAAGTATATGCAAAAATCCGATGATATAAATGACTTTGTTAATTTTATTTTAAATGACGAAGTAAAAGAAAACGAAAAAGAATTAGGTTTAGAACACCCTAGTGTAGAGTACGAAGCTAAAGAAAGAGAAGTAGTAGATAAAGTCTTAGAAGAACGTAGTATCGAAGAGAGATTATCTTACTATACCTGTAAAAGATTTCAAGGCGAAGAAAGAGGTGTTTGTGATAAATTAAATGTATTAGGTAGGTGGTTAAAAGAAAAAGATGGGTTAGATATGCAACCTATTATAGATACCTTATTGTTACCTCGTAAAGATGATAGGGATATGAATCCTAATTTTCAAGAACCTTTAAAGTATTTGTACGAAACTGGTAAATTTAAAGATATAAGTGAAAAAGATGGTTATTACACATCTCAAAGACTATTAAGTTGTGAGTTAGTTAGGGATGAAGAAGGTGAATGGGTATTTGTAAACAAATTAAATACGAGTTGGAGTGATCTTGCAGAACTACTTACTACATTGTTTATGAGGGGTGGTAAAATAGAGGAACTTAAACATATGAATGTTACTGAAATAAAAAACTTTCTTTTAAATTTAAGAAACAGTGGAAACCCAACCAGAAAAAATCCTAAGTCATCACATCTTTATAGATTATTAGAAAAATACTTTACTGTGGATGAATATGACGATTATACGTATAATACTCGAAAGAATACTATCATTGGAGATGAAATAGAAGATTTAACAATTAAGTTATTGGAAAAACAAGGTTTTAAATTACTGTATCACGGTAATAATGGTAACTTTATTGATATGAAGTATGGTATTGATATGATTATGGAGTTAGAAGGTAAGGTTTATTTAATACAAGTTAAAAGTAAGTCTAACGCAGCTAAAATGGCAATGGACTATCCTAATTATAGATATATCGATTTATTTGCTGGTGAAACATCAGATAAGAATGGTATAATGTTATACGACAGAGAATCTATGAAAGAAGGTGAGTTCATCGCCAAAGATATCCTACAAGATAATTTAGATTATCTTATTAATAAGTATTCCAATTAAAGGGATATTTATTAATATATGGATAAAAAATCATTAGACATTATAGTAGAAGAATTCTTTGATACCGGTAAATTGGTATTGAATGAGTATGGTAGTTATAATAACCCTAAAAAGTTACACCCCGAAATAGAAAAAGAGTACAAACAAATAAAATCGGATTATGATTTTATTATTCGTCAGTTAAGATCACATAATGAATTCACAAACATAGACGAAATATATGATAAATTTAAGGAAAGATGGGAAGTGTTAGTTAATAATAAACAACAATTATCGGAGTTTTTAGGTGTAAATAATTTAGAAGATAATTTTATAGAGGACGTATTATTTCTTAGTAATAAATTTGAGGAATTAAAACGTATACATAATAAATTTATAGAAAAAAAAGACAAGACGTGGAGAGATGTCCCCAAAAACTCAAACACATTACAAATCCAATTACAAACCCTATTATCATCCGTTAAAGACTTAGGTGCTGATAATTACGTAGCACAATTTGTACCTGAAGATATTATTAAAATATTAGGTGATAAAATTGAAGAACTTGATGTAGAATTAAAACCCCATGAAACTCCTGTTACCAAAGAAAAAAATAGGAAAAACCAAATAGAACAAGATAATAATAGTGATTTACCATTATTAAGTATAGATACACCCATAGATAGAGATTCAGAAAAACAAAATTTAAAAATATTACAGAACCTCTTGTTGGATAAATATGATCAAGGCGAAGGTTATAAAATAGGGTTAGAAAGAGAAAAAGAAGAAGGAGTATTTTCAGGATTCACTGAATTTTATGTACAACTGTTACAAGCAGATCATAAAATGGAAGAGACTGGAATAGTGAACAGAAGAGTTTGGGATATAATATTGGGGTTGATAACACAAGACGAAACAAATAAATTGGATGTTAGTGGTGTCAGTGATGAATTAAAAAATATATTATCATTTCAATACGGTAGAGATATTAACAATAAACAAAAATTAAATAAACTCACTTCTTTAGAGTTATTCAATAATTTAGTAAATTTTGGGGTATATAAAATAGAACATAAACGAAGTGATAAAGATATAGAAAGGGATTTAAAAGATATGGCAGATGCCTTCGTTGTTGGGAAAGATTCGACAAGTAAAAATATAACCATAATTAATGAATTAGAAAAAAAATTAAAAGATATAAATGAATTTATTGAGGTCATAAAAACTAAAAGATCAAATAAACCACTAAAAAGTTTATTTAAATACCTACCATATAAAAACGCATTAGAAAAAAAGAAAGAAATAGTTAAGGATATAGAAAAATATAAAAAATTCGAATCTATAATTCGGAGATACATAGGGGGTGGGTCGAATAAATATGATGCCATACAAGAATACTTAGATATTCGAAAAAAAACTGACGAAAGAACTGTAAAAGGTTTATTTGGTGGATTAAAAAAAGTTTTTGATAAAGCGATAGAGATTAAAGATTATAGTTTAGATGGAATTAATACTATATTAACTAAAATTAATAATACTTTGAAAAAAACCTATGAAAGAGACATAACACAAACCACTAAAAATAATAAATCTAAAAAAGCGTTAAGGGCTATAATGGGTAAGGTGGATAATGCAATGGATGTTGAGGATATTCAAGATACATTAGATAACGTTAATACTAAAACATTCCAACACATTAAGTATGAATTAAGTTTTTGTGAATGTCGGAATGATGACGATGAAATGTTAAGACATTATTTTAGAGATTGTGGTAGTAGTATTGGTAATAAATCTAGATTATTACCTAACAATACATTATTAAAAGAGTTAATTGATTCCGATAGCGATTGGGAGGATTGTGTGGATACATTATATGGCGCAATTATAAGAGGGGAGGATAGGAGTATTCAAAAACATGATATTACCGCAAACATAGATGTTTTATTAGATGATGGTGTTATAATTGATAGTGGTTCTACTATAGAGGTAAAGAGGATTAACGATGGTTTAAAAGTGAGAGAAAGTGGGCATATTTTATCTGAATTTCTTTCTCTTTATAAAAATGAGCCCGACAGAACTAACTATCTCATACCCGAAAAATATAATAAGTATAATAAAATAATTGAGGGATTAGTGAATAGATTAAATGATGATGATGGTGGTATAATTAGTGAATTTGATAGTACGAGTGGGATATTCCTTAAAGATTATATGTTTTACCCCAAAGGTACTTATAGACTAGAATGGTCAACAGATAGTGAGAGAGCACAAATTAAAGCTAATATAGAAGAAGGACTAGAAGAAGACGAAAAACGTTTATCGGTTAAGTTTATAATTAATGAAGGAGTAGAAGGACATAAATGGGTAATCGGTAATTGTAATCTTGATGAACCTAATACTATAGAAGAATCAATAACCAACTTTTTCGACACAGGTAATTTTGAATTTTAATTATAAATTACTATATTTACAAAAAATTAAATATTTATAAGTATGGGATGTGATATACATATGTATGTGGAAAAGAAAAATCCAGTTACACATAATTGGGATAAGATGGGAGATGTATTTTTCCAATCTTATGGTGCAAGTCTTATAGTAAGACATTTAGTGACTAATATGGGTATAACTGAGGATGAAGGATGGACTATTTTACAAAAATGGAGAGATGGTGAAGAACCCTCTAATAAATTAGAAGAGTACATTATTGGTAATTATATCCCAAAAAATATGGCAGATGAACATCTACATTGGTATGAGGCAGATCAAAAAGGATTATTTCCATATCCTTATAGTGATCAACCCTATGGTGGTAGGTGTTATAGACTGTTTGGTGCATTGGCAGGTGTAAGAGACACATCAATAGATATGATAGTACCTGATAGAGGGGATTTCTTACCTGATGATGTGAGTGATGAAATAAAAGGTATATCAGATGACTGGGGAATGGACGCTCATTCACATAATTACTTAACATTGAGAGAATTAATGAGTAGTAAGTATTATAAAATGAGTACCAAAGAGTTATATGATATGGGTATAGATGCGTATTTCTTTAAAACTCTAGTACCTGATTTACAGAAATTTGGTAATCCAGATGATATAAGAATAGTATTTTGGTTTGATAATTAATTATGGAGGAAAAAAATAGAATATTAATAATTGGTGTAGATAAAGAAATCCATTCATCAATTACTGAACAATTCGACACCCAAAATTTTGAGTGTGTTGCCGTAATACATGGAAAAGAGGGACTTACAAAAATAAGAGAATCTAGGTTTGATGTTGTAATTTTAGATGAAAAATTAGTGGATATCGAAGGGTTAGACTTAGTTCAAACCATAAGATTAGAGGATAGTAAAACACCTATTATATATATTAGTTTTCACGATCATGAAAACAAAATGTTACAATTATTACGGAATGGTGTAAATGATTACTTAGTAAAACCTTTGTCTTATGAAGAAATAAAATATAAAACCATAAATTATATTAAATTATTTGGTAAAAACGTTAGTAATATGACTACTGATAAAATAGAAATTGGTGATCATAGTATTGACTTTAAATCATTTATTGTCAGTAATGAGGTGGGTGATGAATTTAGATTAACCCAAAGACAAGTTAAATTATTAAAACTTTTAATTAGTAAAAATAATGAAGTTGTGTCTAGAGAAGAAATTTTAGAAAAGATATGGGGGTATGATGTTTACATAAAAACTAGAACAATAGATAATGTTATACTGTCTTTAAGAAAAATATTTGAGAAGGACAAAACCCCTAATACCTTCTTTAAATCTGTAAGAGGGGTGGGTTATAAATTAACTTTTTAAAAAAAATTAAAAAAAAAATTTGACTTTTAAATATATTTGCCCTATATTTGTATCACACTTTTAAAGAACAATATAAAAACAACCAAAATTATGGCTAATTCAATGACTAAATACAGAGAAATGGAGGAAGAAAAAACGCAATTAACCGAAAACGGTATGTCTACAAATAATACTACACTAAATAACTGTGTAGATTTATTTTTCTCTATTGGGGCTATGAGAGGGAAAAATAAAGTTACCTTAATTGAAAAATTTTCCAAAGCATATAGTGAAAACCCATTAGTTGCAACTCGTATCCTTTTTTGGGTAAGAGATGTTAGAGAAGGTGCCGGTGAGAGACAAATCTTTAGAGATGTTATTTCTCACTTAGTAAAACTTTCACCAGATGTTGTTAAAAAGAATGTTCATCTTATTTCTGAATACGGAAGATGGGATGATGTATTTACATTAATTGGTAGTGAGTTAGAAGGTATGGTTATAGACTTAATCGTAACTGCCTTAGGTAACGAAGACGGTTTATGTGCTAAGTGGATGCCTCGTAAAGGTGAAGTATTTAACAAAGTTAGAAGAGCTTTAAAAGTTTCCCCAAAAGAATTAAGAAAAAGATTAGTAGGTTTGACAGATGTAGTAGAAACTAAGATGTGTTCAAATCGATGGAAAGAAATTGACTACTCTAAAATACCTTCATTGGCATCGGCAAGATACCAAAAAGCGTTTTGGAGAAGAGATGAAAAGGGATATAACCAATTTGTAGAAGACCTTAAAGAAGGTAAAACTACAGTTAATAGTGGAGCACTATACCCTTACGATATTTTAAAGACTTTGTATACTGGTGTTGATGAAACAGTTTCTCAAAATCAATGGGATAACTTACCTAACTTTATGGAAGGTAATGAGGATAGAGTTTTACCAATGGTTGATGTTTCAGGTTCAATGAGTTGTTCCGCAGGTAGTAATGATTCACTTACTTGTATGGATGTAGCAATATCATTAGGTATCTATATTTCAGAAAGGAATGAAGGAGCATTTAAAGATAGTTTTTTAACTTTTTCTTCAACACCGAGTTTACAGTACTTAACTGGTGATTCACTAAAAGGTAAATTACAACAGTTAAGAAGTGCACATTGGGGAATGAGTACAAATCTAACGGCAACATTTGATTTATTGTTGAATCAGGCAGTAACTCATAACATTCCTTTAGGGGAAATGCCGACAAAAATATTAATATTATCAGATATGGAATTCGATGCAGCGACAGGAAATCGTTGGGAAGAATCTTCTGATTGGAATCCTACTGCAATGGAGATGATTAAAACAAAATATGAAGAAGCTGGTTATGAAATACCAACAATAGTATTTTGGAATCTTCATTCCAGAGGTAATGATAATTTTCCTGTTAAACAGGATGAGATGAACACCGCTTTAATCTCAGGATTTAGTCCATCAATACTAAAGTCAGTATTGAATGGGGAGAATTTAACTCCTTACTCAGTAATGATGAAAACTGTTGATAGTACTAGATATGAGAATATAACGGTATAGTTCTTTGACATAAAAATGGTATAGAGGAATGGTTTCGGCAAATTAAAAAACTAAAACCAAGATCGAGAAAGTGGGAGTTTGACCCACCACCTTTCAGTAATGGGGGGGAGAAAAAAACAAACACATACAATTCCGCTACCGTTTTTTATATTGGTGTAAAACGAATGGTTTCTGCAAACTCTAACTTAAAACTAGAAAGTAGAACAGAGGTTTTATTATCCCTTTTACCCAAAATTTATAAAGGGATCAACCATAGGTAAGTTTAAACGTGAGATAGTCTCACACTTTAGGTTGTAAAACATACCTCTTGATTTTGTCTCAAGTAAAACAAAGACACTCAGTGGGGCTGAGTTACCAAATCTACCGTAGGGACAGACCCTTCGTTAATGAAATCTGAATCATCATTCCGACACCACATTATTGAAAGAGGATATTTTAATTAGTATCCTCTTTTTTTTTGTTAAAACTTTAGTATATTTAATAATAAAAATATTATGGGAAAATTTGATGAATTGATAAAATCCGAAAAACCTACACTAGTAGATTTTTATGCTACTTGGTGTGGACCCTGTAAAATGATGTCACCATTATTAGAACAAGTTGCATCAGAAATGGGTGACGAAACTAAAATTATAAAAGTGGATATAGATAAGAATCATGATGCGGCAACAAAATATGGTATTAGGAGTGTACCTACACTATTACTATTTAAAGAAGGTAAAATAGTTTGGAGACAAAGTGGTTTACCACCTAAAAATTTAATAACAGAATCTATAAAAAAGTTTATCTAAACATTTACAGTATCAAAAAAAATAACTAATATTATACTATAATAATAAAAAAGTATAAATATATGTAATGAAAATAGTAACTAAAAATTATTCACTTAAAAACGGAAAGAGATCGTATTTAGTGTATTTGAAAGATCAAAATGATAACTCCTTAGAATGTTATGACATTTATGGTGATGAAGAAAGGTTGAGAAAAGAAGAAGAGTTAAGTGAAAAATATGAAATTGATACGATCAATATTAGTTACGTTTCATTAGAAAAGTTTAAAGAAGACGAAGATCCTGTAGAAAAACCATTATTTTTAGTATTTTATTTAAGTAAAGATTTATTCACTAATAAAGAATTAGTTGCCGCATATGGGGAAAATGTTAAAAAATATTTAGATGAAAAAGGAGACAATGTAAGATTATTTTTTATGCCGACAGACGGTGAAGAAAAAATAGTGTGTATTAATCCTTTATATATTAACACTAAAGATGAGTATAATAAAATAGATTCTTTAATTAAAGAATTAGAAAACCAATTGGTTTAAGGTCTGGTTTTAGTCCTATATAACTTAAACTCATCCCATCCAGTTTTATCTTTAATAAGTTTATATGTTTCTTTTTTATTTTTACTTATTTTTCCGGTAAACATTATATTATTTAAATTATTATTTTCATAAAAATCTTGTAATAAATAATATAATTTTTCACAATCTTTTTGACATTTACATAGTATTATATCAAAGTCGTTGTTTTGATGTATGAGTAATTTGTTATTTATGTAGTTTACTTGTTTAATAGTTAAACCTTTTTCTTTCTTCATTAAAATAGATTTAATTATTTCTATAGTAGTTAATCTTTTGTTTGAGTTAAAGACAGTAAATCTTTCCTCAAAATAGTAATCACATTTTTCAATCATAGTCCATCTTTTATTTTTATCTATAATCTCAATATTCCTACCCATACTGTCTCTTGTAGTATATATTTTATCGTTTTTTTCCCATTCTTTAACTAATATAAGTTCATAATGTACTGGTTTCACTTTTTTATAGGCAATATGATCTCTACTAAATAATACTTTATTAGTATCTTTATATTTAAAATATTTTTTACGTGCAAATGATAAATCACTACCTTTAAATAATATTTTTTTCTTTTTATTATTACTAGTTATAATAATTTTATACTGCATTTCTTTATTTTTATTAAAATAAGTGTTATTATTTATAAATAAATAATATATAATGACAAAAGATTATTATAAAGTTTTAGGAGTTGATAAAAATGTTGATGACTCAACACTCAAAAAAGCTTATAGGAAACTATCTAAAAAGTATCATCCAGACGTAAATAATGAGCCTGCGGCGGAAGAAAAATTTAAAGAAGTAGCAGAAGCGTATGATGTTTTATCAGATTCTCAAAAAAGACAAAACTATGATACATATGGCACACCTGATGGTAGAGGGGGTAACCCATTTGGTGGTGGGTTTGATATGGGCGATATCTTTAGTTCTTTTTTCGGTGAAGAGGGAAATCCATTTGGTGGTAGATCTCAAAGACCAAAAAGATTTAAAGGGACAGATATTAGAGTTAATATGAAATTATCTTTAGAAGATATCCATAGTGGTATATATAAGAAGATAAAATATAAAAGGAATGATTCATGTAATGATTGTAATTCTCAAGGGGGTGAGACATCGACATGTAACGCATGTAGAGGTACAGGACAAGTGGTTAGAATTACTAGTACCCCATTTGGAAAAATTCAAAATACGACTATTTGTCCAAAATGTAATGGTGAGGGTAGTGTTATAGTAAAACCTTGTAAAAAATGTAATGGGTTAGGTGTCAAATTAAAAGAGGAAACCATAGATTTTGAAATCCCTAAAGGTGTTATGGATGGTGAATATATTACCATACGTGGTAAAGGCAACTCAATTAAGAGGGGGGTTAGTGGTGATTTGATTATTAATATGGTAGAAATACCTCATAATGTTTTTAAAAGAAATAATCAAGATATACACCAAAGAATTAAGTTATCATATAAAGACTTAGTTTTGGGTTGTTCTCCAGAATTAGAAACTTTAGACGGTAAAATAAGAATTACCATTAAAGAAGGAACAGATGTTGGGCATATACTTAGAGTACCTAAAAAGGGTTTGGAGAGAGCTGGTAACATAGGAGATATGATGGTAGAAGTTTGGGTAGACATCCCTAAAGAAATAAGTAAAGAAGATAAAATAATAATTGAGTCTTTAAATATTTGATTTTGTAGAATAAAAAGATTAAATTAGTAAAAAAATATATTAATTATGGCAAAATTTCAAGAAGTATACGAAGAAACGAAAGAGGTGTTTAATACACACATAAATAATAGTGGGATACCTGGATTCGTTAATATTAAGATTCTATCAAACGAATCTTTAAAAGATTGTTTTGGGCAAGTGACAAAAGCACAAGATATAGTTAAGTTTATGACTGACTACGATGTGATAATTCAAATCAATGAACCTATATTCGATCAGTTAGAAAATAAACAAAAAGAGTATGTAGTAAAAGATTTATTGGCTCAGATAGTATATAGTTTAGAATCTGATAAATTATCTATAACTAAACCTGACATTACTACATTTAGCGGTGTTTTAAGACAATATAGTATTGATGAGTACATTGGTATTTGTGAAACTATAAAAACATTACAAGAACAAAAGAAAATACAGGAAGATTTGGCTAAACAAGCCGCTAAAAAAAATAGTGTAACTGTATAATTAAAAATGTTTAAGATATTTATAGATAAAACATAAACATTATGAAAGAAAAAAATACACCAAAAAACTATTTGCAATGGGTTTTCACTGACCACTATTTTAAGAATGGAAGAGGTATAGGTAAATTCATAGGGGCATTATTTGGAATATTTATGGCGTTCTATGTACCAGGACCTGTCTTACAAGAATATAACGAAGGATGGATACCTATTTGGCCGGTTATTGGTACTTTTATTGCAGTTTATGGTTTCTTAATAGGGATTATTTTACAACCTTATGGAATTTATAAAAGACTTAAAAGAATGAACTGGTGGGATAGAATAAATAATGATTTCAAATAAAAAATATGTTAATTAAATTAGAATACATTTGGGTAGATTCAGAAGATACCTTAAGAGGTAAAACTAAAATATGGGATTTTGATCCACATAAATACCCTAAATATAATACGTTAAGAAAAAACGGTCCTTGTCCCGAAGAATTACCTATATGGGGTGATAAAAGTGAACAATCTCTTTTAATCCCTAATAGAGTAGTTGTAGACCCAAAAAGAAAACAAGCATTCTTAGTTATGTGTGACACATCAAATACAGATGAAAGGTTAGAAATTAATGAAGAAGAAAAAGTTTTGTTTGGGTTTAGGCAAACATATTATCTACCAAAGATTATTCATGATCATAAATTTGGGACATCATTGGGAGAATATTGTGGTGTTGGTTATGGAAGAGTTTTAGGTAGAGAAATAATGGAAGAGCATTTAGATGTGTGTTTATCTGCAGGTTTAAAAATTACAGATATAAACGCTAAAGAATTATTAGGGCAGTGGGAATACAACTTAATGAGTGAAGGTAATTTTGTTAACGAAAATGATTTATGGTTATCTAAATATTTTTTAAGTAGGATATGTGAAAAACATGATATGTTTGTTGAGTTTGATAAACCAGAAAGAAAAGAAATAATTGAAGATACTAAAAAAGTAGAATATGAAAACCAATAAAGATTTTGAAGATTATATTTGTAGGGTACATGGGTTAAGTAGACATATGAAAAGACCTAGATTATATTGGTCTGGTGAAGGAAAAAGTAATATTGATAAATTATGTAGTTTAGATAAATGTCCTAAAAAATTTAAACCTATACTTAGTGAATCTAAATTTGTTAAATGTGATGCAATAGATGAAGATGGTAATCTATATGAAATAAAAAAGTATAATTTAAATCAACTAAAAAAATATAGATTATATTCCGAACCAATAATAAAAGTATCACCTAGTAGAAGTAACTGGGGAGAAGGACACCCTTACTATGATAATTTCACCAATGCAGATGAGTATAATAAATTTATTGATAATTTAATGAAAACGGATTGGTGGAAAAGATATAGTAATATTATTATGGATAGTATAACCCATTCGAATAGAGGAATTTATTGTAAAGATGGTTTTATACCACATAATCAATTAAAATTTAAATGGGTAGTAAATAAAGGAGACTATGCACCTATATTTGATGGTTATCATAGGTTATGTATTGTATTCAAAACAAAAGAAAAGTGTAACGAAGATATTGAATTTATCAAACCTAAAAGATCAATATTAGAGTATGTTAAAGAATTTTTTAAAGTATAAAAAAATAAGAAATGATGAATTTAGATTTTTACAGTGAATTTAAGAATTATGCTATGAAGCATTTAGGTATTAGTGGAATACAGTTTCACTATTGGGAAAAACTACAAGATAGTGTCTACAATAATAGTATGGTAACTTCTAGTCTCACACCTTATATATTAGAGGAAAGAGAAATGAGAGTAACTCAGATGGACATTTTCTCACGATTAATGATGGATAGGATATTGTGGGTTGCGGGTCCGGTGAATGATCAAATGAGTACTGTTGTACAAGCACAATTAATGTTTTTAGATAACGTTGAATGTCGAGATATAATTGTACACGTAGATTCGCCAGGTGGATCAGTTAAGTCAGGATTAAGTATGGTAGATGTTATGAATTATGTTAAATCCGATATTGTGACTATTAATACTGGTATGGCAGCTTCTATGGGATCTATTCTATTAGGTAATGGGACAAAAGGGAAAAGGTTTGCTCTACCTAATTCTAAAGTAATGTTACATCAAGTATCTGCAGGTGCACAAGGGCACGTAGAAGATATGAAAATTAGTCTAGCAGAAGCAGAAAAGTATAATGACAAATTATTTCAGATGTTAGCAGATTTTTGTGGTAAAACTAAAAAAAGAGTCTTAGCAGATTGTAATAGAGATAATTGGTTAGACTCCGAAGAAGCTTTGGAATATGGAATTATTGATGAAATAATTGAAAAACTCGAAAAATAATCGTATATTTAAAAAAAATGTACGGTTTATACTTGACATTTACACAAATTAAAGTAATTTTATAATAGATGATAAGTTATATTGGCGGTAAAGCACGAATAGGTAAATGGATTGTACCATACATACCTAGAGATATAGAAACATATGTAGAAACATTTGGTGGAATGTTTTGGGTATTTTTTAATATGGATTTAAAACAATTTCCTAACCTTAAGACAGTTGTTTATAATGACTTTAACGGACTAAATACAAATTTATTTAAATGTACCTTAGAGTATGATAGACTTTGGGATGAATTGAACAAATATCCATGTCAACAATTAGGTGTAGAAGATACACCAAAAGAATACGTTGATATGTTTAACGAATACCAACAAGAAATATTTCATACTGATTTTGAAATAACTGATGATAATAAATTTGAGATTGCTGCAAAGTATGTATATGTCCTTACTCAAATATTTTCTGGTTCTAAACCAGAAACATCTAGTTATACAGATTATAAAGGTAAATATAGATGTAAGGTTCTAATATTTATGGATAAACTAAAGAATCCTAAATACAGAGAACATTTTGATAAAATTACTTTTGTAGAAAATATGGATTTTCAAGAAGTCATAGAAAAATATGATTCTGAAAAAACTTACTTTTATATCGATCCACCATATTGGAAAACAGAAAACTATTATTCTAATCATGATTTTGATAGAAACGATCATGAAAGATTGGCAGACTGTATAAAAGAAATGGAAGGGATGTTTTCGTTAAGTTATTATGATTTCGAACTATTAAGAAAATGGTTTCCAAAGCATGAATATGTTTGGGAGAAAAAAGAATTTGCAAAAGCAGCTGCAGCAAAAAGTGGGGTTAAACAAAATATGGGTGAAGAGTTGTTAATTATGAATTATGGAGATAACGTATTAGATGCACCTTGTTATGGAATGCAGTTGGATTTATTTAAACACGATTATTTATGAAAAAATTTTTTATCTGTATGTTTTCTTTTCTATCTTGTAGTAAGATAGACGAAAATGGATTTAAAACATTCACTATTAAAGAGGGTAAACATCGATCAGGTTATAGATATAAAACTTCTAGAGAAAATAAATTTAAAGTGGAATGCATTTTTGATAATAGTGCAATATACACTACTGAAGACCCTGTTAATCAGTGGGACGTAAATAAATTGTGGGGAGTATCGGACTGTGGTAATAACCATATGGATAACTCAATTAGATTTGGATGGAGATGGTTAAACGATAGTTTAGAAATATTATGGTTCAGACATTTAAATGGTAACTTTGATTTTGATAAAATAACATCTGTGGAGATTAACGAAGTAATATATTTAGATTTAGAATTAAAGGATGATAAGTACATTTTAGGGGTTAATGGTGTGGTAGTAGAAGTAGAAAGACCTTGTACACAAGACTTCAAAAGGTATTATCTATACCCATATTTCGGTGGTGATGAAAGAGCACCACACAATATTAAAATTAAACTTAAGGGTGTATGATAAATGTCACACTTTTGTCACAATTTGTCTAAGTTTGACATATAGGGTTAATTTAATTATATTTATAAATGAATGAGTAATTATGAAAATAGGTATACAAAAAATAGAAACTTTTAGTGTAACACAAACCACTAAAGAATTTGTTTTCGAAATGGATGAATTTAGAAAATGTACACCTGCATTTATTGGTAAAAAACATAAAGAATTTATGGACTATATCACTAATGATATTGAAGATATGAAATCTTTTTTAAATGACAACATGGATATATTATCTAAAGAGACATATAGAAAATTATATCTTTTAGAAATAGATCCCGTTTATGATGTAATAGAAGACAGTAGAAACCAATATGAAGATAGTTGGTTTACTATGAATAAAAATGTAGATGTAAAAGAAAAAGTATTAACTAACGCTAAATCTAAAGTAATTAATGACTAAGTGTTATTAAATTAAAGTTTTATGAAAAGACCCAAAAGAAAACAATCTTCGAATGTTCAGTACCTACTATTTGAAGATATGATAGTAGATGTTGAGAAAACAGACGAAAGTGTAATAGATATGCAAAATTCTCTCCTTACTAAATACCCAACCAAATTAATTGATAGTAGTGATGTAGGTTTAGAAACCAATAAAATATATTGTGGTGATACAGTAGAAACTATGGGTAAAATTAATGAGGGTACTATTGATTTAATTTTAACTTCACCACCTTACTTAGCATCTATAAGACAAGATAATCACAAATATCCTGGTGCTAAAGATCAGATTAAAGATAACCAATCAGTAGACGATTACTTAGAATGGATTGTAGAAAATTTTAAACAATACGAAAGAATATTAAAAAAAGATGGTGTTGTAGTATTTAATTTTAGTTATACTACTTTTAACCCATCACTACCTTATTTCCTTATTAACGAGGTATTTAATCATACTGATTTTAGAATATATGATACATTTGCTTGGAAAAAGAAATCTGCAATGCCTGTATCAGGACACCCAAATAGGGTAACAAGAATTGTAGAAATGGTTTATATATTCGCAAAGACTCCTTATTTTAAGGCGAATAAAACAGTGTCTTCAGTGTCAAGAACAGGTCAAAAGTACTACAATAATTATTATAATTTTATTGAGGCACGAAATAACGATGGTAAAGTTGAGGGTCATGAAGCTACTTTCTCCACAGACTTTGCGTCCTTCTTCATAGATTTATATTCTAAAGAAAATGAAATTGTGTTAGATAATTTTTCAGGTACTGGTACAACACCATACGCTTCTTCTAAAATGAATAGACAATATATTGGTATCGATTTAGTGGAAAAGTTTTGTGATTATGCAAGAAACAGAATATCTAAACTATACAAAGAAGAGGGGTTAATTTCTTAAAACCTACCCAATGGAAAATATTAGAACTAAAGTTAATGATATTAAAAATAATATTAAGTTATTAACTGACGAATTAATTGAAATACAAAATAAATGTTTACATGAAGATACTTCATTAAAATATTATGAAGATAGAAAACATGTGTTAAAAATATGTAATGATTGTGGAAAAATTATTGGTTACCCTACAAACGAAGAATTAAAAGAAAACGATTATTTATAAAATAATTTGTTTTATCAACATATTTTTACTATATTTACAATTATGAAAAACATACCAACAGATATCGTAAAATATATTAAAGATAAAGATGCCGTACAAGCCTACAGTGAGTTAGTAGATTTAATGGGTTTTACTGAAGATGAAGCCTCAGATATCTTAGGTGTTAAAACATTTAAAGATTTAAAATTTAAACCTCATCATATTGTACCTAACGGAGTTGCAGCAGTAGAATACTTCCCTTTAAGTGATAAAGGAGAAGGTGGTTGGTTCTCAGTAGTTGGGGGTGGAAGAACTGGTGGAAGTGGATTATATGGTGATGGGGTAACATCGTTTGAGTTGTACGCAGAAGGTATGGATAATCCTTTCACATATTTAAGTAAGGAACAAGTAACCAATGAAATGTTGGTTAGACAAAAAACAAAATATGAATTATAAATTATTAGGTATAGGTGTGTTTATGTTTCTTATCGCACAGATAATAACATGGTTTCAATTAAACTCACAATTCATTTGGAAATGGGCTAGAGATAATGAATGGGTAATTGCCTTAATAGGTATACCTTTATCATTTGCATATTTATGGGCAACTAAATATACTGTTCAAGCTTTTGGCGGTTATTTTTGGCCGGTTAGATTTGTAGGTTTTGGGGTAGGGATAATTGTGTATACTATTTGTGTAAGTCATTTTTTTAATGAAAGTATTAGTAGTAAAACAATAACATCATTAATGTTATGTTTAATATTAATTTGTATACAAGTTTTTTGGAAAAATTAAAATAAAAATTATGAGTAAAATAAAATTTCAAGTACCGACACATGATCCTTATACAGGAGAATTGAATCCACATTATGAGGAAATTACTGGTGAAAAAAACCCAATAGAATTAACTCAACAGGAGAAAATAAATATTAAGGCGTGGGGATATATACCCGATTCAACTGAGGATAAAGATATAGATAAAATGCCTAACCAAAAATGGCATCAGATAGTTTCTTTTATTAAAAGTGGCATAAGGATAATAGGGTATATATTAATACCATTTGATTTAGTAATTGCCGCATCTGTATTAGTTGTAAGTGAAATAATTGGTATTGTAGAAGAATTAGTTTAATAATTTACCTCCATATTTATATTATATGGAGAAATTAGATAAGGACTGGTTAACTAAAGATAATACTGATTTTGAATATAAAAAGTATATTCTTTTAGATTACTTGCAAAGAGTAAATAACCAATTTAAAGAAAATAAAATATATCCTTATCTTTCCGACTGTATAGAAGAGTTTAGATCCTTAAAAGATTTATTAGAACAAAAGGATAAAATCACTCCCAAAGAACTTACATCTATAGACTTCAAAAATATGGAGTTAATTTATACAACAATAGAAGACGATATCTTTGTTGAAATCCAAAAACTAATTAATTACGCCCTTCGTAGAATAAAAGGTACGATAGAAGAGGGAAGAAAAATATGTGATAATATAGAAAAAGATATTACATTTAATAGTGTGGGTATAATTACTGATAATAAAGATGAAGGTTACTTAATACTCACCACAAAAAGTAGTATTATCTACAAATATAAAATGGATAGTTTAATATTAGAAGGTAACAAATATAAAATGTTAAAAACAGAACCAATCACTACACAAAACATATCTGAGTTTAGTAGTCATGAAGATATTAAACAAGAATATATTAACCATATAGATGATATACCTATGATGACATATGGTGCACACAGTAAAAAAGAAATACCTTTTGAAAATACTTTCCTACCTATTGTAAAGAGAATTTTAATTAGAGAAATAAATAAAGATTGACTTTATTATATTCTTTATTTATATTTAAAGTTGTTATAATCTATAATAACAAAATAAAATAAAAAAATAGAAATTATGGAAACAATTTTAGTAACAGTATCAGTTTTATCTACGTTATTGGTGGTTGGGATCGTATTAGCGGTTGTGATCGTTTTTAACAAATTTAAAGGTAAGGTTGATGTAGAAAGATATAAAATGAATGAATATGATAACCAAAGAGAGATAGAGAGAATATATAATGAAATATCTTCGATTGAGGATGATATTAATAAAAAATCACATGAGGTAGAAAGAGCTTTATGGGGTGAATATGAAATGAACTCTGAAAAAACAGAAAGAGAGTTTGATGAGATGAGACGTATGATTGATAGTAGAACAGATAAATTATACGATAAAATACAGAGTCTGGAAGGTACTATTGCCGGACTAGTAGACAAAAAAGATAGTAAACAGTTATTAACTGATTAAAATAACAATAAAATAGATTATAACAAAAAACCCTCAATGAGGGTTTTTTTATTTTACACTAATAATTTCTAGTTCTAAGTCTAAAGTTTTATCCACTAAAGGGTGATTACAATCTACTATAACACTTTCTTTATCTACTTTTTTAATTTCTCCTCTTTGTGTAGTATCATCTTTTAAATTTATTAATACATAATCCCCTACTTTACAATCTTCATAAAGTAATGTTTTAGGGACAGTACCCATTAATTTTTTATTATGTTTACCATATGCTAATGATGGAGGAATTGATGTTTTCTTCACAACAATTTCTTTGGGGTGTATTTTTAAGTTGATATCATCTAACTCCGACAATAATACATTAATACCGTCAATATTATCTGGATGATCTGAAACTAAAGTAAAATCTTTTTTTTCTTCTACTAATTCTTCGTTAATATTTATTTTATAATTAACTGTATATTTTTTCTTTTCCATACTAATAAATATTTGTTTTTTTGAATTTTATTTATTATATTTACCATTATGGGAAGAGTTAAACAACTTTACGAAGAAGTGTACGTTGAAGAAATGGAAAAACATTATCAACAACTATATATGGAAGAAAAACTATATAGTCAAAGATATGGGGATGACACGGAATTGATTGACGTAGAGAAGTGTGAAGATTCAGGTATGGGTGATGACCTTCATCAAAACCTTAGCCGGAAACGCTGAGTATGCTATGGCAGCCTAATTAGATTAGATGCTAAGCACATCATGTAACTGAGTATACTTGTAAGTTGCTAAGATGTCAAAGGAAGTAAATGGTGTTGTATCGAGAGATATTGGTAATGATAGTGATTTGCCAGTGACGACCTTACAGTTAACGAAAATCTATCAATTTTTGGAAGTTTAGAAAAACTTATCCTAAACCTGTAAAAAGATCTCATATGGATGACGGGCAAGACGGGGGTTCGAATCCCCCCATCTCCACCAAAAATAAATCTTAAATACCTTTACTACTATATAATTAAACGTTATTATTGTATGTATTAATAAAAAAAATAAAATTTTAAAAAATGTCAAAAGTAGAAACAGGAAAAACAATTAAAGTCAACTATACTGGAAAATTTGAGGATGGGACAGTATTTGATACTTCTTTAGGAGAAGGTAGAGAGCCACTAAAAACAATATTAGGACAAGGAAATTTAATTCCTGGTTTTGAAAAGGGTTTATTAGGTATGAATGAAGGTGAAAATAAAACCATTGAGATTGAGCCTACTGAAGCGTATGGAGAATACTTAGATGGTTTGGTGACAGTTGTACCAAAAACACAAATGCCTGAAGGAGTTAAAGTAGGTGATGTATTACAGTCTTCTGGTGATAGAGGAACTATTAATGTTACTGTTACTGAAATTAATGAAAATGATGTAAAAGTAGACGCAAATCACCCATTGGCTGGTAAAAAATTAATGTTTGAAGTAGAATTATTAGAGGTAGAGTAATTTTTTTTTAATTTAGGGGTTGATTATTAAAAATAAAATCACTAACATTGTGTAATAATAATAACAAAAATAAAAAATCAATTTCAAAATGAGTAAAACATTGAAAAAAACAAGAGAAGAGTCTTTAGTAACTCTTTTTGGACCTTCAGGAAATGAAGTACCAACTGAATCACTAACTTATATCAGAAAAAACCCTAAAAGGTTTATCAATAAGATTACTGAAATCTATGGTTTAGAGTCAGTAGTTAAATGGGTAGGGGAATCAGTTTAAAGACTAAATAACAATTAAAGGGGACTGTTAGTCCCCTTTTTTAATTTAAAGAAATATGGCTAATCACGTATATACAACAATTAACATCACAGGAAATAAAGAAGTGATGGAAAAATTAGAAGAAATAAAAATTAAAGTTGAAGAAAATAATAATGATAATCATACTGCACTAATAAGCGGATTTTATGATAATATGGAAAATACATATGCATGGTATGGTGATAATGTTGGTGCTAAATGGTGTTATCATGATGAATTTTGGGTAGATATTGAAGGTGAGGTTGCAGAAATAATAACAACTTCAGCGTGGTATCCACCATTAGAATTTGTACAACACATATATAATATATGTTCTTCACTCGATCCAGAATGTGAGATAGACGGTGATTATGAAAATGAGGCGACTACACCTATAGGTGGATTCGTAATCAATAAAAACGGATTTAATCATGAAGAACATGATGAAGAAATAGAATATCCTGATGAAGATGATTATGAAATTCCAGAGGGTGAATACCATAGTCAAGAATATGATTATGCAATGGAAGAATTTTATGAGAAGGTAAGTGAAATCAGAAGTGATATGAAAAGTTTGGCTCATCATAATTTAGGAAATAAATTAGAGTCGGAAACTACCGAAGGGTAGATAATAACATAAATAAAAATGAATATTATGGATAAAGTAATAGAAATAGTAAACAAGTCTTGGTTTAAAGCAGCTTGTTGTGGAGGAATTGCAGTAGCATTATTTATTAATGGAAGTATTAATTATGCTTTTTTTGCTGGTGGTTTTGGTGTTAGAGAATTTTTCTTAGCATTTAAGAAGTAAAATACTCACCAATGAGAACAACTAACCCATCTTCGGATGGGTTTTTTTTATGCTTACACTATATTTATTAATAAACATAATTATGAAATTTTTAAGAAGATGTTGTGACTCAAAAAGAGAATGTTTAACATATGTTATAATATTACTTTGGGTCGGTATTGGTGTATTAGGTACATATTTTGACACTAATTTTAATGAATTAGCTGCTTACTTCATATCATTAACAGGATTTGCAGGGGCGTATATGTATGGAGAAACCAAAAGAAGTAGTGATGATACCTCTATATTTAAATCGGGTAAATCTAGTAAAAGAGAAATAATAATATATGTAACTGTTGGTTTATGGTTATTAATTGGTGTATTTACAATTATTAATCATGCAGACTTAATGGGTATGAGTGCATATTTTGCAGCACTTACACCATTTGTTGGTTCATATATAATAGGTGAAACACTTAAAAAAGAAACTGAAGACGAAGACTATGAGGATCAAATTACGGGAGAGCCAATATAGTAGATTATTAAAAGAAAATGATAAAGATTTTCTTGATGGTAGTGTTAACTTTAAAGAGATAGGTAATAAGGTTGATAAGTTTATTATAAAATGTTACAATTTTATGAGGAAACACTATCCTAGTTTTAATAACTTAAGAAATATACCTACCTACTCACAAAAGGTGGCACAAGATTTAGCAATACCAAACGCAGTATCTTTAGTTATCTGTTATAACTATCTTTTACTATGGGATAAACTCGACCCTAAAAATTATGAGGGAGATTTTAGTGAAATGTTGGGTGAGCCATTAGAGTTTTATGGGGAGTTTGAAGTTAATGAAGAAATTCCTATGAGAGGATATTTAAATGGATACCAATCAGGTAAGTATACAGGATATGCACGTAATGAAGAAGAGTTTTTAGATCAATTAGAAGACGGTGAATACTATAATTATGACGTAGATCATAACGATTATATAGAGTATCATGCGGCGGATATTGACTGGGAGGTAGATGAGGGATATCTCGATGATCACGTTGCTCAAAGAGTAAGCGATTTAAGAGATGATTTAATAGATAATGTAGAATTAGTAAATAAATAGAATGAAAGTAAAATTAACAGAAAAACAATATAGTAGATTACTAACTGAGAATACCGGTGATGAATGGGGTAGAGTTAGTAAAACTGTTGATGCTTTCACAATAAAAGTATTTAAACAAATTAGAGATAAAATCCAAAACGGTGGATTGAAAATGAATTCGGATATTGTAGACTATATAGTGAATAGTTTGGTACTTACACAAGAAGAAGCAATTATTTTAGCTCATAACTTTAAAGTTATGGTGGATTTTCATTCACAAGATGATTTAAATGAGTTATTGGGTAAACCTATGGAGTTTATGGGTATATGGCAAATACCTACTCACATACCTACAGTTGTTGAATTGACAGGTAGAGGATATCCTTCAGGTAGAGTTTACGCAATGGGTAGAACTCCACAAGAAGCATTAAGTACAATTACACATGGTTCAGAAAATGACTTTGAAGTGGGTGATATGAATGAGTTGGATTTGGATGCGGTAGTTAAGGAATTTGATATAGATATAGTAGATGGGGTATTCCCACAAAAAGGAATGGTACAAAATGATTTCTATGATGATGATATAGATGGTAAATTTGAGGTTCTACCATATATAAAAGATGATGTTAGTATGGGTATACAATCACTCCAAAACGACTTATCAAGAAATAAAATAAATAATTTATTAAAAAATATAGGATAAAAATGGGACGATTAGCAAAATTAAAAAGAGAATTAATGTTAGAATCTAATAAAAGATTATTAGGAGAAACTAAAAGTTATTTGACTGAAGATGAAAAGGAAAAGATAAAATTACCTTTCATTAAATTAGTAACTAAATATAAAGATGGATTAAAAGGTTTTATAGAGAAACTAAACACAGTAGTTTCAGACGAAAAACAATTTTGTACTAACCCTAAAGAGGCAGCTAAACAAGCCGCAGAATCTTTAGATGATTTTATCACTAGAATGTCTTTAGATATGAAAGTTAAACCAGAACAAGTTTTAGAAGCATTATATGATAAAGCGAATGGCGGATTACTTCAGACAGTTCTTAAAGTTGCAAAACCATTAGTTAGTAATTTTGGTGGTGCAGTACTTTCTAAAGAAATCTTAGATGAAATAGAACAACATATGAGAACAAAGTATGGTACAATTGGTAGAGGTATAAACTCAATGATGACTGAAATTATGTCAAAATTAGGTGTTACTGTGGATGATATATGTAAATAAATAGGTAATGAAGATTAAACTAACAGAATCACAATATAAGAAGATTGTCCTAAGAGAGTTTGGAGAAACAGTTACTGACCCTAAACAATGGTATCTTAATATATTATCTTGGGTAGACTCACCTAATGATTTAACATTTAAAAGTAGTCCACATGAAGTAGTTGTTTTCGATCAAGATGGGGTATACTTAGGATATTATGATAAAGAACAAGGTTTTGGATTTGTGGTTAATGAGTATAATATAGATACTATAGATGATGATGACGATGAATTAATTGAGGAAGAAGAGGGTGGCACTTCTGATTCCGGTGGTTCAAGTGGTGGTGGATCAGGTTCAGTTTGGAGTGTTTCACCCAATAGAGGACCAGCGAATACATTAGATAATAGTCCTTGGGGTGTTAGCCCTACAAGAGGTCCTGCAAATACATTAGATAATAGTCCGTGGTCGGTTAGTCCCAATAGAGGACCAGCGAATGAATTAAACTAATTACTTAGATTTTGGTTTTGGTGTTGGTGTTGTTGTATTAGCTGGCTTTGGTTTAGCTGGTGTTGGTTTTCTTTTTTTACATCCACATCCCATAATATTTGTTTTTTTTAAATTTTTTTATTAACTTTAATAATAAATACACCCAAAACCATTAATTGTAAATAAAATTTGTCATAAATTTGTTACATAATAATTTGGTTTTTTAATATATTATACCTATATTTGTATAAATTAATTGTTATGGATAAGAAATTTTTAAAAGACGTACTATCAATACCATCAATATCTGGTAATGAAAGTATGTTGAGAGATTATATCGTAGAATTTGCAATAGATAATCAAATTGATTATGTGTTAGATAAAAAAGGTAACGTATATCTAACTAAAGGTAAGGATAGAGTAACTTTAGGTGAATACTACCCTTGCGTAGTTTCACACATAGATACCGTACACAGATCACATATAGATTTAATTAACGAGAAAAGAAGGTTAGACATTGTAGAGAATGTTAAAGGTGATTTAATTGCATATAATCCATTAACTAATGAACAAACAGGTATTGGTGGAGATGATAAGTGTGGTGTGTTTGTGTGTTTATCACTTTTCTTACATATGGATATTTTAAAAGGTGCGTTTTTTGTCGAAGAAGAGATTGGTATGTTAGGATCTAGAGAAGCTTGTGACGAATTCTTCAAAAATGTGGGGTATGCAATACAATTCGATGCACCATCTGCCAATTGGATTACTGAAGTATGTAGTGGTGTTAAAATTTTTGATGATGAATTTAAGGATAATGTAAAAACAGTTTTAAGTGAAGGTGGTTATACAAAATTTAGTAATGATCCTTTTACGGATGTAAATCAGTTAGCCCAAAAATTTGACTTCAACTGCATAAACTTAGGTTGTGGTTATTACCAACAACATAGAGATACTGAATATGTTGTAATTGATGAAGTAAAGAAATCTTTACATATGGGAATTAAATTAATACATCATTTAGGTATTAATGATTATAAAAGAAATGTTGTTCAATACGAAGAAGAAGTAGAAGACATTAAGGAATATGATAATTGGTTTAAATATATTGAAAATGATTATGATATCGTATCAGATAAAATAGTAGATTCTGTTATAGATATGTATGAGGATGGTTTTAATCCAGAAGATATTAAAATGTATATATCCGATCTTTTACAAATAGAAAGTTATGAATAAATCAGAAATACAAAAAATAATATTATGGTGTATTATTGCCATATCCACCTTTATTGGTGTTTTAACTATATTACCCGTGGTTGGGTATATTTTAATAATTTGTGGGATAGTTATTCCTAGCTATCTTTTATATGTAAACTATTACGAAGAATGAAAAACCTATTAGAAGAGAAAGACATTGCATTAAAAATATTAAAAGAACTAAATAAATTAGTAACAATTCCTGACAGAGGATTTTTGGCTGGTGGTGCAGTTGCAAATACACTATTGAGGATGAAGAATGGTAAAGGTGTACATGATGATAACCTTTACCCCATAAACGATTTAGATATATTTGTAGAGGCGGACCATGAAAATATTCAGGGTAATACACCATTAAGAACAAAAGAATTAGTTATACAAGAAGGTTATTATGCTGGTGATATCGGTTATGATGACGCATCTAATTACAGAATATTAGAAGTTTTAAGGGATGGGTTATTAAATACAATAGTCATATCTCAAATAATTGATTTACAAAATAATAGAGATTATATGTATATCTTAAATGGGTTTGATTTCAATTGTTGTCAGATAGGTATTGATTTATCAACAGGAAATCTTTATTATACACCTCAGTTCGCAGAGTTTTATAGGACAAATCAGTTAGATATTTCTGCTATGTATACTCCGGGACATACCGCTATCAGATTATTTAAAAAGATAAAAGAATTAAACTGTTATTGTGATGTAGATAAGTGTATGGAAATACTTTCACAACCCTTAATACATTCTATTAGGTGGAGATTGATGCCAAGACAATGGGGGTTTTATTTCAGTCATAAATATAAAGATATGTTTATGGAATATTTTTCTAAAATAAAACCATATTTTAAAATGGTAAAATTTTTTGATGATAAAAAAGAAATGTGGTTTAAACGACATGAAGAAATTAATGGTACTAAAAAGTCACAAGATAGTAAACATATTTCTAATTGGTTAAATCCTGAAGTTAGTATTCCTGAAGGAGACTTAAGTAAATGGTCAGAATATAATGATAGACTTTGGGCACTGCATCCAGTAAAGTATACTGAACCTAACATGAAAATAATGGATAAAGCTTATTTGGGGTATAGTTCTCCCATTGCATTTATTAATGCGTACCACTATGTAAGTGGTAAGATAAAAAAATCGTTACATAAAAAATGTGATTTAATTATTAATAATTCAAAGTATCTTCAAAAGATTATAATGATAAACTTAGAGTTCGCTAATTGTGATTTTAGTGTAACACAAATAAAAGAATTAGATGAGTACTGTAAAAGAGAAATAGATTTTATATTTGCAATACAAAAATACGGATTAAATTTACAAGAGTCATTAGTGTTATTCAAAGACATTAAAAGAATACAAAATAAAGAAGGCGAATGGTTAAGATATATTATTGTAGATTCGTTAAAAAAGAATAATAAAAATATTAAACCTACTTATGAAAGTATTTCAAAAGACATTAATGTATATAAAGAAATGATGTCTAAACCACTAACTCAACCCCTTATAGACTCTAATAAGTTATCTTTACCTTCAGGTATTACTATAAAAGAAATACTTAGTGAGACAGAAATGCAATGGGCAGGAAACAAACTTAAAAATTGTATTAACAATCAGAGTCAGGGTTATAAAGAAAAAATAGAAAGTGGTTTAGTAAGAATATTTATCATTATGACTAAAGGTAGTACCTCAGCTTTAGAGTTACATTTAGATAATAAAGATTCAATAGATATTAAAGAAAGACAGTTGTTATCATCTTGTAATAGAAAACCTAGTAGGTTTCACAGAATAATTGCAGATATGTTGATAAATTACATTAGTATAGAATTGTTAGAGAGTAAATATATTAATAGAAAAAAACTACATAGTGATTTACTAACTTTACACACCGGTTTATTAGCAACTACATCTGATGATACTACAGATAACAATGAAGAAGTGTTTGGGTTAGATGACTTAGGTGATGTGTTTGGTAATCCTCCTCTTGAGGATGCGGTTGAAGATGAGGGAGAATACAACGATGACTTCCAATTTGACTTCGGAGATGATATATTTACCGATAGACCAACAAGACCTGAAGGTATAGATACTACAAATAGAGATGGGGAAACAAGACACATTAGAGAATGGGTTAGTAGAACGATAACCCCTCAACCAGTGGACTACACAGTTAATACTACTTTTATAAGAAATCCTCGTGTTGAATATCCTTTGGATAACGATTTATTTAGTGAATAGTAAATTAAATGTTTAACTTTTTTTTCTAAAGTTTAAACAAATCTAGTAGAACATATTATTATTTTCAGATATTTATAGTAAAAGATAAATATGCCTATATATAGTGATGAATATGGAAATGAGAGTAGTTTATTGTTCTTAGGGAAACATACAGTCAAAGAATTTGAAGATAACTTTGATATGTACTACGATAAATATAGAGATATATCTAACAAAAGGGGATTTTTTGGGGAAATTAAATTTGTAATTTCTTACGGTGTCGTTTGGATATACGTTATAATAGAATAATTACTCTTCTTCAGTAAGTGAACCTAATTCTTTATTAAGTTCATATAAACCACTACCACTATCTCCAATTATTTTAATATCATCAATAATAGACTTAAATTTATTTTCTTCTTCTCTTTGCTCGATAACAAACCATTGCATAAAGTTTTCAGTTTTAATATCTCCTTTTTCTTTACACTTAGATACTATATCATTAATAGAGCTACTCACTCGCTTCTCATTCATTAAAGAATTTTCAAAATGACTTAATATATTAAATTTTTCATCTAAATCTTCTAAGTAATTATAGTTAGGTATTTGTGGTGTAACATCTTCATCTAATAAATACTCAACTAATTTTAACATATGTTCTCTTTCTTCATCAGATTGATCTAAAAAGAATTTAGATATACCAGAATACCCGTTAATACTAAATTGTGTGGATAAGTATAAATAATAGAATGATGCGTTATTTTCTAACCAGATCTGTTCGTTGATTAAATTTACAATTTCTTTATCTAATACATTAGATATCTTCTTCAGTTCTTTTCTTTTGTACATACTGTGCTTTACCTATTTCTGCTCTTCTTATTACAGATGGTTTAGTAAACTCTTCTCTCTTTCTACATTCTCTAGCAACCTTAGTTTTAATGAATTTACTTTTCATTTCTTTAAGTGCCCTCTCTATATTTCCTTTTTTTACGTTTACTTTTAACATCTTCTTTACAATTATATTTCTTTTTTGGTAATAATAAAGTATATTTGTATAAATATCAACAAAAATATGAAAATTTTTAATATATTTAAGAAATCTTTAGTAGTTAAAGTAGTAGATAAAGAATTCAATGTAATTAAAGATAATATTAAAATAAAAAAAATTCCTGTCGTTGGAGAAAAGATTTATTTTGACGAAAATATCATATATATAGTTTCCGATATTATACATTATGTTGGTAATCATCAAGCTATATGGTTAGTAGTAAATGAACAATCTGAAGAAAATTCAATAAAAGCGACATTAAACGTATCTTTATAGTAAATTTTTATATATTTATATAAAAAAATATTTTGTATAAATTAAGAGACTATATAATTGAATCTGAAAATACTGAATTAAGTAAGGTAGACAAAAAAATATTAACCATTATTCATGATAAGGTATGGGAAGAACATGCTGATGATCCTAAATTAAATTATGATATAATAGAAGAATTAAGAAATTTAGATGAAATTTTTTTACTCCGTATATATGATTTTTTAAAAAATATAATGGGGTTTGATGATCCAAAACAAATAGAGTATTATATAAAATTATTTATAAATAACTTTCAAGAAGACGGAGAGTATAATAAACTAACAACACAAGGAGAAAATATAATACCCGGTCCTAATTACCACCATCAGGCAGTTGCAAATAATTTAAATCTACCACCTATACTGGTTATAGATATGAAAGAAACTTGGGATAGAGACATGTCAGTTTTTTATGATATAGTAAATGATAATCATTATGAAGTAGGTACTGAAGATGAAACATTGAGAGCAATAAATGATTCATTACAAGATAGATACTATAACTTTCAGGAGGCAGCCCAATTCGAAGGTACAGTGAATGGATTAATAAGTTATTTATATATAGATGATGCAGATAAAAGAATTATTGCAGGTGAATATGCAGAATCTATAGAATCAGATAATGGTATTGTTAAAATAATTAGTATGATAAAGGATTATGATAATAGCGATGAAGTTATAAAACTAATTAAAAGATTTTATCAGTTAGCACAGAATGTAGATGATCCAATGAATAGTGGTATCCCTAAAAAAATAGAAATGGACCAAATAGAGGATTCTCTAAGGGAAAGATTAAGAGAATTAATATATAATGATGAATACAATAAAATGGCTAACTACATTGGTGATTGGTTAATTGATCATGGTTATATAACACAAGATCAAAAGTGGGGTAATTATGAATTCACTGAACCCTATTTAAATAAGTGGAAGGAAGTAGATGTTAGTAAACTACCAAAGTGGTTAAATTTCGATAGAGAAGGGTTTATTGAAGATCAGACTGAGCTCGATAGGGCAGGTGAACTAAGTAACATAGACGACTATTATGATACGGAAACGATAGATGGTGATACTTATTATATAATACAGATAGATTATTAAGATGAAATTATTTAAACTATACGAACAAGTAGAAGAAGAACAAAAGGAAACGCAAGAACCTACATTAATTACTCTTACTCCAATAGATAAGAGATTTCTCCAATTAATGGCAGATAAAGATGTGGATTGGTCTGATGGTGCAGAGATTTGGAGGTTCTTAACTGATACATTATATATTGAGGATATGGAACTTAAAATGAGATTAACATATCTTTATATGGAACAACTTGTGGATGAGGATGAGGGAGAAACCTACGATGATTTAGAAAAGGTTGATTTAGATATGGAAAAGATTAACTCTGAATTTGATGACAAACAATTAGCACTAGCAGAATATTTTGACTTACCACCATTTTTAATGGAAGAGGGTGGTTATAGTCACTATGGTTTAGATCAGTATGAAAACGAAGATGATGGTGGAACATATGCAATAGGTGATGAAGATGAGATGGATGACGCAATGAATGATTACGCACAAAGTAGAATAGATGATGGTGTTGAATATATGGAAGATTGGTATTTGGAAAATCATTTAGAACCAAACGATTCCGCCATTGAACAATTTGCGGAAGAAGAGGCGGATAATAGATTAAGTGATATGACAGATGAAGAGATATTAGAAGAAGCTGGTTATGATGATATGGATGATGCCAAAGAGCAATGGGAAGAAAAAGACAGTGAAAAAGATGATATCGAAGAACGTATGAATGACTTAGAGTCGGAAAAAGAGGAGTTAGAATCAGAACAAGAGGACTTGGATTATGAAGAAGATGAAGATGAGTACAATAGATTAGAAGAGGAGATAGATTTGAAACAAGAAGAGATTAATGATTTACAAAGTGAGTTAGATGACTTAGAAACTGAGATGGAAAACCTACAAGAAATTTATCAAGGAGAATTTGTAGAACAAGCCAAAGATGAGTTAAGAGAAAATTATACCCAAAATACTGTGGATGAAATTAGAAGTGATGGTGTTAGTTATTTTGTTGATAATCTAGGTTTTGATAGAGAAAGTGCTATAGATAGTTTTTTCTGGTTGGATGAAGATAGTCTCAGAGAATCAATTAAAGATGATGAAGGTTATGAAGCCTTAGCTAGTTATGATGGCAACTACGATGAAATAAATATGAATGGAGTCCTTTATCTCATAATTAGAACCGATTAATTGTAATTCTATCCACCAAAACGCTCATTTAATCCCATAATTATACCGTTTATTTACATTTTGATAACTTTTACCTATATTTATTAAATAGAAGGTATCTATTTCGCATAGATATTAAAAAAAAAGTATTATGGAAAAGTATAAATATATAAAATATATTATCGTAACATTAGTTATGATGATATTCTCAACACATGCAATAACACAAATAACATCATACCCACATACATCGACATTCGCATCAGATTTTGGAGATTGGGCACAATCTGGAACAGATGATTTTGATTGGACAAGAACATCATCAGGAACACCATCAGCAGGTACAGGACCTCAATCCTCAAATGGTGCAAATAGCACCACAGGATATGTTTTTACAGAAACATCGAGTCCTAGAACAAATAGTGAAACGGCTAGAATATATTGTACTTATGATTTGACTAATAAAACAACTGCAAGTGTTACATTTTATTATCATATTTATGCCTCTTCTGGATATGGTCCGGGTACATTAAGACTTAAAATATATAAAGGAAATTCATCATCAGGAGGTACAATGCACTATCCTTGGACTGTTACAACATCACATAATGGTTGGCAACAAGCAACAGTTGATTTAGATAGTTACGTAGGATATTCTTATGTACAATTAGCGTTTGAAAGTACTACTGCGGCAAGTGGAGATGTTTGGCAATGTGATAACTCAATTGATGAGGTAGTAGTAACTGCATCATCTGGTGGTGGTGCTGGTTTAATTACTATAGCAAGTCAAGACTTTAGTAGTTTAGTAGATGGAAATGCAATAACAACTTCATCTTCCGGTAATCCATATCAGATAGATAATAGTTCTAATTGTACTACTTCAGATACGTGGGTAATAAGTACTTCAGACGCTACAGGATCTAGTTGTAGTGGATGTTCAGGTAATAGAGCAAGAATAGATTATGGTAGTTCAAGTTGTGTACAAGACAATGATTTAATAATTAAAAATATTTCACCAACGAAAGATGAAGTAGAAATAAGTTTTAATTATGGGTACGAAGATTACGATGGAGATGATAGTTTTAAAGCAATTTTATATAATGAGACATCTTCTTCGATAGAACACACATTAATAAATACAACAACAGATTGTGATGATTGTACTTATTCTCAGACTAAATCAGTAACTGCAGGTAATAGTTATAGTTTAAGATTTGAATATATTGCACATTATGATTATGGATTAACTATAGATAATATTCTAGTAAGGGAACAAGGTAGCGCACTACCAATTGAATTAGTAAGTTTTACTGGTGAGTATGATGGAACTAACATTAAACTAGACTGGGTTGTAGCTTCTCAGTTAAATAATGATTATTATACCATAGAAAAATCTTATAATGGTTATAATTGGGAAACTATATCTACTGTATTAGGTGCTGGAAACTCCAATCAATTAATGTCTTACACTACATATGATGAAAGACCTATAATTGGACATAATTATTATAGATTAACTCAAACAGATTATGATGGTATGTATGAAACATTTTCACCCATTGCAGTAACAATTAAGGGAGAAAGAAAAGAGATAGTTAAAATATATAATCAGATGGGACAAGAAGTAGATGAAAATACTAAAGGTTTTGTAATAATAATGTGGGACAACGGTGATGTAGAGAAAACTATTGTGGAATAAATTTAATATCTTTTTTATTGTATTAAGATATTTATTCGTATATGAAGAAGAAGCACATTATTAAATCAGGAAAAAGATTGATTAAGAAAAAAATTAAATCAATCAAAGAAAGTAAGCAACCTAAATTTTTATTTGAGGGCAAGTTAGAAGATTTAAGAAAATCTTGGGCTGAATTTGTTAATGGTGCAAGAAGAGAAGGTAAAGAAACTACTGAAGCAGCAAAGATACTAGCAAAAATTATTAATAAAAAAGATGTAACTGAAGAAGATAAAAAATTTCTTAAATCCCAATCTAAAGATTTAGCTCGTATAGTGGCATTGATGGGGTTAGGTGCAGTATCTATGGCATTACCTATTGCTTTAGAAAAGGTATTAAATAAATGGAATATAAGTATTATGCCTAAAAGTCATACTACTGAAGAAGATGAGGTAGAAGAATTAAATGAATCTACAGGTAATCTGTTATATTCTGCGGTTGTGTTAGACGATGATGATCAAGATAACTTAATTATGTTTGTTGATAATTATGTGGATATACCATTAAATTGGAAAAAGATTGCTCACCATATGACTATGGGTTTTAAACAACCAGTACCACAACACTTAAGAGATGATATAGGTAAGACAGTACAATTAACAGTTAAAGAGATTGGTGTTTCAGAAGATGCAATTGCCGTAAAAGTAGACGGTTATCATACTAATAATAAAATCCCACATATTACTATTGCAATACCTAAAGATGGTAAACCATATAACTCCAACCTTATTACCGATTGGAAACCTGTAGACGAAGAAATTATCATTAAAGGAAAAGTGAGAGAAATCTATTCTTAATCATATTTATTAGTATATGATTAGATTCAAAGACATACTAAAAGAATCCGAAGATTTAGATACACTAGTTAATAGAAAACTATTAAATATAGTTGCAGAAAAGTTTGATTTAAATATTAGATATGGTGATCTATCCAACCCAATAATTGAGCAGATAGAAGAAAAAGGTATTGTTAAATTTATGGAAGAGACATTGGTATTAGATTACCAAAAAATTTCAGAGTTATGTTGGATAATATTTTTAAATGGACCGATAGATTATTTAACTGATTCTATAAAAACAGATGAAACGTTTTATGTGTATGAAGTAGGTCACTATGGTGAAATACAAGAAGAACAAGTGGAGTTAGATGGTGAGTGTGGAGATTGTGATGGAATGGGTACACAAAATAATGACTGCCAAACTTGTCAGGGTTCGGGAGAATATGATTATGGTGAAGGTAATGTAGAGTGCGAAGACTGTGGTGGTGGTGGAGAATTAGAAGATGATTGTCAGTATTGTGAAGGATCTGGTGTTGATTACTATACTGAGGATGAATATCATCTAACAGATGATACAATAATATTTTACAGTAACGAACCTAATTTAGATAAACCTTTAAAAAGTGAAACTGGAGAATGGGAAAGCTTTGAAAAGTGGTATTATGAAAATAGTGGTCTTTTAATAACAATGTATGAAAGATGGGAAGACACAGATTCTAGTTTTGAAATAGATAATTTAGAAGATAAGGAAGGAAAAATTAGTGTGTATTATCCACAAGGCGATATAAGTTTTGACAATATAAGATTTAGAACGTATTTTAGAAATTTAATTGAACATAGATAATGATAAAGTTTATTAACATAATGGAAGAATACGGTGCAAACTTTAGAAAAGATAATTACACCGCACCAAAATTAGATACTCTAATTAATAGAAAGTTAATGAACATAATTTCACAAAAGTTTGATTTTGATTATTTTAGAGGTGCAGCATCTAAGTGGGGTTGGAGTAGTAAAAGACATATATTTTTCAATAGGTATTTCAAAGGTAATGATGAAGAAAAGAATAGAGATTTACCATATAATAATATCTATCAATTTATGAAAGATTCGTTATTTTTAGATGAAGATAAAATAAATGAATTAGCATTTCTTTTGGCAACTAATTTAAAGGTTAAAGATTGGATGACAGATCCTATTTTAGAACCGTATGATTATTACTTTTATGATATTCATTATTATGATGACTATGTAAGTGATCAAGAAGAGGAAGAATGTGAGACTTGTGAAGAATGTGGTGGTAGTGGATATGAAGATGAAGATTGTGGGTATTGTGATGGTGAAGGAGAACAAAGATTAGAATGTGGGTATTGTGACGGTGAAGGAAGTTTTAGAGATGATGAAGGAGAAGAAGAACAATGTGACGAATGTAATGGTGATGGATACGAAGAAGTAGAATGTGATGAATGTCATGGTGATGGTAGATCTGATGAAGATTGTCATTGGTGTGGTGGAGACACAGAGATATGTGAAACTATGTATTATAAAGAAATTAATGAAATGCTAATTAAATTAATATCACCAGTAAAATTACCATCTCCGGGTACACAAATACGTAATTACTACACTGAGAGTTATACTGATTGGAAAGATAAGATTGAAAACGATGAAGGGGTAATTGTCCTAAGTGATGAAGTTTTTGATACCGAACAAGATGAATATAATCCAGATAATGATAGTTATGAGAGTCCTTTATATGAACAGGCGGATAAAATTAAATATTTTGGAGAGAATACTCTTAGAAATGAAATGGAGGAGTGGAGATTCGGTCAAACAAATCACCCATTTAAATCAGTATTAAGATGATGAAACTATATAACCTCATATCAGAATCTAATGACAGTAACGTAACGTATACTGAACTAACTCCCGTAGATAGAAAGTTATTACAGTTTATGTATGATAAAGGAATTAGTCAAAATACTGATAAACTAATATATAAATTTTTAAAAGATACATTGGCGATAGATGATTTAGAAACACAAGTTAGATTAATTAATTTATATATGTTAAATGCACCTTCTGCACGTAAACATAAAAGAGGTTTCTTAGATATGGATAAGGTAGTAGAGTTAGATACTACTGCTAGTAATGATTATATTAAAGTATTGTCAGAATTTAAAGGAATACCAGAGACATTTGTTGTTGAAGTTTATAAAGGAGATATAAGGGATTATTATAACACTTATCTACCAGAGTATAGAATTTTTGATGTTGCTAGAGGTGGTTATGAAACTTATCAAATTGCTAGAGATTATGATGAAGCGTGGAACGCAGCACAAACTAGAGTGTATGATATAATTCAAAGTGAAGGATATGATGCATTAAATCAAGAATGGTTAATGGATTACGTACAACCAGATGAAAGGGAAATAGAGTTATATGTAAGAGAAGGGACAGAAGAAAGGGTGAGAGATTACGATGAAGATGAATTAAGAGAGGAATTGTTTGGTTATAATAGTGAGGAGTGGAATGAATATGAAGGTGCAGAGGATGACACTAAATTATATAAAGAGGAGATAAAAAAACTATCATTAGAAATTCAAGAGAAAGAGTTTAAAAAAGACAATGTTGAGTCAGAATTAATAGTATTAGAAAAAGATATTGAAAGATTAGATTATTATAGTGATGACGAAACTAACTATAGGGATATGGAATATAGTGAAGAGATTGAGGAGTTACAAAGTACCTATAATAATTACAAACGAATTTTTGACGAATTGGAAACATATTTGGAGGAATCTTATAGAGAATTAGATAAGCTACAAACCAATTTAGAAGAAAGTAAAACCCTATTAGAAAAATATAGTGGTGAAAGTCTTATTGAAATGTATATTGAAGAAGTAACTGCCAATAGAACAGAAGAATTCGTAGATGATATAGACAGTTTTTTAGATTATGGGAGTATGGAAATTTCTGAAGCATATGAGTACGGTTATATAGACATTGATAAAGATAAGGTTATGGAAGGTGCAGTCAGTGATGATGGGTTAGGACATTGGTTAGCGGGGTACGATGGATATGAAAATGAAGAAACAATTACACAAGAAGATGGTAATTATTCCGATACTTTTTATTTGTTTAGGAATAATTAATTGACATTTAAATAATATATTATTATATTTAATCAAAATTAATAATAATATGTCGGAAAGAGTAAAACACCCTAAACATTATAATAGAGGAATTGAAATGTGGGACTATTCACATTCACATAATCTTGATTTTTTCGAAGGTAATATTGTAAAATATGTTACAAGATGGAAAGATAAAAATGGTATAGAAGATCTCTATAAGGCAAAACAGTATTTAGATAAACTTATTTCACTAAATGAAGTTTTAGAAAAATAGACATATTTATTTCCAAAAAAAGTTATGGAAAAATATTTTATTAACGAAGTTTTGGAAATGGATTGTGATGACAATGGAAATCTAACTGTTAAATTTGTTTTAGAAGAAGATGAAGAAAATACATATAGGTTGTTAGAAACAAACGAATATTATTATTGGGTTGATGAAAACTATAATGATGAAATAAGTGGTGAACCACTTACAAATGATTGGGATGAGGAAGAACATTATTCAGACGAAGGTTTTAACTTTATACAATGGAAAGATTATAACCACAGTGAAGAAGTTGTTATAGAGTTTATTAAAGATAGTTTTTTAAGTAAAGAAGAATTACCAAATAAAATAAAAATAAAATGAAAAGATTAACAATACATTTAAAAAGAGTCAATAAGAAAACAGAAGTTATTGATGGTAAAACTAGTAGTAAGATTTTTAATACTTTATCTTATAGAGTTAAAGATGAAGATGAAGCAAATATTATAGTAAATAACATCAACGAAAACGAAAAGCCACGTAACAATGTAAAAAAGTGGTACTTATCCGGTATTAGATAATTTATTAAGTTTTTTATATATTTATATATAAAAGACGCAAATGAGCAATATTGACAAATTAAGACAACTAGTTGAGGATTTATCACTACGAGATCACGATTTAATACAAAAAGTTCAACATTTCGATATTTTAGAACACGTATTTTTAACTTCTCCTCGTCCTATGGCTATTATGGCAGAAGATTGGAAATATCTGTTAGTAAATGAATTGTTTGCTGAACTTTATGGGTTTGAAAACCCTAATGATATGGTGGGGAAAAGACATTATGAATTATTCCTTAAAATTCCTGAAAGACCTATTGATGAAATTAATAGTAAGTTAAATAATGAAGGGAGTTGGCAAGGTGTTATAAAATGTCCACATAAGTCAGGACAAGATTTTATATCTAAAATTACATTAAAAAAAGTTGATGGTAAGGATGTATTACTTTGTACTTGTGAAGTAGTAAAAGATAATTAATAATGGGTAATAACGGAAATCAAAATGGGTGGAATGAATATTCACGACTTGTCTTAGCAGAATTAGAGAAATTGAATAATAAAGTAGATTCACTAACTGAGGAAAATAACGACATTAAACAAGAACTATCTAAATTAGAACAATTTAAAGACGAAATATCTTCATTAAAAGATTGGAAAGGTAATGTAGATGAAGTATCTTCACCTACACAATTAAAAGAATTACAAAAAGAAGTTAGTGATTTAAAAACATTTAAAACTATGTCTACTACTGTATGGGTGGTAGTACAGATTATTTTTGGTATTGCGGCAACTTTATTTGGGCTTTATTTAAAATCTAGTTGAGGTTTAGTAACTAAGTTTACTTTTAGATTAACCCCATTTTCTTTACCCCACTCCTCAAACGCAATAGCGTGAGGTTCTCTATCTTCATACATTTCTATTAATTCAGTATTTGGAAACCTATTTAAAAGACTTACAATAGTATTTAACTTACTATTTAAAGTATCTCCATCATCTTTATAATGGTATTCATCAAAAACAATATCATTACTGTGTAATATATCTTCTACTTGATCTTTTTGATTTGGTAGTCTTCCTGTTAACATAACCATATAAGTGTTAGGTGTATCACTTTCAATAACATAATCACTTATTGTAGATTTAATAGGTTGGATATCGAATACTTCTGTATCTAAAGATTCTCTTTTACTCCACCATCCTCTGTGTGGGTATGGGGAACCAGTTTTTTCTTCCCATTCTACTTTACCTTTTTCTGGTAGAGGTGTGTCCATCAAAGTACCATCAAAGTCAAATATTGCAATCTTGTTAATATCTAAAGGGTCTCCTACTGTTTCCATAATTAATCTGAATTTACTTACTGTTACACATTCGTTTAAATCTAATACACTACCTTGTACCCAAGGAGTGAAATCTTCTAACGAAGTTTTATGTTTTTCTCCGTTATAAACAAAAGTAATCATTTTTTCGTCAAAATCCAAATCTTTATCTAAAAATTGTAATTTTCCGTCACCACTAGACCATTTTTTAGTCCAACTATGATGTGTAAACCCACTTTTTTTAAGGAATTTCTCAAACTCTTTTTTTAATATTATTTTTTCTGTGTAATTTTCATCCTCCTCTAATTTATGTAATTTTCGTTCTAGTTCTGCGTTTAATACTTCTTTGACATATTCTGCACCTGCATCGTCAATATAATCACTACTCCAATAGGCATCATCTAAATCACAATTACCACAAGGGTTTAGTTCTTCTTCTAAATCTTGTAAATCACTAAATGTAAAAATACCATGTTCTTTAATTTTCTCTAATAAATCTTCATATGGTATCTTTATGGTGTGTGGACCATAAGAAAATTGACTGGTGTAAGGGACGTAAGTAATTTCATCTTCATACACTTTTGTTACTTGTTCTGATCTATACCTACCAGTTTCACCATTTAATGCCCATACATATTCATTTATTACATCTTCTTTATCATCATTAGTAAGAAAGTCATCTAAATATTCGTATAGTCCACCATCGTTGTCCATACCACCATATTTAGGATCATCAACATAAACACCTACTATATCACCTATCTTTTTTATAATATCTAATGTTTTATCATTATACATTACATAGTTGAATTCTTCATTATCATAATCTTCATTATTAGCACCATCATCACCAATTCTCCAAGACTGATCTCCAACACCAGATATAAACTGTTCAAAGTCGCCACCATCACCCGCAATTTCTAATCCATCTCTTTCAAAATTAACACAAGGGGTTTTTACATATCCGCTAGAATCGCAATAATAAAAATTATCACCCAATAAAGTCTTAACTAATTTATTGTGTTCATCACTAGGGTAATAAACTTCTAATACTTCATCTTCATCACCATCTTTTTCTTTTAGTCTTTCTACAAATTTGTATAATGCATCTCCCCTATTAACATTTTCAATGGTTTCCCAAGGTATTCTAAATTTATCATTTCCAATATCAACATAAGATTTGGTATCTTTATTTAAAAACCATAATGCGTACCATTGTTGAGCTTCTTCATTAGTAAATCCTAATGTAGTTTTTAACCACTGTAACACCTTTGCTTTACTAGGGTAAGTACCAACAAACTCTTTATTGATAAAATCTATTATTTTTATTTCTAATTTAGAAAATTTGTCCATAAAATTAAATTTATAACTATAAATATTAAAAATAAAGTAATAAATTTGGATAATTAAAAAAAATATTATACTTTTATGGTATGAATATTTTTATATTAGACGAAGATCCGAAAAAATGTGCTGAGTATCACAACGATAAGCACGTAGTTAAAATGATATTAGAAAGTGCACAACTTTTATGTGGTGTCCATCATATGGTAGAATCAGGTTTAGATGTACCTTATGGTTTATCTCATAAGAACCACCCTTGTTCCATATGGGCAAGAGAGTGTATAGAAAATTATGTGTGGTTATGTGATTTAGGTATTGAGTTATGTAAAGAATATACCTACCGTTATGAAAAGAGACACAAATCACAAGACATAATTGAATGGTGTATGATTAATCATCCTCCTTTGGAAGAATTAGGTAAACTAACACCATTTAGATTGGCGATGCCAGAAGAATGTAAAATTGGTAATGCGGTGGAGTCATACAGAGAGTACTATATTAGAGAGAAAAAACACTTTTCTAAGTGGAAAAAAAGAAATATTCCACATTTTATGGAAGAATGTTTGGCAGTTTAAAATATTTGCCGTATATTTGTAATAACAAAAATAAATAACTATGGAATACTTAAATTTAGAACAAATCGGAGCACAGTGTCCTTCGGCATTAACACAGACACAATCAAGACATCTTTCACACATTTACAAACACATTCCTACTACTAGGGTAATTGATATCTTAGAAGAGAAGAATTGGAAACCAACCGCAGCGATGCAAACTCGTACTCGTACAGGTTACGAAGATACTGTACCATTCAAGAAACACATTTTACGTTTCAGAAACACAGAGTTAGATAACCTTTCATCTGAGATTGGAGATACTCACCCAGAGATTGTATTAACGAACTCTCACAACGGTAGATCATCCTTCAAATTTCATGTAGGACTTTTCAGATTGGTTTGTAGTAACGGATTAGTAGTTGCAGATCAGACTTTTGATGAATATACTATTCGTCACAAAGGATTTAAAAAATCCTCAATCTTAGATACTGTAGGACAGATTACTACACATATCCCACAGGTTGTTGGTAAAGTACAAGGTATGATGGGTGTGGAACTCACACCTCAACAACGAAGAGATTTCGCACAACAAGCGGTAATCGAAAGATGGGGTAAAGACAGACACGTTAACTTAGACGAATTACTAACCATTAACAGAGCCGCAGACAAAGGAAATGATTTGTGGACAGTATTCAACAGAATACAAGAGGGAATGATTAGAGGAGGTTTAAATACCTACGTTAAAAAAGACGGAAAAATTAAATATAATAAAACCAGAGCAGTTAAGTCGATAGATGAAAATCTAAAGGTTAACAAAATGTTGTGGAGTTTATCAGAGACTATGGTGTAATAGTGGTTTGATTTGTTTGTAAAATTAGGGGGAAGAAATTCTCCCTTTTTTTTTGTTTATTAAATTATTTTTTCTATATTTGTATAAACAAATTAATTATGCCACAGATATATGAAGTAGGAGGATGTGTAAGAGATGAAATCATAGGGGTACACACCAACGATATTGATTTCACATTCGTTTTAGATAATACCGATCAAACAGTAGACGAGGGATGGGACGAAATGTTAACCCATTTAAAAACTGAAGGGTTCAAAATATTTTTGGAAACCAAAGATTGTTTTACTGTTAGAGCTAAGTTCCCTAAAGGACATGTGAATGAAGGGTTGGTTGCAGACTTTGTAATGGCTCGTAAGGAAGTAGGTTACATATTAGGAACACGAAAACCTATATTAGAGTTAGGTACATTGGAAGATGACTTAAGGAGAAGGGATTTTACTCTTAATGCATTGGCAAAAGATTTAGATGGAACTATCGTTGATTTATTTGAGGGTAGAAAACATTTAGAGGAAGGTATTTTAGTTACCCCACTAAATCCAATTAAAACTTTCTTTGACGATCCGTTAAGGATGATTAGAGCATTAAGGTTTTCAATTACTAAAGGTTTTGAGATTGATTCTGAAGTTTGGGATGCAATGTTTGAACCGGGATTAATTGAACACTTAAAGAACGTAGTATCAAAAGAAAGGATACAAGGTGAGGTTTCTAAAATGATGAAACACGATACAGTATCTACTTTAAGGTTACTGGCGAAAATTGATAAGATTGAACCTAAACTATTAGAGGTTATGTTTGGTGGTGATATATGGTTACTACCATCAACAAAGAAATAAGAGTACACAACGGACAAGGCTATGGCGAGTGAGTTGTGACATAATAAGGGTAGGAGATTAAAAAGGTTTGTTACATTCAGATATAAAAGTGTAACAGAGGAAGTAGCGGAATGGTACATAATAAAACCTGAAAATTCTAGACAGTCAGGAGGCCAAAACCCTTTTTAATCGTTTGGACTAACGTTATGAACAACAACAAATCGGTGGGATGCGAGTGGTTGACCAGTACTCTTTTTATTTATTATTTTTTTCTACATATTTATTTAATAGAAACCTTTTAATTTAATGAAAAATGTGCCAAGTAAACTGAATTTGTGCACTCGTTTGACACTGGTAATATTGGGTATACTGTCCATAATCTTATTGCCTATAATCTACGGGTGGGAAGGTAGTTATAGTCAATACTATCAATACATACCTATTGGTTTTACTATGATTTTTTCTACGTTGTCTGTTGGTTTATATGTACATAGTAATAACGAATGGAAAATATCTGCAATGGCATTAATATGTTTATCTATTTTTGATATGTACCGGTTTCCATTCTTACATTATAGTTGTGCAATATTCTTTTTTATATTTGCAACATTTGCAATGTGGAACGATAAAAGAGTAAGTGGTTTTGGTAAACTTTCCTTATCTCTTTACCCACTAATATTTTTTAGTTTAATGATTTTTGAGTTGGTACAAGTTTTAATTATATGTATTTTTCATTTAATATATGTTATAAGATTACTTAACACTAAAATAGAAAAAAAATTAATTCAAGATGTTATTATAGAAGATGGAGATATTTAATAGTATGTTACCTAAAACGTTTTACAAACAGAATATTAAAAATAAAAATGAGATATCATCTAAAGTGAAACTATATACTATTAAATATGATTACACATTAAACCCATATTTTGGTGAATATATAAAAGAATCTTATGATAGATTTGGTAACGTTATAAGTAATTTAGGTTTAATGAAATTAACTGGATATAGTAAAGATGAGGTGGAATATAATTTTCATCAGTTAATGAAGATGTATTATATATTACCTAAAAAAATAAATGAGTATAGTATAACAGATATTACTCATTAGTAAATCCATTCTGTAATCTATCTAAAATCTTTTTTAATTGGGCGGCCTCTTCAAAGTTTTGTATTTCTACTGCTTCTTCCTTTTGTTCCTCTAACATATCAATAATATTAGTGTTACCTAAAATCTGTATAAATTTTTCTTTAGCAGAATTTCTTCCTTTAGGATCTTTATGTATAGTTAAAATGTATAAAATTGTACCTAATAACTCAAATAACAATATAAAGGAGTTACCCCTAAAAAATAATTCTTCCCCCCTTAAATTAGAAACAGTTCTATATATAGACATATTATTCGCAATAACTATAGGTATATTTTTTAACTCATTTAGGGGAATAAATTCTAAATTATATAATTGATCTTCATTCCCAATACCGTCAAAATCTACTCTAATATCGATAAAATCTTTTTCTTCATTTAGTTGGATATAATCAAATATTTTATAAGCTTTTAAGTGTTGTATTCCTTTTGTGGGGTTGACAGTTTTACCTTTTTTATCCCATTCATGTAAAAATAAATCTAAAGACGAACCCTTCATCGTTTCTTTAAAAATTATATTTAATGATTCTTTTTCTTTAATTACGTGATTAAAGAATGTTTTAAAAGTTATACCATCTTCTAATTGTACAGGACAATCTAAATAGTTTATAATTGTATCCACTTTTTCTACTTCCTTACTAACCTTATCTATTAAGTGTAAAGATCCATTTTTTTTAAATAGTATTGTTCTCATCTTAATTATAAATAGGCAATATTTGAGATAAATTATCCAATTTATACATTCGTCCATTTACTGTCGCACAAATATCCCACCCAAAAAAGTCATTACTACCTAATTTTTCTAATACACCTTCTATGTCAGTATAACCTTCAGTTGTAATTCCCTTATCTGTGTCAATATTATATACGTTTTTTAGCAATACTTTTTTGCCAACTAACTTTAACTTACGATCCATTTTATATGAAATTAATAAATAGTCTTTTCTTTTTGTACTATTTTTTTGTTTTCTATAATATAAGTATATATTATTTATTTAAAAGATATACAAAAATAGTACAAAAAATCTAATATGTCAATATTTGACTATATTAAAAAAATAAAGTATCTTTATTAAATGAATGATAAAGTAAAAGAAGCTATCATATCTTTTTTAGAAAAAAGAGATTTAATCAATGAAAATACTTATAATGAATTATTAAGTGATAGTGAGAAATTAAAAACAATAAGAGAGGTTATAAATAATTCTTTACTGAACTGTAAAAGAAATATAATTAAGTCTAATATTAACCTTTTAAACGAAAGAATATTCAAAGATGATTATGAAGGTGCAATTGAAGTAATAACAAATACTAAGGATAAAACTTTTTTTTATGATTATTTAGATTCACTCAATGATTTACTACTTAAATTTCAAGACTATGAAAAGTGTTTTGATGACGAAACAGTACATTTATCTGTTGTAAAAGATAACTTTTTTTTAAAAGATGATCAAGTAGTTGACATATTAAACGAAATATATTTGGATAATAAATAATTTTTTTGTACTTTTATAATATGTTAACAGAGAAACATATTAAACATTTCGTAGAAAAAGGTAAAAGTTTTTTTGATAAATATATTTCATACACAACTAATCCTTTAGGTATACCATCAGTAATTAAGGTAAAAAGATTCGAAAAAAGTACATTAGATCCTGTTACTTATCCTTATGTTTCCTTTTGTGTAACCCAATCAGTAGAGAGACATTACGTTTCATTAAATATCGCTAAGTTATTAGAGTCACATATGTACTTACCTCAAAAGGATTGTCATCAAATTGCAGAATATATCGTACAAAAAAAGTATGAACAATATATAGATTTTGTGATGTCTTCATAGTTTTTTCATATTTATGAAAAAAAAGACATGATATATTTTATTTTTATTATCCCCACCCTTATATTTGGTTTAGTAATTTATTTACTATTAAGAAAAAAGAAGAAAAAAATGAATTCTATTCACAATGATGAAAGGGTAATGAACGACTTAAAATTTTTAAGAGAACAGTTATTAACTGAAACAAATCCTAATGTTCGTTTAGAAATAATGAAAAAGATTGAAATTATATCAAGTTTTTATAATTAATGTCTAGATTACCAACTATACATATTAATAGTGAGTCTGAAGAACAAGACTACCTTAGAAACTATAAAACACAATTACACATTAAAATTATGGATACTGTAGAATTTGCATATGATAATGATGTGAACTCAATAGAGGTAGTAAAAGTAATTAATAATTTTAGAGGTATTACATTTGTATTGTGTGTTACAAAAGATAATTGGGAAGATAGTTTAAATAAATCTTTAGTTCATTTTTTAGAAGAGGAAGAGTATGAATTATGTAATAAAGTACATAAAATTTTAAAAAAAATAAGTGATGAGTAAATTAGATTTACATGGTATAAGACATCATGAAGTACCTAGAAAAGTAGATGTATTTTTAGGTGAACATCTACAAAAAGGTACAAATGAAGTTACTATTATTACAGGACACAGTGATAACATGAAAAAAATTGTAGATGAAGTTTTAGTAGATTATGGTTTAACATCTGAATATGGATTTTTATCTAAGGCAGAATTAATAGTTAAACTTTAATAACATTTATTTGACAAAACTCTACTAAGTTTAAAAAATGTTTGGTTATTTATATATAAACTATATATGAAAAACACCGAACTATTAAATGATCTAAATAATTATATGGAAAATTTTAGATCAGAAGATACTGTAAGTACTAAAAAAAGTAAGTACAAATATTCTTTAAAATCTATAGCATTTACTTATGGTAGTACACCACAAAAAACATTTCAAAGTCTATTAAATAATTTAAAAATAAAACCTAAAAGACTGGTGGTGGTGGGTTCCAGTATTGGATGGATTAATTTCTATTGGAATGAGTTATATCCTAATGTTGAGACTATTGGTATTGACATACATTCTTTTCGTGTTAATTTTGCAAAAAAAATGGTGGACAAGTTTAATTTAAAAAATATTACTTTCTCGGAAACCTCTTTTTATGATTTTGAATTTTCTGAAGGGGATTTAATATGGCAAAGTAATTTGTGTTTTAATGCTAAAGATGTTTATAATGCAAACGAAGATTTACTAAAAAAAACGCCTAAAGTAAGTATAATTAGTTATAGACCTATTAGTAAGAATAAAGATCAAAGAAAATATATTACCCCACATTACTATCCAGTTAGTTGGATGGAAAAACAATCTTTCTATATCTATGAAAAAATATGATATAACATATATTTCTTCTAATATTTCTTTTTTATTAGATTGTTATATTAATTCATTCAAAGACTTAAACCTTTGTTTAATTGATAAAGAGGATAATTTAGGGGGTGCTTGGCAAATATCAGACGCTAGAGTACATTTGCAATGGGTTGGTAAAGAACATAAAAAATATATTGACATTGTAAATAACGACTTAAAAAAAGTTGATAGTAAATTTGAAATAAAAGGACCACTACCACATGTTTATACAATAACAGAAAAAATATATACTACTTTTTCCCTTTATCACATCAATTTAGGTTCTAATTTATTTATGAAAGAGCTAATAGAAAAAATTAAAAGTAGATCTAACGTTGACATAATCAAAGATGACATTAAAGAAGTTAAATTAAAAAATAATGTTTTTAATATAATTGGTAATGAAAAATATATGTCTAATAAATTATATTTAACTAATAATTTAAAATTAGATAAAATAAGTTTAAATTATGTAAACTATAAACTTAGGTATTTAGATAAAAAATATAGACACCTTTTCATAAAAGTTAAATCTACACAAATAAAACCGTTAAATGTTTTAATATGTCAAGCTAATGGGTTTAAGTGGGATGACAACATAATATTTGGCGATTACAATAAACAGGAAATTCATAAAAATTTAGATAAATCTTTAAATTTTTTAGTAAATGTTTCTTCATTATATGATACTGAAAAAAACACACAATTTTTTTCTTGTAGAATAAAGAATGACAGTTTTGTTAAACATTTCAAAAACTATTTAATATATAATAAAATAACTAATAAAGATGTAGAAATAGAGATATTAGAAGATGATGAGTACACCCAACATAGACTTATGAATGTATATACAATACCAAAAACTAAAAATTTAGAAGTATTTACAAAAATGAACTATTTTTATTATTTGATGAAGTTAAATGAATTAAGAAATGAACATTAAAAAAGGATATAACATACCAAAGTGTGTAGAACTTAAAAAGTCACCATTACATGGGTTGGGTTATTTTGCAACAGAATTTATCCCAAAAGGAAGCAATTTAGGTATATGTCATTATTACGATTATAGTGAAACACCGGTTAAACATTTAAGAAACCCTTTTGTGGGTTTTTTTAATTACTCAGTCAATAAAAACGCATGGTTACCCATAGTAAAAAAAGAATTTTCTAACGGTAAAGGATATGTTACTGAATTAATAACCACAAAAGATATTAAAAAAGGTGAAGAGGTTTTACTAAAATATAGTTGGTATGACCCTACAAAACCTGATACTGACAAAAATAAACATTACATTCCTCTACCAGATTGTGTTTCTATAGAAGAAAGAAATGGGAATTATGTTCTTTATGCAACTAAAGATATTATAAAAGATTTTGATTTTGGACATTCCCACAGTTATTATAGTAAAACAGATTGTTATGAACCTAACCCTATCGGTGGGTATTTATTAGAGTCTGGTAACCCAAATTCTCTACTTATTAAAAAAGGTAAAGAAATTTTTTTGAGATCTAAAAAAATAATAAAAAAAGGTGAACCAATATCTGTTAGTTATGAAAAAATTTAATACTAAAAACTTAATTAACTGGCAACCCCAATTTGATTATGATTATGTTGATGATAAATATAAAACTTCAATAGAATATAGTTATCGTAAAACTTTGACACATAAAAATAGTGTTGAGTGTGAAACTATTAAAAAACTTTACAACAAGTATGAAGTTAAAAAGTTTTTTGAAAAGTTTGAGTTGAACGTTCCAAAACTTTATTATTATACAAATATAGAGAGAGATATTGCACACATTTTATCATATCACAAAATATACGTTGCAAAACCAGCACATATGTCTGAAAGTGATGGAGTTTTCATAAATGATAGGAATTATGAAAAAGTTAATAAAAGTCTTAATGATAATCTAAAAAAAACATCAAGATCAACAGAACCTAAAATGATGAAAGAAACAGAAAAAGGAATGTTAGTAGAAGAGTTTATAGACTATGATTATGAGTTTAAAGTATTCGTATTATATGGTTGTCCTATTGTTGGTGATTTAAGAGACGGATCAAAAGAATGGGATAGGGTAGATATCATAGATAAAAATAATAATTATTTTAATTGGGATAAAGAATATGACATTTGTAAAAAAATTGCAAAAGAACTTAGAATAGACTTTTTTAGAATAGATTTCTTTTACAGTAAAAAAGAAAATAAGTTTTATGCGGGCGAAATAGCATTTAGACCTTCTACATTATTGGGGGTAACAATAGAAAATTTTATACTTTCTAAATGGAAAAAAATGACACCTATTAAGAAATAGGGTTACAAAACTTTTACAAATCTATCTAAATAATGGTAATCATACTTCCTATTTATTTATATGAAATGGAGTGGATACGAATGGATAAAACAAGAAAGATGGGGAAACATTCATCCTGACAAACCTATTTGTTGGTATGATCCTTCCGCAGTGTCTGTTGATGATAATGGATACTTAAACCTCAAAACACATCACAACCCTAAAGAATTTGAATCATTAAACCTAACTAGTAATATTGGTGTTGGTTTAGTATCTTGTACTGAAAAATTTGGGTATGGATATTTTGAGATAGAAGCTAAACTACCGAGAGGTAAGAATTTATGGCCAGCGTTTTGGATGTGGTCTTGGGATTCTTGGCCACCAGAAATAGATATTTTTGAGGGTTACACAAGAAGAACTAATGGGTATTTTTCTTTTGATTTTTTAAACCCCTTTGGGTTTTGGAATGTCCAAACTAATTTTCACTATGGTGATGTACCTAATAATACTAGTGAGGGTGCAGAAACTCATTGGATGGGATTTAAAGACCCTTCTAAAAATTTTATAAAGTATGGGTGTTTATGGGATAGAGACAAAATACAAATATTTTATAATGATAAAATGGTTAGAGAAATAACTAATACTTATGTGTTACGTCATTTTAGACACACTAATATGAATGTAATAATAAATAATAGTGTAGATACAAAAGCAAACCCTAATAGTAAAGAAGAATCTAATTTTATAGTCAAATATTTTAAATACATCCCTAAAGAAAATTTATAATAAACTTTGTTTATTTATTAATATTTTTATATTATATTAGTAATATGGACGAAATAGATTTACTAAAACATATGGAAAATGCGATGAATAATTCTTATGATTTACTTACGAATCATAAAAGTATTGAAGAATTAATAGTTGAAAACGGTATTTCAAACTTAGTATTTGCACATAATATAGAAACTAATCCCACTAAACAAGATATTGAAAATATGTTAAATTATTTTAAAGAATCTGAGGATTTTGAAAAGTGTATTGAGTTGTCTAAATTGATATAAATTAATCCCCTACATAATTTTAAAAATTAACAAATAATTAATGTAATTATTTTACAAAATGTTATATTTAAATAAAGGAATAAAATAAATTATATGAATATAAGTGGTATTATGTTTAATGAAATTATAACTATAACGATGACGTTATTTGCGGTGATAGATATATTTGGTTCTATACCCATAGTATTAGATTTAAGAGAAAAATTTGGAAAGATAGAAAGTCTTAAGGCAACTCTTATATCTTTTTTTATTATGGTTTTGTTTTTATTTACTGGTGAAAGAGCTTTATCCTTTTTAGGGATTGATGTGGCTTCATTCTCTATCGCTGGTGGACTTATATTATTCTTTATGGGGTTAGAGTTGGTTTTAGGTTTAACCTTCTTTAAAAGTGAACCAGATACGGAAGGTTCATCTATAGTACCATTGGCGTTTCCCCTTATCGCAGGACCAGGTTCTTTAACTACAATAATCTCTTTTAATTCTCTTTACCCTTTTTGGACTATACTAATTGGTATCATTCTAAATTTAATTGTAGTATATATTACTTTGAAGTTTAGTGACAGACTATCTAAGGTATTGGGTAAGAATGGTATGATGGTATTGCGTAAGGTATTCGGTATAATATGTTTGGCAATTGCAATCAAAATGATTAAATTCAACTTGTTTTTATAAATAGATAATATTTATAATTATGAGTCCTAAGAAAAAATTCATAAAAAATGTAGTAGATAGTTTAGTGGGGGAATCCAAACTATTATGGAAACCAACTAAACTTACTTTTATTAGAGATGGTGGATGGAATGATGTAAGAGTTGCAGTACCATTTAATAACCATAAAACAACTGCAGCGGCATATTTTAAAGGAGAAGGTTCACATCAAGATTTATTCAAAGTAGGGTTTGAGAATTTTGTAGAAGATATATACGCATTATCTAAAGGAGAAACATATTATGTATATGAAATATACTTAAAAGAGATGTATACAAAAATAAGTAACTTCATAATAGAGAATATGGAAACTTCAGAAGAACTCAACGAAGAAAACATATTCAAAAAATACGCCAGAAAAGGTTTTAATAAAATTATGGGACACCCAACTGTAAGTGAAAAGTTCGTAGAAAAACTGGCACAGTTTATAGAACAACGATGGGACGAAGTTATAAATGTAACATGGACTTATGATATGTGGGGCGAAATGATATTCACTGTTTACATAGATAAAGATGATGGACAACCTACTGCTATAGTACAACACCCTTTACAAGATGAAATAGAAAGAACACTAGAAAGGGAATGGCTAATAAGAAAAAAAGATTCATACTTAGATTTTAAAATTAAAGTTATTAATCTCAACAAAGATACCAAACTTAGGAGTAGTGTTAGAGAATCAATAAATGAATCCTTTAATAATTATGATGAAACTATACCCAATGAAGAAGTTAAAAACTTTATAGATAAGGTGGTTAAAAGAATGGTTGAGAAAACTGAAATGAACTTATATGTGACGGACTATGATGCTTGGTCAACAAGTAGTCCTTGGTTTGGAAATTTTATCACCCCACAATTCCCTAATGATAAAAAGTATAAATTTAATATAACTTGGTTATTAGACGAAAATTTTGAAAGAATGTCTTCTTTTATTAAATACTTTGCCAATGAATTAATTGAGGCTTATGGTTTTTCTACAAGAGGAGAATTAGAGTATTTCGATTCCGAATACCTTAAAAAGTTAAAAGAAAAGGTGGAGACATTAAAAATTCCTCTTATAGAAAAGAGACGAAAACAAAAGGAAAAATATAATAAAAAATATAATATATGGGAATCTAAAAAGGATGTTAAAAAAGAAATGGATGAGATACAAAGAGTAGTACAAGATTTAAGTAGACACCATAATTTTAATACAACAGTAGAAGATGTATCAAAAGAGATAGAAAACGCAACACCACAACCTTTAAAATATAAAATATGGAATCAATTAGAAAATAGTGAATCAGTAGATATTAACAAGGGAGATTTTGATGAAGTATTTAAAATTGCAAACAAATATCAAAAAGGTAATCCATTAAAATTAAAAAAGAAATTTAATGAGGGAAATTATCACCCACCTATTATTGCAAGATTTGATGATCGATACTGGTTAGTGGCAGGAAATACTAGACTTTGTACCGCTAAAGCGATGGGAATTAACCCTAATGTTTTAATTATAGATTTAAATAAAACTTACCCTGTTGATGAGTCTAAAATACCATCAGTAATTAAACAATATCTTAACGAAAATTTAATATAAATTTTTAAGAAAAAATACCCCAAAATACACTGAAAAGTAAGGTTTTTGTAATTGTTTTGTAATATTTAAATTACGCCCTTAACCTTTTATATTTTGGGTATACTTATATAGTGAATTGAATAAATTGCGCAATAATAAAAAACAATTCAAAATAATAACAATCAAATAAAAATAAATAAATTATGGGACACATACCCGAAGACGGAGATCCTTTTAAAGGAAATCCAGAAGTACCTCAACAAGGTACAAGATTAGATATCGATGGACAAACTAACGCGGAATCTTCTGAATTTAAAACTCGTTTACAATCAGAAATTAGTGATGGAGATGCTAAGTTAGGTCAGGAGATTACAAGACAAGGAGAAGAATTAGGCGGAGAAATCGCAGAAAATACTTCCAGAATTGAAAAAGTGGCAGGTTCGATAGAAGGTATAAGTGATGGTATTGCTAGCTCTATTGATAATATCGAAAAGGATTTAAAATTCTTAACAGGTGATAAAGATAGTGAGTTTACTGCTGAAGTAATAAAATCTGATATTACAGATTATTTAGCAGAACAAGCAGAAGCAATTAAAATCATTAAATCCGGAGATGGTGCAGCACCAGGTGAAGCAGAATATGCAAGATTATGGTTATCAAACTTTGGTGAGACTTATAGTGCAATCCACTTCTTAGCTTGGAAATTGAAAGATTTCAGTAATGTAGTAGATGATTTAGATTCATCTCAAATGGAACAGTATAGTAAGCACGTTGAAAAGTTAAGAAAACAATTAGTTAGCTTATACTCTGAACTAGAACAGACGGATGTAAACAAACCTGAATACGCTGAACTAGAAGATAAAATTACAGATATAGTTGAACAATTTGAAAGAATTACAGATATAGATGAACTTTATCCTGAAGATGTAACAAAAAGAATTGCAACCTTAGAGAAAGGGATTCAATACTTTTTTGATATTGATACAAATGCTTTTGATGAATTTAAAGAAATTTTAGAAACTAGAGCATTAGGTATTGGTGTTGATGGTAATACTGAATTTACAGGTGAATACTACAGAGTATTACATGATGAATTTAGGGAAAAAGCTGACGAAATGAGAGCTATACTTGATATGGCTCAAAAAGCAGAAGAAGATGGTGTAGAATTAGATAACGAAGATATGTTTAATTATGAAAAAGCCGTATGGTTTAGAAATACTTTTACTTTAACATCTACGTTAGCTGCAGTATTTTCTTACGATGACTGGAGAGATAGATTAAATCAAGTAGATTTTAAAGAAGATGTATATAGAAAATATGTAGATTTTATTAGTTCTTTAAAAAAGATGTTATCTAAATTTCAAAGTGCACTCGAAGGCGCAGAGAAAGAAGATGAAATAGCTAAATTAGAAGATGAAATTTCTAAAATTGATAATGAGTTATCTTTATATACTTGTGAGACAAATTTAGATTCACACGCTATATGTCAAGCTGGACATTTTGCTTGGTATCTTAATGAGCATGACACTAACGAAAATTCTTTTAGAACAGGGTTAGCGGAAAGAGCATTAGGTATTGGCGTTGATGGTAGCACTGAAGGAACAGGTGAATACTACAGAGTATTAAATGATGAATTTAAGGAAAAAGCTGCCGAAATGAAAGCTATACTTGATATGGCAGACAAAGCAGATGAAGATGGTGTAGAATTAGATGATGAAGATATGTTTAATTATGAAAAAGCCGTATGGTTTAGAAATACTTTTACTTTAACATCTACATTAGCTTCAGTATTTTCTTACGATGACTGGAGAGACAGGTTAAATCAAGTAGATTTTAGAGAAGATGTATATAAACAATATGTAGATTATATTGATATGCTAAAACAGTTATTATCTAAAGTTCAAAGAGCACTTGAAGGCGCAGAGAAAGAAGATGAAATAGCTAAATTAGAAGATGAAATTTCTAAAATTAATCAAAATTTAAGTGATTATACTTGTGAGACAAATTTAGAACCATACGCTAAATGTCAAGCTGGACATTTTGCTTGGTATCTTAATGAACATAATACTGACGAAGAATCATACAGAGCGGAAACTAAAGAAGAGATAGGATTAAATCCTGTTGAAACAGTTACGGATTTAGAGGTAAATAAAACTGTATTTAAATTAGTAACAGAAGAAGCGATTGCAATTTTAAAATCACCGATTGGTTCACATCCTGAGAGTGTAGTAGAAGCTGCAAAAGCACATATAGATAGATTTGGAAAAGATTCTAACTCTACTGTTGCTTATTCAGAATGGCAAAACTACGTTTTAGAGACTAACGTTTCTGACGCAGTAGGTGAGATTTTGAATACATCTGACTGTATATCTGAAAGATTGGTTAGTGACATCAACGAAGCCGTAGATAATGTATCAATTGAAGAAGCTTTAATATTTCCTTTCCCTGACGGTAATAGAACTAGTTTTAATATCGTAGTAGAAGGAGAATATAAAGTAATTCTTGTTACATTAAATGGTTTGATACAAAATGGATTTGTTGGTCAAAGGGGAGAATTAGAATTTGATTTTGCACCGGCATTAGGATCACAAATTTCTGTTTTAGTAGAAAAAACTACGAATGTTAACTTAAATACACCAGTAGTAGACGATTGTGAATTTTCAATTGATGATATACTTAAAAAAGGTACATACAAATGTAGTGAGTCTAGAAGGGCTATTGTTAAACTGAGAAGACTGTTGGATTCAACTCAATATAATATTGATGAAAGTAAAGAAGCTAAAGATGTTAAAGAAACATTTGTAGCAGATCTTACTGCAGCAATTGAGGAGTATACTAAAGCAATAGATGAAGCTTCTGAAAACATGAATACAATTAATTTAGAAATGAAGAAAATTATGGCTGAATTAAAAACATTACAAGCTGATTATGAGGTGAGTATAACAGAGTTATCTGAAAAGAATACAAAGTTAGATGAGGTTCAGAAGGATATTATAAGTAATGAAAGTAGTATGGCAGAAGCAGATAACACTGTTAAGTTAAATGAAACTTTAAAAGCTGCTGAAGAAGCTAGACCGTTTCCTGATCAAAGTGTATTAGATATGTATAATCAAAACATCGCAGATGCTAAGAAAGAGCTAGAAGCACTAGACGCTGTTTTGGCTGAGAATAGAGATATCGAAAAATCACTTCAATCAGATATTTCTGATCTTGAAAAAACTGTTAGTGGTTTAGAAGAGGATACCTCCAACGCTACTAATGAATTTGAGGAAAGACAATCTGCTTTGGCATCAAACAAAGCAACTCGAACTATTTCTGAGAATAATAAAGCTCTTGCATCTGATGTAAAAGCAGAGTCGGAATCATTAATAGAGAAATTGAGTAAGACTATTGATAGTGCCAAAGATAATGAAGCAGATATTGTATTTAAGTTAAAAGCAGCAGAAGAAGTGGCAGACGAATTTTGTTCTTCTGCAGAATCTGTTAGAAATATAACAAGATCTGCAACTGTTTCAGATGTAAACAAAAACACAGAAAGCAAAGTATACGATGCAATGATAGGTGAAGAACCTAGAGAAGTCAAAACTACAGGATATTTTAATATCGGAGTAGTAGGTGATGGACCTAAAGCAATTGCAACGAATCCACCAGAATTTGAATTAATGGATGAAAATTTAGATATTAAAGCTTTAAATGAAGATGGAACGGAAATGGAGCCTTAATAAGGACATTTTTATATAATCTTTAATTAAAAAGTAATAATACATAGTTTTATAATAAAAAGGGAGACTTCGGTTTCCCTTTTTTTATTTATATAGAATCTATTTTTCTCACCTTCAACCAAATAGTAATAAGACAATCTTTATCCATTTGATTCCATTTAAGATATTTATCTTTCCATTCTTGTGATTTTTCTCCATTATAGTTAGACCAACTACCATCTAAATATGCTTGCCACCTAAAACCTTCTCTAGGGTTATAATTTTCTACTTCTTCCCAAGTGACTGTTTTATCACCCAATAAAAGTCTACAAAGGTAGTTTTCTTTCTCACAATAACTTAACATCAGTTTAGTATAAAGTTTCCTTAATAATGGATTATAATCTTCTGGTAGGGTAAAAATTTCCCAACACGCCAAATGAAATGCAAAACCGGGATAATATGCTCTTGATAGTTGTTTTTGAAATCCATTCCATTTTTCTTTTAAATCATAATGAACTCTAGAAGTATAATCATTATTTTTAATTACATTTCTTTTAAAACCACATATTGGTGCAATAAGTTTATTTAATCCAATTGCAATAGATTTTTCTATCAAACCTAAACCACATGTGATGTTGGTATATAATTTAATATGTTTGTTACAGGTTAGTGTTTTTACCCATGCCCACATACCGGGACCCATTACGAATCTTCTAGAAAGTCTGTAGGGTAAATGACTAGCAATTTCATCTAATTCTTCTAAATCTCCGTTTACTTTTAATGCTGCCAAAGACATAATTGTTTGATCTCTTGAAACATCGTCTTCACCATATCTACCTGTGTGTCTTGATGCTTGATACATTTTATTTTTGAAATGATAGTTCTCACCAAACGGACGATAACATTCTAATATACCTTCTTTCATTAAAGGTTCTTTCCATGCAATATATGCCAACCCTGTTCTCCAAAGAGCATCACCTTCACCAACATTCATCGCGCCTTCTTTTTTTGCCCATTCCCATGCATGTTCACACATCATTTTAGTTTTAGCGTCAAAGAATTTTTTAGATTTTATTTTTTTACCGGCTTTAAACGTATTCATTTGGCAATAAATATGTTGATTTTATGAAAAAAATTAATTATCTTTGTATAAAATATAAATAAAATGACTAAACAAAGAACGTTAGAAGAATTAAGACAATCAAAAGGATATGGGTATAGACCACCTGTTTCACATAATGATTATGAGTTTGTAACACATAGATTTACTGAAAGTAAATTAATAGAATATGTTAAAGAATGTGTCGGTAGAGTTCAAGGTGGGGTTGATGAAATAGACTCAAAAATTATTGAAGATTTTGTAAAAAATAATAAATCGTAATTATGCCTAAAATAGAAAAATTCGTTACACAAACAGATTGGCTTTGGTATGAAGCTGAAATTACCAAAGAACAAGAAAAAGAATATTTAGCTTGGGAAAATGATGAAACTGGTGAAATAGAAGAACCAGAATGGTTATGGGACTTAGACTATGATTTATTAAGAGACAAACCGGCTACAGATGATATTGATTTTAGATTGGTAGAAGATGAATAAAATATTATTAAAAATTAAAAAGTGGTGGAAAAAACACATTGTAGATATTGTTCCTCCACATTTGGACGATTTGTTTGATAATAAAAAAACCAATTAAATGAGAAGAAGATTACATTTATTAAAAGAATATTTGAAATATAAAAAACATCAAAATTTTATTGAGGAAAGGGTTGTGGAACTTAGACGTAAAATAACTAAAGAGGCAATAGAAACTGGTTGTGCAGATGAATTAACTAGAACATTATTTATTAAGTATAATAATTATCTGAAATCATTATCAAACAAAATTTGACTATTAAAAAATAAATTATTAAATTAGTAAAAAAAATAAAAAAATGGAAAAATTAGAAAAGTATTACCCAATATTATTGGCGTTTATTAGTTTTTTATTCTCAGTAACCTTATGGTTTATTGGGCATAAAGATGAAGGTATGTTTGTTGGGATATGGGTCCCTTCAATTTTAGGGTTAGGTTGTTTCTTTAACACATTAAAAAAGTAGAGTTATGGATATTTTAATATTTGCAATAGGTTTAGTAATATTTGTTACTTATATGTATTTTCTGGTTAGGATGATAAATAGAGCTCATAAACAACAAGAAAGAGAACAAGGTAGGTATAACTATAAAAAAAGAGAAAAGTTAGGCCCAACTAAAGAGTTTGTAAAGAAATACAAAGTAAGAAAAATTGAGGACGAGAAATGGGATTCTTAATTTTTATTATTGGTTTTATAATATTCTCAACATATGTTATATTCTTTATGTTTACTACTAAGAAAGAAATAGAAGAAAAACCAACATTAAAAGATGATATAATAGATTATGATGGACACGGAAACTGGGGTAGATTCCCCCCAATCAAAAAAGAAAGAAAAAGAAAAATTAAAATATAGTTTTAGTACTATAGAAAGTTATCCCGCTAAAGATTATTGTCATTACAGTGGATTACCTTCACCTTCTGCATATGAACAAAATGATGAAGAGGCTGATAGGTAAGATATTATTATGGTGGTCATATAAAAAACCAAATCGTAAAAAAAGAAATTCCATTTGGGAATTATAAATACTTATATATAGATGAAAAGGTTTTTATATTCAATAGGATTATTATTATTTTTTATTTTTTATAGAAAAATAGATCCTTCTTTAAAAAATAGGTTACTTATTTTATATTTTACACTTTATTTAGATGACTCTTACCAAAAACCTATTACTATAAAATTAAAAGATATTACTACCGATTATCAATTTTTTAATAATTTTTTTTCTAAAGAAGTTATTAAAAAATTTTTAGGTGATGATGATATACCTTATGAAAAAATAAATTTAGGTGTAAAAAATCTTAGTTGGACTGAGGAACAATTAAAAGTGAAAGATAATATTATTAAGGGAAAATATGATGAAAGTGGAAAATATGAACCCCCAATTATAAATAAAAATAATTCATTAATAGATGGGTATCATAGGGTAACTACCTTAAAGGATGTTTATGGTGGAGAACACGAAATAATCGTAAAGAAAATGAGAGTAGAAGACTTCAAAATTATGTGGGGGTCACTTTTATTAACATGTATAAATAAATGGGGTAATTATATAGAAGTAGATTATAAGTTAACAAACATATTTAAAACCCCACCTTATAAAATTAGTAAAAACTCTCTAAAAAAGGATAGAGATAACGGTTTTTGGTTATCTTTATCTTCAGAAAATATAGAAGATTTTACTGAGTCTATTGATTTATGGAACACAGAATACCCAACATATAAGATAGATTATAAATTAAAATAATGATGAAAAAAAAATTTAAGTTATTATTAAATGAGTTCGAATTCCTTAAGAAACAAGAAGAGGACACTAAAGATTTATTAATAGATTTTCAGACTGAATTTACCAATGATATTCATCATTTTATGAGAGATAATGGTTTAGAAAAAAAATCACCCATAAATAAAAAACCTACAAAACAAAAAGAAACAGAATTAAAACCTAGTGACGCACCTACTAAATATAAAAAATTATTTAGAAAAATAGTTAGTAATACACATCCAGATAAATTAGAAAAAAACATAGAAGAAAAAGATAAGGAAGTTTTTAAAGAAGTTTATGAGGAAACTGTTGAGGGGTATCAAAATGAAAATTACGCACCTCTATTGTTAAACGCAATGAAATTAGGTATGGATTTAGGTGATGAGTTTAATGAGGAAATAGAGATGGTAAATTCAATAATAGAAGAAAAGAAATTATCTATTGAAAATATGAAAAAGACTTACGCTTGGATTTATTGTAATGATATAAAAGAAAAAGAAAAAAATATGTTTGTTAAAAATTATTATGAAAAATATAAAAAAAACATATAAAAGTTGTTTTTTTAAAAAATTATGATTACTATTATATAGATATGAAAAATAAAATAAACGACATAATTAAATCATCAATGAAAAACGGTGATAAAGATAAATTAAATCTTTTTAGAGTTTTAAAAGGGGAAATATCTAGATTAGAAGACGGTAAGAAAGAACTAACAGAACAAGAAACAATCAAAGTAATACAAAAATTTGTAAAGAACTTAGAAACTGTTGGTGATGAAAAATCTAAATCTGAAATAGAAATGTTACAACCATTTTTACCTCAGTTGATGAGTGAACCAGAAATAGAAGATATTATTAAAATGTTAATCGTAACCCACAATTTTTGTGATATGAAAGATATGGGAAAACTTATGGGACAATTCAATAAAGAGTATGGTGGTAGAGCAGATAATAAAGTTGTATCACAAATAGTTAAAAATATATTAAAATAAAAACAATGGCAGTAAAAAGTACAAATAAATTAGACGTAATTAAGAAAAAAAGAAAGGGTATACACGCAAAGAGTAAAACATCTAGAAGTAAAAACGCAAAGAATTATGTTAAAAAATACAGAGGTCAGGGAAGATAAATCTCTTACTAAATTAGAAGTTGCCAGTCAAAAATATTACGAATACTTAGTTGATCGTATTGTTGATGGTACAGAGGTGACGATGCAAATAAATAGTGATAGAGAAGAATTTATATGGTTTGTTTTTAAATTTGATGACAAAGATAACCATACCCCTTATAGATGTGGTAGTTACAATAAATGTACAATATTCAATGGTATAAATGCAACAAGAAGAATAACAAACTTTTTAATTAGTGAAAATATCAAACCTAGTGAAATAACTACTGTTTTAGATTTATTAAAATTAAAATGGATAGAAAAATATGATATATGTTTTGGTAATTATAATTATGGTTTACCACATGAGTTTACAAAATACCAATTACCATTTAAATATACAAAATATTAGTGGGGAGGTTAGTTAAAAGTAAAGATTATAGTTACGATGAAAATGGTTTTATGATTTTTACCGAACACTATTTAAAAAAAAGAAAGTTTTGTTGTGGATCACATTGTTTAAATTGTCCTTATGAACCACAATATAAAAAAGGGACAACAAAAATTAAAAAATAGTTTTATGAATATGAAAGCGTTAACGTATGATGATATTTTATTAGTACCTCAGTACTCAGATATAGAAAGTAGGTCTCACATAGATTTGAGAACAAAACTCAGTAGAAATTACGGATTATTAACACCTTATGTGGCATCTTGTATGGACACAGTATGTGATAGTAGAATGGCAATTAAAATGATGGAGTTAGGTGGGGTTGGTTGTATACATAGATTTATGACAATTGAAGAACAATCTAACGAAGTCACAAAAGTCAAAAAATTTATGTATGATAATCGTATGATGGAAAAGTGGAAGATAGATGATGATTGGCATACTAATATCCCACAGATACCTATTATGGCTGCGATTGGTGTAAGTGAAGATGATATTAAACGAGCAACGAAATTAGTTGAGTGTGGTGCAAATGTATTGTTGATTGATGTTGCACATGGTCACCATAAAAATGTTAAGTTAATGTTGGGAAAACTTTTCAGTATCATACCACAACATATAGACATTATTGCTGGTAATATATCTACATTAAAATCTGCAGTAGCTTTATGTGAATGGGGTGTAGACGGTTTTAGAGTTGGTATAGGTGGTGGAAGTTTATGTACCACAAGAGTACAAACAGGACATGGAATACCTAACATTACTTCTATTATAAATTGTGTTACTACAAACACTATGATGTCAAATATTCCAGTTATGGCAGATGGTGGAATACGTAATAGTGGAGATATTGCCAAAGCATTGGCAGTAGGTGCAGAATGTGTTATGTTAGGTTCATTACTAGCGGGTACTAAAGAATCACCCGGTAATATCGTAGAGAGATTAGACGGTTCTTTATATAAAAGATACAGAGGTTCTGCTAGTTTGGAAACTAAATCGGCACATAATCAATCTACTAAACATATTGAAGGTGAATCTACCACCATCCCATTTAAAGGTAGTGTAAGTTATATTGTAGAAAAACTTAATGACGGGTTAAAATCTGCATTATCTTACAGTGGATGTAGGACAATAAAAGAATTTAATAAAAATGCAGAATGGGTAGAGATAACCAACTCTGGTATGTTAGAATCTAAACCACATTTATTATGATTAAGAAATTTAATGATCATAGAGGGGATTTTGTTTTATTTGATGCAAATAATTGTGATCAAGTAAATGTAGTGACTAATAAACGTAAATTTACTTTTAGGGGGTTACATTATCAAACAAACCCACCACAATCTAAGACAGTTAAAATTATAGAAGGAAAAGTATTAGATATATTGTACGATTTAAAAACAGACAGGTTGGAATTTTATTTATTAGATAAATATTCCGAACCCTTACATGTATCGAATAATTATGCACACGGTTATCTTACATTAGAAGATAATACCATTTTCACATATGCGGTTGAGGGTGAATATAATCCTGAATCTGAACATAGTATCATTTGGAGTGACATACCTTCTCTTAGTGACGTTATAATGTCACATGTAGGTACATTGGGGACTCTAACCATATCCGATAAGGACTCTAAAGGTAAATTACAAATAATTGACAAATAAATGAATAATTAATAGTTTTTTTAAGTATTTATATATAATAACAACTTTATAAAAACTTAAATTATGACTAAAGAAGAATTATTTGACTCTCTTAACAAAAATGTTGAGGAGTTAGTGTATAAGTACACATCTGAGTTAAAAGCAAATGCTGAAAAAATATTACAAAATAACAGTAATTCAGATAATATAATTAGTAAGGAAGAGATTGATCAATACATTAAAGAACAAGAAGAAATGTTTTTAGATGTTATGGAAACTATCTTAGAAGATATCCAAAAAAAGTTACTACAACAAAGTAGTAATCACAAAGAAACTAAAGAAGAAGTTTTGGGTAAAGTACAATCTACTTTTAAAAGAATTTTTGGGGATATCCTCACTAAATTAAGATCTCTTATATCTTAATTACACAACTTTTACAATCCATCACCACTTATAGGTAGTATCAAAACTACTTATAAGTGAGTATGGAAAATTCATTTGAAAATATAAGATTTTTAGCAATTAAATTAGTGACTGGTGAGGAATTAGAAACTAATGAAGAAAAAGAATTCTATGAAGATAATAAAATAGAAATCAAAAGATTAATGGATGATTATATCGATGATGAATTCCCAATCGAAAACGATTTTTATGATGAATGATTTAGAAAATGTTTACTATTACAAACGAGGAGACTTGTGGATATTAAAGACGGGTGAAAATGATTACCATCCTTATGCATCTATTGGTGAAGTTATATTCATTGGTGATAATAGACCTTTGGGGGAACAAGTGGATGATTTATTAGATTTAATATTAATGAAAGATAAATATCACCCATACTACGTTGAGATTCTCACTAGAATTATGACTCAAGAAGATTAAGTTTTTTATATTTTTCTTATATTTATAGTAAAAAACTATAATGAAAGTATTAATCACCGAAGAACAATTAAAATTAATTATTAATGAATCAAAAGAATTGCAACTGCCTGCGATAGTGACAATTCCTTCTTTTTGTGGTGGAAATCTTAACAATCAGGGGTGTAAAAAATATAGTGAAACTATGGCACCTTATGGTACGTACTCTAATAGTTCAGGACCCGACCATAGAGCAAAATATGTTTATCCTGCCTCAATGGAAGAAGTAAAAAATACCTCAGATGGTATACCTGTAATATTTGTACAAAAATTAAAATATGGATCTAAAAATAAGGGTAGGGGGTTAAAAGGTAATGCATGGAAAAGACAAGCAGCTAAGTGGTATGATAAATATATAAATAAAGAATCTATAAAAGATAAAGGAATTTGGAATAAGTCTAAAGAATTTTTTAATGCAACAGAGATAGTTAGAGTAACACCTGAAAATAACCATATATTTACCCATCAAAGTGGGAGTGGTGATCATCCTTATGAAAATAATAATTATGTTAATAACAGTGCACAACCTAGTTTAGCTGCAATCGGAGATGCTATTGGTGGTTTTGGTTATGAATCTACTTATAGGGATTCAATACACCAACAAATAATGGTTGATTACGTAGACGGATCAACTGCACCAGTAGGGAAGAGTAATCATCAAGAAGGTTTTGCAATAGATTTACCAAAAAGTAAAACTGGACAGGATATAGCATCTAGTAAACAACCTTCAAACCCTTTTCATTTTGAGGATTCTTCCAAAAGAGTAAATCAAGTTTGGACGTTTTTTGTATTTATTGGTCCAGTTTACGGATGGTATCCGTTTGGTGCAGGTGATACTGTACATTTTACATATTGTAAAGGACATAGTAGTAGTGACTGTAATAAAGCGACTGGTAATTATGCATTAGGTATTAAAGCACTTAAAGAAAGTGGTAGTAACTTACCTGAGATGTTATGTTCTGGAGGTTGGAATAATCAGAGTACGGATAGTGCCACTTACAAATTAGGTGTAAAAGTAACTGACACTTCTCTAAAAGGATTCGATTTAACTCGCCAATGGTGTAAAAAATATGTTGGAGGTGAATTGGTGATACCAGAACCACCAGAGGAAGATGAAGTAGACCCAATTACAACTCAAGTTCCACCATTAGGTTCAGTAAAAATTAATGGTGACAATTTAATTGTTAATATGGGTGATAAGGAATCTAAAATAGGGTTTAGATTATATAGAAAGTTGGGTAACTCTAAAGAAGAAATAGAATTTAAAAAGTCAAATGGTGCAGTCAGTACTGGAGGACAAACTGAAAAATCTTATGGTAAAAATAAAACTTTATCTTTTTCTTTACCTAACTTAATGTCAGATACTGTAATAAAATCATTACCATGGAAATATAGATTATATATGGACGTATTTAGAATTGTTAAGGGAGAAAAAATGATAGCGGATGCCGTACAAACAGAAGATTTTATTATAGATGGTGAAGATACTTGTCCACAGTGTAAAATATTAACTGGTGAAGAAATAGATAAATATTATAGAGAACATTATAATGAAGATCCTAAATCTATTGAAGATTTTATCGACATGGAAAAAGATAAAATTTATCGAGATCAAGATAACACCAGAGTGGATCCATCTTATTTAAACATGATAGATTTAAATAAAATAGAATTTAAAAAGGATTAATTACTATAATGTTTTTTAATTATTGCTTTGTCTAACTCTGTATACTCTAACACTTCTTCTGTTTTAATTTGACTGAATACACTGTTGGAGAAAGAATAAGTATCTTTAAAGAAACCTAAAGATTGTGTAAGTTCTTCTCTTAACGTACAAAAGTCAACGTTTTTCTTATTTGTTTTTTGAACGAATGTGTAGGAATATACTATTTCATTAGATACTTTATCTAATTTAGAAAATACGACACCTAAAGCCATATACACTATATCTTTATTTTTAGGATTATTTAAGTTTGCACGTTTTATAAAAGTTTCAGCATCCGTAATAGAAATACGCAGATTAGATTCCATAATATCATCTGTTACAACTATGTTTATTCTCTCAATTAAATTGTTTAATTCATCAACTATTTTGTTAAATTCATTAACATACACACTATCATCTCTATCATAGAGATATATGTATACATCTTTTTTATACCAGAATCTTTGAGTATAATTACTTAATTCAGTACCCATAGTTATTTCATCATAAAAAGAATCTATTTCTTTTTGTGTTAAAACTTTTTTAGTTGTAACTACTTCTGGTTCAGTTTCTGTAACAATAGGTGACGGTGATTCAACATTAGAACCACAACTCATAATTATAATAGATAATAAGATTAAATAAAATATGTTTTTCATAACGGTTAAATTTGTTAATACAAATATACAAAAAATAATTCAATCTACCAAATAATCTTATATTTTATTTATAATCTTATTTTTTTCTCATATATTTATATATAAATAAATATTTTGATTAAAACAGAGAAAGGTACAGAAATAAAAAGATCTCATAAATATGGGGTTGGTAAACAAGTGGGTAACACAATTTACTTACATAAATCAGTGGAAGATAAATTACCTAGCGAAGTTCTTGTTTTGGCAAAAGATAAATTACCCACAAATTTTGATTATAGTATAGTTAAATTTGATGAAAGTAATGGTAATGTTACATTTATTCACTCACCAGATTGGGATAGTTCTGATGAACCTATTGTCGGTGATGCGATACTTATAAGAGGAGACGGTTCGGAAAGATTAATTAAACAAAAGAAATCACCACAAATTTATCACCACAAATGGTTGTTTGTAAATGATGGTTACACTGGATTTAATACTGAAGAATCAAAAGAAAGAAGTAGAAAATGGTTAAAAGTACCAAATATAGAATTTAATAAGATTGGGTATAAGAATTATTGGGATACCAAAGTTGTACCTCATATAAATGAAAGTAAAAAGATGAAAAAAGAATTGATTACGGAAATGAGTTATACTGATATTAGTCCTGAAGAAATTATCAAAGCTAATAAATCTAGTAGAAGTAGTGGTGCAGTAGGACCCAAAGCACTTACACCACGAATGGTTTTGAAATATATTACAGATACCGGAAATAGAAATATTAAAATTTTAGATTTTGGGTCCGGTAAAGATGCTAAACATACTTATGCACTTAGAGAAATGGGGTTAGATGTAACCGCACATGATTTTAGTGATAATATAAATGATGATCATCATGATCCTAACGCACTAAATAAAATATATGATATGGTATTTGCTAGTAATGTATTAAATGTTCAAGGATCAGAACAAATGATGAGACGGACTATTGAAGATGTTTTAAAAACAATGAACAATGATAGTGTATTTATTGCCAATTTTCCAAGTTCGCCAAGATATGGATTTGAAACTGCAAAAGAAGCAAAAGATATATTAGAAGAATTTTTTGATGTGGTGGTAATTCATGGTAGTGATGGTGGTAGAACTAGTAGTCCTGTATGGGCAATGACTAAAAAAATATAATATATTTATAAAAAAAGTAAAAAAAATGAAAATAAAAAAGAATAATGAAATTATTCACTTAAGTGAAGGAGATTTAAAAAAAATAGTTAAAAGGATAGTGACAGAAAAAAAAGAACCAATTAATGAAGTCATTGGTTTAACTGCCGCAATATTAGCGTATAGACAAACTGCTAAATCTAAATCAAACAGATTAACTAAGAAAATTAAAAAGGCATTAAAAGATAATGGAATCAACAATAAAGTTATTGTTGGTGGTAACTTCAATAAATTAATGGCGTGTATTAACAGTTCACTAGATAGTGCTGGTAACGAAATTAAAGGTAGTGGTGATAAACATGTTAATAAAAATTTAGTTCGTAATGCAGATATGATTAAAACTAAAAAGAAAACTGCTAAGAATGTTGAAGCAACAAATTCGTTTGAGAGTAAGTTTGACTCTAATATAAAACGTTGTGGACAACAATTTAAATTAAGTCCAGAAACTCAAACTATTATAAAAAAAGTTATGTTAGATACTATAAAACAATTTCAAAATAAAACATTTAGAATATAATGAAAAAAGTAATATGTATTAATGATAAACAATTACCTTTAGGTGCAGAAGTTGTGGAAGGACAAACTTACACAGTAAGAGAATCGTTTATTAATAGTTTTGATCAGAGAGCATATATGTTAATTGGTGTTAGAAACAAAGGTAGAACACAATTTGGTTTACCGTGGAATGGGTATAACTCAGAGAGGTTTCAGGATTTAGAAGGTGTTACACATCAAGAATCACAAATTGCACATATGTTGAATTAAAATGAAAAAGTTTTTAGATAACAAATGGGTTAAACTGTTATTTAGCCTATCAATTATGGGTTCTGCAATCCCATCAATATATCAAGACTTTACCTATGGTTCACAAGGTGAATGGACTCACTATGGGATGATGTTAGTGGGTGTACTATATTTAACAGAATCAGTTTTATGGACATTAGACTTATGGAAAGAAAAGAATTAGAAAAAAGGATTAAAGAGATAGAAGATGATATCTTCGCAAATAAAGATATTGACATCAAAGAGTTTTATTTATTGAAGAAAATATTAATAGATAATAAAAAAGAACATCACGATTTATTGGAACTGCATTTAATATTAGAAGCTATGTTAGATAAGTCTAATAATGAATTAATGAATAAGAGGTTAAACCTTTTAACAATATGGTCAACCATATTTTTACCTCTTTCATTTTACACAGGAATATTTGGTATGAACTTCGATGATGTACCATTCTTAAGTAACCATCACGGTTTTTGGATATTCACTGCACTCACTATTGGTACTGCGGTTGGTATGTGGTACTACTTCAAAAAACACAAATGGTTATAACGAAATAATATTTCGTACATATTTATTTATATAAAATAATATTATATAAAAAACATAAATATGAGTTTAAATAATAGAAAATTTCTTTTCAGAAGAGTAATGGATTTTGCATCCATAGTATTACTATTGGCTTTTTGTATACTTTATCCGGGTTGGGTGAAAGATGGTTACTTAGATACGTGGTATTTAAAGATTGCAGTAGCAATTGCTGCCTATGGGGGTTTGATTGCAAACGTAGTGTGGATATATAAAGATGTTAAACGTAGAGGTTGGTAACTTAAAAGTATATCCTTATATTTATAAGTGTGAGAGATATCATTCGTAAAATATTAAAAGAACATACTGAAGTTGTTATTTCAAACAACAAAAAAAAATATGTGGATAATGTATTAAAAAGGTGGGAAACTGATCCTATGAATACTAAACAATTTGTAGATACTTACGCTATTGATTCTGATATGGCACTATACATTAGACAAAAAATTGTGGAGGATTTGAAAAATGTACCTATAGGTAAAAAAATATGGTTACTTGATAAAGATTTCCCTTTAGATGTTGGTATTGGTAATTATGATTTTAAGTTTACTATTAACAAAATAACTGATTTTTTTAATTCAAGTACTGAGGTGTTACCTGGAGATGCAGCATGGAGAGATCATATGATTTCGAAAGGACTTGTAAATGATATATTATACGATGAAATAATGATAGATGCAACAATATATCCGGAAGGAAGTGTTCATATAAACGTAGAAGAAGATGATGGGGAATATGAACTAAAAGAATTTTCTATTTATGATGCATTAAACGATGATAGTTTTGGTTGGGAAGTAGAAGGTGAAGTAAAAGATATTATATGGGAATACATTATGTCTTTTTCACCATTATTAAATAAATTGAGACCAGAAATAGAGGTACAATTAAAAAATAATAATAGTTGGGAGGTTGAGTTAATGAGGAAAGGATACGATTAATATTACAATTTAATTACATTTCTGTTTAAGGTTTGGTTGATATTAAATTATTTATCTTAAAACGAAACTTATGAATGAAAAAGTAATTAACAACCTAAACAAAGAATACCCTAACTGGTATAAAAAGATAAGAAGAATGATAGTTAACTTATATCGTCCTATTTTACACGGTAAGACAGACTCAAAGTGGAATCAACACCTTATGTTTTACATTATGATGGTATTATTTTTAACTTCTTTAGTTTTACTTGAATGTGATGTTAAGTATCACTACCTACCATTTTTAAGTGGTTGGTTGGTTATACCTATCACATGGATATATTTAAAGATATTCCCACAAACGTGGTCGGAAATGTATGAATATGAAAAAATGATATTTAGACAAATATGGAAACTACCAAGTAAATGGACACCTAAAAACTAATATCTATGGAAAAAATATTAAACAAAATTTATGAGGGAAAAATTTATGTACCTAAATACAACTATGAGTTTAAATATAGTGAAACACATAGTATTTTAGATTTAACGTATGGTGAAGTAACTAAAGAAGGTATAAATATGATAGTCGATGGTTTAAAAAAATTAGGTTTATTTGAAAAAGTACATTTTTTAGATATAGGTAGTGGTAACGGTAGATCTGTTTTACATATGGGTTTATATGATAATGTAATTTCTAGCAATGGTATAGAATTATTGAAATCTAAAGTAGATTATGGTATAATTAAAATGAAAGAATGTGATTACCCTTTTAAACATAAAATTAATTTTGTTGCAGATTCTTGGGATAATTTTCAAAAAATAGAAAATTTAAATAAAATAAATTTAGTTATTTTTAATAATATTTGTAGTTCAAAAACTCCACCAGTCGAATTATTAACTAAATTAAATAAAGGTACAATATTAGTAACTGTATTTGGTATTAATAATTATAAGTCTATAGGTTTTGAAGTGATGGATGGTATTAAGTCTAACTATAGTTGGTCACCAACTCATAATATGGACACTAAAGTTTATAAAAAAATAAGATAAATATTTTTTTATATTATTATTGTCACATATTTATAGGTATGAGAGAGACTATTCGTAAAATATTAAAAGAATCATATTACGATCAAGATAAGTTATATAGTAAGTTTTATATTGAGAGAAGATTATCTAATGCACCATATAATATAAAAAAATATTTAAATAATTTAGTGGAAATTGATTGTACAGACTCAGAAGGCAAACCACACAAGTGTGTAAGAATTCCTCAAATAATACATGTTTATTTGGAGGGTAGATATTGATATTATCTTTTTATTTGTTTATATTTAAAAAGTGAAAAAGAAACCAGACAACGTAGTTTTTAACGAAAAAACGTCAGAATTTGACGCTAAAAGTATGTCTTATCCTACTAATGTAGGTGCACCTAGTTTTGCACCGGTAATAATAGACGATACCTCTTCTATTAAAGCTACAAAATACTTCAAAACTAAATTAAGTGAGATTGAAAAAGAATATATAAAATTAATTGAAGATTATGAAAATACAACATTAATATATGAATCTGATTATAATTTCGAACCAATAATGGGTGAAACTTATTATTTATATGAAAAAATTGGTGGTAGATTTTTAAGTTTAATTGCACCAAATGAATGGAATAAAAAATATTTAGGTTCATATTTATTAACAACAGATGGTAAATGGGAGAAAGTAAATTAAAAATAAAAGATTATTTGTGGGTTATACCTATGATAATTGGCGTAACTATAGTTTCTATCTTATGGCTACCTGTAGTCGTATATAAATCTATAGTACACAGTAAATCTGAGAGAAAGGTAGAGAATAATAATGGAGTGTAAAGCAATTGGGTTAAAGCCCCAAAACATAATAATTTTTTACCTTTTTTCTCGGTTAACGTTTTAAAATGATAATGGAAAAACAGATTACACTATTTGTAGGGGAAGAAATACAAAAATTTCCCTATTTAAAAGAATTAGACTATCATGTTAACAACTGGTATGGGGGTGATAACTATTATCATCATTACGGTGGTACTAAAGAAAAATCTAATTCTGATAAAAAATTAAAAATAATATATGAGTATATAGGACATGATTTATATAATGAATTGTGGTTAAATTTATGTAAGGAAAGAAAAAAATATAGTGACTATATATTCTTTCACAGATTATATAAAACTATTGACATGTTATATGGTTTAATAGAAGACGGTAATATAAAAGATAAGTATAGTATTAAGAAAAAGAAGTATAAGATAGAAAAAATTACTTTTGAGGATATTAGTGAAGTATTTAGAGTATCCAACCATAAACAATATGAAAGATCATTCCTTAAAAGAGGTTTCGATTACCCGAAAGAAAGGAAGAATGAAGGTATTATACATAGATTACCCACTTCATATTTAACCAATAAAATTATTGAGATAGGTGACGGAGACTTAGATAAAGATAAAGAAGTTAAAAAAGTAATTAATTATATTACTAAGAATATTGAAGATCATATAACATCTATTGATGATATTGACAAATACGATATTATTGCAACAGAAAGTATGTCTAATATTATAAAAGAAGGTGATCGTATTGAAGTAAAGAAAAATAGTATTAATGTTAGTGATTCTTATTATAGTGAACCATTAACTTCACCAGTAAAACGTAGTGGCTCCATAATACCTAAAAATGAAAATTATTTACATATATACAATAGTATTATTGGTGGTATTTATAAAAACTTAAATGGTAAGAAAATAGGTAATAGAATTTTAGAATTATATAAGAAAAATATAAAAGGGATTATGTTAGAAGACTATGTTTTTGTCCCAATTGAAAATATAGAGCTTTATTTATCCAACAAAGGTAGATCTTCGTCACACCAAAGACTCACTATACGTTATAGGTTTATTGATGATAAAAATGTAAAGTTTTTAAATTCCTCAAAAAAATTAAGTAATTTTAAAGAAAAAATCAAATTAAGTAATAAAAAAGAGTATTTATTATAAATCACTTATTTATTATGAAAAAAATCAACCTAATTTTATTACTTCTTTCTATATGTTTAGTAAGTTGTAGACAGTATCAAGTCGTACAAGAACTTAATGTTAATATGTACCATATGCACCACCCAAAACATGGAGTAGAAATCATACTTACCAAAGACACTTTAGAAATAGGTAAGTGGTATAGATTAAAAAGTTTAAACACTATAGATATAGAAGACTAAATTTGTTTTTTTAAAAAATATATATTATATTTGTAAAAGTTATGGGAAACGCATTTTTAATTATAGTAATGTTGGGTGTTTGTGTGGGTGTCATTGTTGTAACCATAAAAGATATTTTAACCAAAAATAAATGATATATTCTAATGAAGTAATCAGAAGAAACGTTAGAGTTAGAGAACTCTTAAACGAAATAGGGCATTATAAACAGAGAGGTAAATATTTCCATCCTTATATTAACTGGAGTAAAATACCATCACACACCATTAAAGAACTCATAGAGTTAGAGGTAATAGATTTAGGTAGACATAGATTTTTACGAACACCTATGGGTGATAGAGAAAGAAATCTTTTAATTCACAGACGCAATTAATCTATTCATATATTTATAATATATGAAACATCTTATCCAAAAGATACTTAAAGAAGAATTTAATCCTGATGATTTAACATCACCAGAAATTAACATGTCACCAGAAACAGAGTTAGAAGTGGCAAGGTCTAAATATGGGTGGAGAACATATATCCCACAAATAAAGAAAAGAATTGCATTTAGTATAAATCCTGAATCATGGAATCTTTCGGCAGGTATTCGTGAAACAGACATAGAGAGTAAGGGTCATGGTTCTTTTGGTGATGATCCTCATAATAATTATGAACCATATAACTTATTAACCTATACTGATGATGAATATTTTACACCTTACTACCAACCCAAAACAGAAAAATTGGGTCATACGACACCCGATAAAGGTAATTATGAATTATATGACGTTAAAGATGCAATTGATAGCCTAAAAACCTATAGTGAAGAAGCGGAGAAAGTTACTGTAGAGTTTAAAAAGAATATAGAAAAGTTATTTGCCGATTATAAACAAAAAATAAATGCAATTGCAAACAATTCAGATTTTAGTGATGGGAATAGAAGAATTAAGGTAGTTGATGTCGATAAAGAGGGGAATTTTAAAAGTGAACGAGATTTCAGAGAAACAGGTGATGGATGGTGGGATCAACCACGTCATTTCAAAAAGGAGATAGAAAAAAAACGTAGGGAATTTTGACATATTAAAAAATAATCTTTATATTAGTATAAAAACAATATGAGGGTAAAATTTTACATAGTATCAATAATGTTTATCATAGTATTAGGGTTAAACATAATATTAAATAATACATTAGATAAAGAACGAGAAAAAAACACTAACCTTATCGATGAGTATTTGGACATATCAGAAAAATACACTGAGTGTCAAATGGAAAACAGTGTAATATTAGACGAAGTATTAAGATTAGAAGAAGAGAATCAGATATTAGGTTCTTACGCTGCATCTCAGGCAATTAAAGATTAAAAAAAATGAAAAATAAAGAAGAAATAGCACTTATGTGGATTATAGTTGGGTTAGTAGTTATCCCACTATGTATTATGTACCCACCGATAGTATTGGTTGGGTTATTTTTATATGCATCAGTTAGATTATATAAACACTATACAACACAATGAAAGATATTAAATTAGATAAAACGGATGTTGAGTTGTTAGGTAGACTTTTACATCAAGAAAAAGAAATTATAGAAAATATAATTAAAAACAAAAACATAAAAGATCCTATATGGACGGAACGACACAATCATTTAAATAAACTTATAAATAAAATATAAAATTATGGAAAATAAATATATACTAATTATTACATCTTATTTTTTAATAGGTATAATAATATCTCAATACATAGAAAGAAAAATTCATAAACATATTAGAGACACTAATGGTGAGCCATTACCTATCACTAATTATATGAGATTTAGAATGATACTAATGGCACCAGTATATGCAATAACTAGCACGATAAAAGTGATAAAAGATTATACAAATGGAAATATTTAAAGATATTTTAAGAACAATTCTATTTTGTATTATTGCCTTCGGTATCAGTGCACTTTTACATTACTTAGTAAAATAAATTAAAAATATTAATATGGATTATTACCAACAAGATTTTATGATAAAGTTAGGAGAAACTGCATCAGGAAAAATAATAGAAGTGCCCGACATACTAATTTATGGGTTAGCGATTGGATTTATAGTTACAATACTTTTTATGTCGGCAGGTAAAGAAGATTTAAAATGAAACTTTTCCTTAAAGTATGGAGACAAAAAAATTCTAACTCCAAAGGTAAATTAGTTGATTATGAAATTGATGACGTATCAGGAGACATGTCTTTTTTAGAAATGATGGACGTTTTAAATTCTAAACTAATTGATGAAGGTGAAACACCGATTGCTTTCGATCACGACTGTAGAGAAGGAATTTGCGGTATGTGTTCAATGTACATCAATGGAGAACCACATGGTCCAGATAAAGGGGTAACTACGTGTCAATTACATATGAGAAGTTTTAATGATGGTGATACGGTTTATGTTGAACCTTTTAGAGCAAAAGCGTTTCCCATATTAAAAGATTTAGTTGTTGATAGAAGTGCATTCGATAGAATCCAACAGGCTGGTGGGTTTATTTCTATTAATACAGGTAGTTCAATAGACGCAAACACTATTCCTATTACTAAAGAAGATGCAGATAAATCATTTGAAGCGGCGACTTGTATTGGTTGTGGAGCATGCGTTGCGACATGTAAAAATAGTTCCGCAATGTTGTTCGTTGGAGCTAAAGTATCGCAGTTCTCATTATTACCACAAGGAAAAGTAGAAGCAAAAGATAGAGTAATAAATATGGTAAGTCAAATGGATAAGGAAGGGTTTGGTAATTGTAGCAACACCGGTGCATGTGAGGTTGAATGTCCTAAAGGAATCTCCTTAGAGAATATTGCACGAATGAACAGAGAATATTTAAAGGCTAGTATTAAATAAAACTTTGTTTTATGACAGAAAAAGATAAGGTAGAAGAAAGTATTACAGATATGTTAAGAACGGTAGCGGATCCAGAGTTACCAGTAAACATCTACGAATTAGGTTTAATATATTCAATTAACCTTTCCTTTATAGAAAAAGATTTATATGATGTAGAAATAGTAATGACTGTTACTGCACCAAATTGTCCTGCGATAGAAACAATGCCACAGGAAGTAAAAGATAAAGCGGAAAGTTTGGAAAAAATAAAAGAATGTAAGGTAACTGTTACATTCGATCCACCTTGGGATATGAGAATGATGAGTGAAGCTGCGAAATTAGAATTGGGTTTTTTATAAAAAAATAAAATAAAATTTGTTTTTTTAAAAAACTTTTATTATAATTGTTATTAATAAAACTTTAATATAAAGTCTCACACATATTAAAGTTCAAAAAAAAAAGATAATAAATTTAAACAATAAGGGGTATAAGATCCCTTTTTAAAACAAAAAAAAATGAAAAAAATATTATTATTAATTTTACTTTTACCTTTAGTATTACATTCACAAAATAAATTATTTTATGTGGAAGCTAATGGGGGTGTAAGTACAACAGTAAATTACGAAGATGAAGTTATAGACATTGTAGATATGAGTGTAACTTATAAAAACAATGATAGGTTTATGGGTACAATATCTATAGGTACTAATATACCAATGGGGGATTACAGTTTAATAGATATACAAGTTGGTTTAGTTTACCCATATATTATAACAGGTAAAGTTGGAGTTGGATCTTATTACGGTAAAAATGAACAAATATCTGTTGTATTGGGTGTTAGACCATATCCTTTAACTGGGTATATGCAATTAAATATTAGACCTAACACTGGATTACACTTTACTGTATGCGGAGAAATAGGTACGGGTTCGGACATATCTTTAGGTGTTAGAAGTATCTTTAATGTAGGAATGAGATTACCAATATTTAAATAAAAAATTATGACAAATTCATTACTTTTAGGTTTAGTGGTGTGTGTGTTTTTAATTATAACACAAAACGTAGTATTAAAGATCTACAAAAGATTTCCAGAACACGGTATAGGACTTATGTATGGAAGTTTAGGTGTCAAACTGATGTTTGTGTGTGGTATAACTCTTGCCTTAAGAAGTGAAATAGAAAACTCTATTTTATATGCAATAATCATTTTAATGGGTGTGTTATACAGTAATGTGAGAACCATATTAGAATTATATGTAAAAACTAATTAAAAAAAAAACAAAGAAGATGAAAAAATATATTGTAATTGAAAGAAGTAGAAATTGGGACTCATTTGATTTCATTAATGAGGATACTAAAAACTTAGGTGATATATGGAATACACATTGTCCATATAAACTATCAGAGGACAAAAAGGATGGGTTGAAACCTATGTTGTTTGAAAGTAGGCAAGATGCCGTTAAATATAAAAACACACAACAGTCTAGATCAAACAAAGATTGGAACGAAAATAGAGATTTACATAAAATGCTCGGAGAATCTAAACCAAAGTGGAAAGTAGAAGAGTATAGTGGTAATTTATTTAAATAAAACAAAACAAAGAAGATGAGATACGAAGATTACGTTAGAGATATGGACTGGGCTTTATCAAAAGGAATTACTATTGGTATTTTTATAGGAATTGTCATAAGTATTTTATTATATTCAATAACTAAATTATAAACTAAAAAAAAGATGAAAGATAAGATAACGGAACATATAGAAGATTTACCAAGAGAAGTTAGTAAAATAAATGTTGATTCTCTTATAGATAACTTAACTAACCTCAAAAAAAAATATGAGAAAAAGGGTTATAGAAATATAGATGTGTCCATACGAGAAGATTTAGGTATTATTGATATGTCCGTATATGGTGATAGAGATTTAACTGAAAAAGAAAAATATGAAGATGAACGAATTGGCGTTATCTTTAGAACCAAAAATAAAACCTCTAAAGGTGAAACTAGAGATGATTTATTAAAACCAAAACAAAGATGAGTAAAACAATAGTACATACACCAGAAGATTTTAGCTGGTATAACAAAGAAACAAGAGAGACTATAATAAAGTCCATTAAAGAAGATTACGGTAACAAGGTTACAATATTACCTTATATCCCTAAATCTATCAGAACATTTAAAACAAAACAAAGATGAGTAAACCTTGGAAACAAATAAAGATTTTTACATGCGATGCAGAACAATCTATAATAATAGAACCTAACCCTGAAAGAGATGGGGTATGTATCCATTCAAACGAAGAAGGCGGAGAACAAGCATTCTGTTTATATGCAAATTATGATGAAGCATTGGCAATAGCAAATGAATTAATAAATTTTGTAAACCAAAACAAAGATGAATAAATTTTTAAAGTGGTATAATTATGAGGACAACCATATGTACCCAGTACCATCTAACAAACAATTATTTTGGTTTATAATAATTATGATGACTTGTTTTGTTATGAAAATAGTACAAATGACAAAGCTTTAAACTAAAATAAAGATGAGTAAAGAAATAGAAAATATTTTATTTGATGTATATGAAAAGGGTGTAAAACAAGAAGATTGTGACCTAACAGAAGTATATGAGAAATTGATAAAACTATTAAACCAAAACAAAGATGAGTAAAGAAGAAATAATAGAGATAAAGAAAGAAGTTCTAATCAAAAATAATATTCATTGGTTACATACAATAGAACGAGCCGAGCATCAAATAGAAGAAAGTCGTGTTCCTATTACAGATAAAGACTTGTTTGAAATCGTTGAAATTGTCTTAAACCAAAAAGAAGATGAGTAAAGAAGAAAATACAGGTTGTTTTGAAGCATGGTTAGGTATAGTAATCTTTTCCATAGTAATGATATTATTAATGATGATAGAATGACAGAAGAAATAAAAGAAATAGATTTAGGTGAATATATTGTAAAAATTACCTACAGTGGTGATGGTAAATTAGATATTGATGTATTCGATCAGTTGGGTGAACAAATAGAAGGTATTTATATTAGTAATGATGTATAAGTTTAAATATAAGTTATTGCGATATATATTAAGAAAATATATGTATGGAAAATAATAAAACAAAACAAATAGCGGAGGAAATATCCTTTAGATTGTTAGCCACTAGAAATCATGTTGATTTTGAATGGTTGGTTGATAAGTTAACAGAATTTAAAAATGAAGATACTAAAAAGAAACCGATTCTTCCTTGTGTAGGACATGCGTTTGAGATAGAATATAATAATTCTGATTACGGTGATGCATTTGAGTATTAGTAATGACAGAAAAAGACTTAGATAGAGTAATAGAAATGGCGTGGGAAGATCGTACTCCTTTTGAGGCTATTGAATTTCAGTTTGGTATAAAGGAGAATGAGGTTAGAAAGATAATGAGATCTAACCTAAAAGAATCATCATTCAAACTATGGAGAGAAAGAGTAAAAGGTAGAAAAACAAAACACAGTAAAACTAATCCATCTAAAAGATTCAAATCTAAGAATCAAAAACCTTAACATTTATAAATTTTTTCATATTTATATAATATGAAAATCAAATTAACTGAATCACAATTAAAATTAGTACTCAAAGAAGTAGGCGGATATGACAGTCCAGAGGTTATGGCAACACATGCCGGACCATTACACAGTATTATAAATGGTAAAACTATGGAGTTACTAATGTTAGTATCTAAATTAGCAAATGGTGTAAGAGATGAAGAGTTAAGTAAGTCAGAACTAACAAACGGTATATATAATCTGAATCAAAAGATAAGTGAATATATTAAACAAATGCCTGATTATGTTAAAGAAATATATATTGATGATGATTTTAAAACAGTATTAAAAACATTTATAAGTGCTTTGGTTAAAATAAACAAATACTTTAGAATGTTAGTTGGTAGTGGGGAGAATGATGGTGGATCATTTTATACAGGATTATCATTTGATATGACACAAGATGAATTAGAGTTACAAGTTGCAGAAAAAATAGCAACTTTAACTGATAGAATACAAGAGTTGGGTATGATGATATTAAAAATACACCAAAGGTTTAGTGATAGAACCAATAGTATGAATGAATAAAAAAATACAATGAAATCAACTAAAGAAATTATAAAAAAAATATTATTAGAACAAGCTCCATCAGAAGCAGAGGAATATTCACCACCAGAAGGTCCACATAATGATTATTATGATGTAGGTTTAGCACTTAGAAGAATAGTAGTAAATAAAGATACCGGTGAATGGTTAGATACTGATTACTTAGAAGAAGAAAGTATACAAACTTCATGGGATCTTAAAGATGCGGAACAAATATATCAGAAAAAATTATATGAATTAAAGTTTTTTGATACTAAGGGTAAAGAAAATAGATTTCCTATGGATGAATCAAGAGACTATTCTGACAAAGAACAAGTCAAAGAGATGATTGCAGATAATCTAACAAATGAAATAATATCAATGTTAGATTATAGTGATACTAAACTAACCTATGAGGATTTAAATGATATATTAACTAACGTATTTGAAAATGCGGAGTTTTTATTTATGGATGATGATTCATTTACTTTAACTGAACAAAGAGAATATACGGATGATCATTATGAATATCGACAAACTAGTATAACTCGAAGAAGGTTAGAGTCGATAATAAGGGCAGAAATTAGAGAACAAATGAGAAGAGGTAGAGAATTAAACAACCCTCATTTGAATGAGGATATTGTAAGAGTTGCCCAAAGAATATTACATCAAATGGAAGAGAATCTAAGTTATTTTGGTGAGAATTACGAAGGAGAGTTAGATGATTTATTTAACGGTACAGTAGATTAAAAATAAAATATTATGAAAATTTTTTACATTATAGAAGCTAGAGATCCAGACACTAGACATTTAGAACATCGTAGAGTATATACAACGGAAGAACAGTATCTCATAAGAGGTATGAAACAAGTAGAGAAGTTTAATGAATTATATGACGTAAAAGTAACTAAATACATATGTAACGAATCTGTTGAGGTACTTAACTTAAAAGCGGATGAATTACCACCTACAGAAATGGATGTAGTTGAAATAAACGAATCAGATATTAAACGTATAGTAAAAAGGGTATTGAATGAACAAATGGAGTTTGAACCCAAAGGAATGGATTTTTGGTTAGAGGAACTGTCCGAGTTTGCGATTCATTTGGAGAATGGGGTGTATGACGAACATGACGAACTTAGTTTTGACGACCTTACTGAATACGATATAGGGGAAATACAACGAATATTAGAAGACGCAATGGAAGATAAAACATTGAATGATAATGAGAGGACTTTGGTATATGAATATGGGCAAGGTATAATCGATAGTATACAACGAAAAATATATTGAAAAATCTTATTAGAAAAATATTGAGTGAAGGATGGGGAGATACTTCTTGGGTAACAGATGCTGAGAAGATAAGTATACATGACGTTTTAAATTATTTATCTAACCATAAAGTATATGATATACCTGTACAATATATAGTAGACACATTAGATAATCCTTTTACAAGAGTAAAAACTGAACCAGAAAGAATACTAAAAGCGGATTTAAGTTATCCCATAGTAATAGTAAAAAAAAATGGTAAGTTGTCCTATATATTAGATGGTAATCATAGAATGACAAAAGCAATAGAGATAGGTGAAGATACTATTAAAACTAAAATATTGGATTTGGACAATCCTAATGTACCACCGGTGTTTAAAGAACTATTTTAAAATCAAAAAAGGATGATGGTTTACTAATCATGTTTATAGTGATATTTATTACTATATGAAAAACCTTATTAGAAAAATATTAAAGGAAGAGATAGAGTTCAAATATAATCAAAGCGACTTTGATCGTACCACAGGTAAATGGGGTTTAAATTCTCATTCAAAATATAGTGAAGGTGAATCAGTAAATTACTATAAAAAACATTTTATAGATACTATTAAAAAATATATAGTAGAGGGAGATAAAATTGTATTGTATAGAAATGTTGCGGTTAAAAATAAAGAAGATATTAGAAAACCCTTTGGTAATTATTGGTCGTTCGAAAAATACGGTGATGAGGTAATAGATTGGGAAGCCGTAGAAGATAACCCCAATGATTTAAAATTATTTAGAATAACTGCGTTATTTAATTTAAGTGATATAAACTGGTATGATTCATTCGATATGTATTTGTATGGTGATTTTAATGAATCAGAATTAAGAGTTTTTACTACAAATCCTACAGAGTACTTTATAGAAGAAATTTAAAATGAAAAACCTTATTAGAAAAATATTAAAGGAAGAGACAGTAAATTATGATGACTTTTATGGGGATATAGATAATTTAACTATTGATGAAAGGAATGTTTTAGAAGATTTACTTTATACTACTGAAAGTGAATTTAATTTAAATGACTTAATAGATGATTTAAATAAATTAAAAGTTTATAAAGATATTTTTTTATACCGAGTAGTTTGGGTTAAAAATAAAGAAGAAATTGATGTTAAAAAATTAGGATTCCATTATGTAACTAATCCTGATGTATATGATATGGATTGGGTGAAAAATTTATACCCATTTCATTTTAAAGAAGATGAACCAGACATAGAAGATGATTTATGGATTATTACTATATCTGTTCCGACAGAGGACATAGATTATAAAGCTACTTTAGTTAACAATATAAAATATCCATATGAGGAGGAGATACAATTAAAAACAGATAAAAATATAAAAGTAGTAGATATAAGTAAATTTAAAATCAAAAAGGATGATGATTTGGAATTAACAAAATAATTCCATACATTTGTAGAAAATAAAAGATATGTACGACAGTTATTATGCAATGACATCCTCTAAAAGAAATGGGACTACCATAGAAGAGGAAATGAAAAAGAGAGGATACGTAAAGGATTATTATATAGGATCTGGAGCGTATCATTGGAAAAAAGAAAATCAAAAAGGATGATGATTCATAACTCACGATCATAATAATTCTCCCTATACTAAAAACATTCCTTCAACTGTATATATTTATATAGAAACACATAAATAAATGAAAGTAATTAAATTAAACGAATCAGATATTAAACGTATAGTTAAAAGAGTATTAACTGAACAAAGAACAGGAGAAGAATTGTATAGACATATATTAGATAAATATATTGGACCAATAATGGACAAACATAATATGGATGAATTTGGTGATGCATTCTCATACTATGATAACGTCATTGGTTGGGGTATTGAAAAATATTTAGAAACCGAAGAACCAGAAAGAGAAGATGATTGGGATTATAGAGATGAATTAGAAGAAGAAATTAAAGATTGGTGGATGCCAATTTAAATTAATTCCCCATAGTATAAAAATATTTAAACCTCTATATTAATAGGGGTTTTTTTATAACCTAAAATAAGACCGTATAAGACAGTTAAATGTCACGATAATGTCCTACCATTTATATAAAAAGATATTACCTTACGATGTACCTAATACCTATACAATTAAATTACAATACTGTACCATAGTGTAAAAAGTACTGTGACCTAATAGAATATCACTATTTATTAAAAACGTACTCTAAGGTGGGAAAAAGTGGGATTATCATTAACATTAGTGCATAAAAGTGGTGAATAACATTGCGTCCTCCGTAAATCTTCACTAATTTTTATTTCCAGAATTTTTAGGATGTATACAAATATACTAATTTTTTCCCATAAAATCAAACATTTTAAGAAAAAGTTATTAACATTTTACTGTACCTTTCCCACTATTTACCACTACACCTCATCCTTATAGAATATGTGTATCATCAGTCCTACTAATCCACATATTAATAATCCCATTACGAATAGATCGGTTGTGGTGACTGTTGCGATATTGTTTGCGAATGTTTCCATATGTTTACAGGATTTAATTTATCCTTTAATTTAAATATCCCCTTAAAGGAACTTTTATAGATCCGATATGGTTCACCAGTTAATGCGTGGTGAAATTCTTTTACATTAGTATAGTCATCGGTACTATAACAGTATAGATATTTGAAACGTTTATCTATGGTGTCCTTTTTAGTAATACGATGTATAATATAACAGAATGTATTTTCATTACGGACACCAGCGTAGAAACGTGTCATCACTAATCTCCGTTTGGTATCAACTCTTGGTGTAAACGATTTAAATTTATTTCTCATAGTTATGTATAATTTTATCTCTATTGTAGAATGTTACATGAACACCTACTTCTTCTAGTCTTTTAACTGATTGTATTTTATGATAGGCACTCACAGGATCATCAATTCCCCATACACTAAATACAAGATCATTAGTCCCTACTTGAATATCGATCCAATCCGACAAATCTACTTCATTCTCCATATTACAAATATACAAAAAAATATCCATATATACAAACCTCATCCTTTTGTGAAAAAAAGTGTTAAAAAATTTGGTAGTGTCAAAAATTATGCGTACCTTTATATTGTCAGTGGATGAGAGTCCGAGACGGGTCAGAGGAACATCACCTCTAAGAGGGTAGACTCCGTTACGCTCCATATATAAAATAAAAAAATATAACGCAGGGTGGAGTCCACTCTTTCGGTATTATTTCAGAACCAGACCCATAATATAAAGGTACGAAAAAAAAATGAGACTGCCAAATAATAATGGACTTTTTTTTATGAAATTTTTTCATTATATTTATTAATATGATATGGTATTATTTTTTAATAGGATTAGGGTTCACATTTATTGTGGAAGTGTCAACGAAGTATCACGCAGAGGAGATACGGATCCTAAACGGTGATGAGGATTTATTCGAATCGTTCTCTATGAGTGAGCGTATTTTAATGATAACAATATGGCCAATAGGAATACTAATGGTAATAAAAACCCTAATAGAAAAGGATGATGAGGTTTAATTCATTTTACTATTGACTATTCCAAATAAAAGGTTTATATTTATAGTATAGTTGTTTGATATAATGTTTATAGATGAGGTAACACAATCTGTATTCGATTAAGTATGAAGGGTTCATCCCTTTCCCTCCCTAGAGGGGGAGTCATAATTGATAGTTTGGTTGTTAAATATATATAGTAAAAGTGATTGGTTACCGAGCGTAACATTTATAAACAAACAGGGCGATGAGGTAAAACACTCCCCAATAGTTTTAACCTAAGAACCCTTAAAGGGGGTAGGGAATATAGAGTTTTAAACAAAGTATTTCTCCCCTTTTTTTATGCCCATATATTTGATATTGTCATTTATTATACGTATATTTGTATAACAGATTTTCCAACATAGGTAGGGGGGGACTCTTTAAATTATCATTTTATTCGTTATTATCTCCCCCCTATTTAACCTCTCTGGGGGGTCCCCCCTCCAGTACCCCTACGTATCCCCCCTTCCCTCTGGGGGTGTTTTGACGAAATAAGGGGGGGTGATGTTCTCCATAAATTTTCCAGGAAATTTCGTAGTTCTGAAAACACAACCCATTTCTGGTGGGAAAAGGGTAATGGGAAAAAATTTTCCAGGTATTTTTTAGTATTCAAATATATTTACTTATAGGGACAAAGATAAGTAATGGACAAACAGAAAGAATATTTAGATAAGGTATTAGAAAGGTTACTCAAAGAGACTGTCATAACCGATAGTAAGATAACGTTTCCATTTGCAATATTTAAACAAGAAGAATTAACGGGTGATTCTTTATTGTCCGTTTCAATTTGGATTGACGGTAGGTGGGAAAATCATAAATACCCACAACGATTCGAGAAATATGTAAATGATATCTATGGGGTAACTTATGAGGAGTCGGCAATACTATGGCGTAGATATATGGAAATTATAGAAAAGGAAATAGTAAAAAGATTTAAACCAGATTTTGAAAGTATAAGAGGTGTCAATATATGGGATATAGGTAGACATGATATTAATGAGAGTAGAGATATACAATTTAGAGATATGTTTATAAAAAATTTCATTAGAAATTTAAAAAATGAAAAACAAAAAGAGTATTTAGATAAGGTGGTAGAACAACTATTAAGGGAGACTGATATAGATTATGAAAAATGGAGAGTAAACTACCCCTTTTTTGAAAACACAACTTATAGTTTCCAGTATACATTACCTTTTTCAGGACCTTTTATTAGATACTGTGAAAGTATATTCCCATTAAGTAATAATGAAATGAGATATGTTTATGAGATGTATGTAGGTATTCTAGATAGTAAGATACGTAAATATTATGTAGACAATGACATATACAATAAATACTATAATGTAATGGGTACTAAGACTATTATCAACTTCGATAGATAAACAATCACTAATGGAAGATAAATATTTAAATAACGTATTAAAAAGTTTAGTTAAGGAAACTAATATAGATTTTGATGAGGAAACAATTTATATACCTTTTTTTAATTCCTTTCACGCTTATCCTTTTGAATCATACTATGTCCCCAAGTTTTTTCACCCTTCCTCCACTTATTCCACCCCTCCTTCTTTCATTGAACATTGTAGAGATATATATGGATTAAACGATGATGAGATTTATTATGTGTGGGATGAATATAAGACAATTATTGGAGATAGACTAAACAATGGAAGATAACGTTAAAAAATATATCGATACAATATTATTAATGATAAATGGGGGATATTGAAAAAATACTTACAATAATCTTTTTATACGAACTTATAAAGAATTTTGTAAAGTTCATAATGAAATGATGGTAATATTTTTTTTATTGGGGATATTATTATTAGTGAGTGGTTCATTATTAGATGACTTATTTCCGCCAAACGATATATAATTATTTCTTGACCCGCGGAACTGTCGGAATCTCCCCCCAGCCCCCTCTTATTAAATTGTCGTTTTTATAAAGTTGTTATATTTATATAAAAAAACATTATATTATGAAAATTAAAAAGAACGGTAAGGTAATCAGATTAACAGAATCGGATCTTAAAAGAATTGTAAAAAGAGTAATAAACGAACAGTCTGATATGGTGAAGTTAACACAAAAACTAATGAGTGATACAGATTACAATGAAGCATATAATTTCTGCAAAGAAGTAGAAAATTGGTGGGAAGGTAGTGATGGTATGTTTGATGATCCTGAAAGAACCAACGATTCTACAGGTACTAACTATGTTGATTTCTTTTCTAAATTTAATAAGACTTTGGGGTCTGATTTAGATAAACAAGCTGCTGAAGCATATGAAAATATGATTATAAATCATTTAGAAAAGGAAATAGATGCAGATAATAAATTCTATACCCCAATAAAAAATTGGTTATTGAGAATAGTAGATGAGATAGATGGTATGTTGCAAGAACCATGTACATTATCACTAAAGTCTAATGATGGTAGAGCTGATACATTTATGGTTGATCCTGAAATTGATGTGGATGGATTTTTTGGTTTGTAATTTTAAATAAATTAATAAATAGAAAAAATAAAAAAACATTATATTATGAAAATTAAGAAAAATGGTAAGGTAATTAGATTAACAGAATCAGACCTTAAAAGAATTGTAAAGAGAACACTATCTGAACAACGTATGGGTGATGAAGAAATGGTTAACCATTTTCACCGTCCCATTACTATTGAAATGATTGAAAAAGAAGTAAGGGATAGCTTAATGGAAAGAGAAGCGATTCTAGAGATGATACCTTCAGATAAGGTAGATATGGTGATAGATAAGATAGCGAGATTTATAATTGAAGATTTTCACTATCAGATTGATTATTTATCCGATGATTTACAAAATTTAGTAGATCATGTTTTAAAGTATTAATAATTTAAAAAAAACATTATATTATGAAAATTAGAATAACTGAAAAACAATATAAAGAAATTATTTCTGAACAATCTTGGGTAGAAGGGGAGAGTCGTCCAGTATCATTTACTGAAGAGGATAGAGAAATGTTAAGTAGAATATATGATGTTGTAGTTAGAGGTGGTTCTGCAGGTGGTTATGGTGGTGTGAGAAGAAGAGCTATTCCTGCGTTAGGTACATTACCTGATTTAAACACTTAAAAAATTATTAAAAAAAAATGGGTAGATTAGAAAAATTAAAAAGACAGGCTATTTTAGAAGCCAACCAAAGAAATTTAGGGATTATTGTAGAACAATCTAAGTTAGATGCTAAAGAAAAAGAAGTTAGTGATCACAATAAAGAGTTAGAGAAAGAAATTGAATCTATGACTAAAAAATTAGAAAGTTTAGTGATGGATAGAAATATTAGTAAAATGCAATTTAAAAAGACATTAAGTGATCTTAAAAAAGAGAAAAAACTAATGAAAACCCAAAAAAAATTAGAAAAACAAATTGAGAAAGCAGAAAAAGACATAGAAAAGATTGAGAGTGGAAAGAACGGAAAGAATAAGATGAAAGCACCTCTTATGATATTTGCAGCGGGAGCGATAGCTCACTTAATTGCGGGAATTAAAACGATAACAAGTCCAGAAGCAAGAGAGAGGTTGTCAAGAAAATTAAATGCGTTAAGAGATAACTTAAATTAAACTATAAAAAAATTAATCTAAAAAGGAAAAATTAAAAGGTATTATTATGTAGTACCTTTTTTTTTTATGCTTAATTAATTAGGAGATATTTATTATTATAATGGATAATAGTAAATATATGTACGATGCATGGTTCGATGACATTTTAGATGATGTTAGGGATAATGCGCTGGGAGAATACTGGAGTAAATACCTTAATTATAAATATTATAGAGAAATCCTTAAAGACTTATTGCACCGCTCTAAATTAGTACATAAACACAAATATCCATCAAGAAGCTCTGTACTTCATGTTAATTATGACGGAGATTATGAAGTAGAATCACCAAGTAAAAGTGTTAACTATATAAAGAAGTATGAAGTACCAGAAAATGAGTTAAATGAATTACATCATGTTTATTATTTGATTCTTAAACAAATTGTTAAAACACAAGGTGAAGAAAAAAATATGTTAACTGAATCTATAGATAGTCAAAAAGAATTTTTAGATAAGGTTGTAGATAGATTACTTAAGGAATCAGAGTATAAATTATGGGAAGATAAAAATATTTACAATCTCAACCACCAACATCAAAAACTTAATAAGATACGTGTAGAAATAAAATTTGCACTTATTAACACACGAACAGAAGAACCTATTGAGTTTTTTTCTATGGATACGATAAAAAACAGTGCATTTAGAAGGAGAAGAAGAAAAAAAGAATATCTAGAAGACTACGAAGAAGAACACCTAACTAACATATATGGTCTAAATTCTGAAGAACTTGAAGAAGTGATTTTTAACTATTATACTAAACTTTATAACAATATTTATAAAAGTTATTTAGAAATGAATGAGGATGACAAAGTACCTACTAATAAACCAGAAGAGTGGTTTAGAGGTGATGAGGTATTTGATATTGGTGGTAGGTTAAACGAATCACTAAGTAGTAGAGTAAATAAAGATGTGGATGATTTATTTAGTAATAATAAAAAGTTAACCAACGAAAAAGAAATTAAATCCATTTTTATGGATAAGTATGGGATGAATAAACAAGACGCTGATCAGGCGATGGTTATTTATCTTAGTAAACAACAATCCTTAAATGAATCTATCGAAGATAAACAAGGAAGATTTTTAGATAGGGTTATTGAACAACTTGTTAATGAAACTATTATATATCCTTCTCAATATGGGGGTATGATGATAAGTCTACCAGGTGATCCAGATGAAAATTGGGATGCAATAAAAATGTTTGATCATTTAGATTATTTGTACAATAGATTTTTAACCCACACAATAAAACATTGTAGAGATGTTTATGGGTTAACCGATGAAGAAATTGATTATGTGTGGGATGAGTATTTCCATCAAATTAAAACCAATTATAATTACCTAAAAGGACTTAATGAATCTACAGAAAAACCTAAAGGAATGGATCTTAAATATCTATATAAAGTTGCAGACTCTATTATGAAAGAAATAGAAATTGATGATGACTATGGACTTTCAGGTGTTAAAGTGAGGGGTTACAGTCCGTGGAATGAACATTCCACAGGTCATTATGGTTTTTGGACTGGTTTAGAAAAACATGCTAAAGATACATATGCACTAACACAGGCAGAGACAGAAATGGTATCAAGACTTATATGGGACAGTTTAAACTCTAAAAATATTTATTTAAGTGATTATATTCATTCAGATGAAAAGACTAGAAACCATTTTAAAACATTAAACGTAATAAGAGAACAACATTATGAGGAATGGGATGAAAGATCTAGAGAACAAAACATAAATTTATTAAAGACTAAAGGTATTGATATATTAAGTACTGATATAAATGTACCATTTTATAGAAGGATCGATAGTAAAGAAATTAGATTTTTAAAAAAGATTACCGACAGATTAGATAAAGAAAGTAGAATAGAATCCGTTGGTGATCCATCTGATGGAGATTATCTTTTAATAACCCCTTTCGGAAAATTTGAATATTTTGGATTTATGAATGAGTATAGACACAGTAGGTTCGAGAAATATGTAAATGATATGTATGCAGTAGGTGAAAACCAAATAATGTTTCCTACAGGTAATAGTATTGCACAAGCCAGAGAAAGTGCTTTTTTATGGGAAATGTATAAAGATAAATTAAGAAGAAAACAATTAAAACTTGTGAATCCAGGTTTACCTGATATTCCAGATGATGCAATTATAACAGAACGACACCTGTATGATACTTGGAGAGAAAAACATTTAAACTATGGTGAAGAACAAAATAAGGAAATATTTAAGGATAAAGGTATTACCGTATTAAGTACTGACATCAACGTACCATTCTATAAAAGAATTGATAGTAAAGAAATTAGATTTTTAAATAATGTTGCCAATAGGATGGACGAACAAACTAAAATCGAAATAGAGGGACCTACTTGGATACCTAGGACCATACACCATAATGTACTCCATAGGGATGTCCGTGTTGACCCATCATATTATAGGAAGATGAATACTATTACTTTTGCAACAACACCTTTTGGTAAATTTCAATTAGCAGTGTTGTTTGAAGATGAAAAAAGGAAATTTAAGAAATATGTAGATAATGCGTATGCGGTAGGTGACAATCAAATTATGTTTCCTGTAGGTAATAATATTACACAAACCACAGAGATTGATTTTTTATGGGCAATGTATACAGATAAATTAAAAAGAAAACATTTAAAACTTATAAATCCAGATTTAGATATTCCAGATGATGATTTTATAAGGGAAAAAGAATATCAAGAGAAATGGAGTGATTGGAGAGATAGTATTACTGAATCTACACAAGATTTAACTGGTGATGAACATAAATCACTATTACAATCTTTTGGGGATATGGGTACTCCACCAGAAATTGCATCAGAAGAATTAGGAGAATTAATTACGTGGGTAAAAGATTTACCAGAAGAATTATTTCTATATAGAGTACTTTATTTAGATGATGAAAATAAAATAAATTACGATGAGTTAGGTAGTCATTATTCGCAAGACAGAACAGACTTAATTAATAACCATTACAATAGAGGTAGTATATACGGACACGGACAAGGAGAAGATGCATATTTAATAACTGTTAAAGTACCTAAAAGTGAAGTAGATGTAATGGAGACATTAAATAACAATATTCTTTATCCACATGAAAAAGAAATAACTTTAAAGGATAAAGGTAGAGGAGCAAAATATTTAGATATTGAGAAAATTTAATTTGATGATTAAGATTGATAGTAATATAGATACTAAAAGAAAATATGAAATTCATATATTTGGGGATTCTCACTCTAAATGTTTTTTCAGAGATAAATCTTTATCTATTGATAACATTAAATTATATAATAATTATAAATCTTCAGCTTCAATGAAAGGGTTGACAAATACAGATAGTACTCTAGATTATTCAAAAACAATAGAGAAAATATTAAAACAAACTCAACCTTCTAATAGTGATGTTAATACTTTTTCTATAATGAAGTTTGGACAGGTTGATGTGGAGTATAATTATTATTTTAAAGTTTATAATAAAAAAGAAAGTATTAATAAAAAAGAATTTTATAAAAATTTAGTGAATAATTATATGGTTTACATTGATAATTTAAAAATACTTTTTCCTAATATAAAATTTATTATCAATGGGTTAAATATGCCAAACTTATATGATTTACAAAAGTATATGTTTAACGGTGGTGTCCGTACAATGCCAGTTATTGACTATGAAAATCAATTCGACAATCATTTTTTATTTAATAATGAATTAAAAATACAATCTGAATTAAAAAAAATCCCTTACTTTGATTTAACAACTGAAACAACACATAATAAAAAAATAAAAAATGAATTTATAGGTAAAGATAATCATTTATCAGGTGCAGAAGGTGAACCTTACACTAATTTTAATACTTATAGGGTATTTTTAAATAAATTATTTGATACGATAAAAACTAATTAATAATAATATTGACATATTTATATAAAAAAATAAAATGGGAAGAATAGAAAAATTAAAAAGACAATTAATCGAAGAAGCAAATAAAAAATTATTATCTAATTTAATTGTTGAAGAGAAATCCTTATTACAAGAAAGTAGTGTGGGTAAAATAGATAGAGGTGACAATGACTTCTGTTTGATACAGTGTAATATTAAACATGCACGAAATGGATCTAATGGAGATATGGTTAAAAAAATACAACATCTTTTAGATAATAATGGTTTTAATGTACCCAAAGAAGGGGGTGGTATCTTAGAGGGTTGTATGAAAGACTATAGAGAATGTGATGGTTTATTTAGAAAAGAAACCAAAAAAGCAGTAGAGGAATTCCAAAGAAAATACGGTGTAGTTTTAAAAGTGGATGGTATAGTTGGACCAAAAACATATGAATTGATGTGTGAGGAATTGGAATTTACACCGAGTCTTAGAAAAGAAGACTTCTGTGTAACTCAATGTGCGTGTACTCAAATAGGTTTTGATGAGCCTATGCCAAATTCATATCAAAATGATTGTAAAGGAATGGAAATTTGTATTAGTGGATTAATAGGTCCACCACCTGAACCACGACCTGTGGGAATTGGGAATGATATAAAATTTGGAAATGATATGAGAAGACCAACTGATCGGAAAATGGGTGATATGCGCGATTTTATGGATTGTTTAGCTAAAATAAAATTTAAATATAAAAAATACTAAAATGGGAAGATTAGCAAAATTAAAAAGAGAATTAATAATAGAATCTAATAAAAGATTATTAGGTGAAGATAAATTAGGTATAGAACCAGTTATAAACCAAAGTGCGCGCCCAGTAGGATACCAAATGTTTTTTGAGGAAGGTGAAGATACTATTTCTGACAGTGATAAAACGATGGCTGCACAACAATTATCTAGAGACATTATGAATTCACTACCAACAATAGAAAAATTTATGTCACAAGGTAACATACCTAAATTTATTACTATTGGTAGTGGCACATCTTCTACAGGTAGTAGAGATAGAAACGCAGAATTAGGTAGAGCTAGAATGGAAGAAATGAAAGATATAATATTTACTGCATTTGACATTGTAGGTGACACAACAGGTAATTACGTTGGTAAAGATATAATAGAAGACTTAATTACTACTAAGACTAATTCATCTTACAAACCTAGTGATTTAAATCCAATTTACGATAGAAATAGATCAGTACCTAGAGATATGGATAGATATGGATTTGTTGTAGTTCGTCCACTTACTACTATGGGATTAGATAAAAAAGATATTGGTAGTGTAGGTGATAAAATGAGGGGTGCAGATTATTTGGCTCATGAAGATGAAGAATCAATTGTAAACGCAATAAAAGAATTAGAAACATATTCAGATATTGTAGACTTAGATTATGAATTAAGAAACAACGGTGGATTAGAAGGATTTATAAATAAAACTATTACTGATGGGTTTACTGCTATGGGTAGTGATACTGAAGAAAGAGAGGACATTGTAAATGCAATTAATAACGCCGCTAGTAATAGTGGAAAAGGGAAAGTTGCAAAAATTAATTTTGCTCCGGGTGGTGCTATCGTATCTATTATGTTACAATAAATTTATTTAAATGAGAGACATAATAAGAAAAATATTATTAGAAGAAGTTTCTCAGTACGAATATCAAGTAAGAGATATAGGTGGTGACACCTATTATAGAAAACGTAAAGGTGATAAGTATTGGGAGTTTACAACGAAAGATGATTTCGATGCATACTCTACGGACAAAAATACTGTTAAATGGGTGGAAAAGAAACCACCTAAACCACCTTATGTAAGACAAGTGGATGTTCCCACCACAATGAAGGGAAAAGACGGTAAGATCAAATATTTAAAAGATTATTTCGAAAACCTTTCTCCAAATGACTTTAAAGTAGAAATAGATGGTAAGTCCATTAAGATAACACCTAACGATAATGGATAAAGTACAAAAAGAATTTTTAGATAAGGTAGTAAGTAGATTAATCAATGAAACTGAAATAGATTATAATAAGAGAGAAATGTATATACCTTTTTCTGTCGATAATACACTAGCATTGAGTATAGATCATATACTTTTACCCCACATTGTTAAATATCCACCCTTTATTAGACATTGTAAAAATATATATGGATTAACTAATGAAGAGTGTGATTATGCGTGGAGACAATATAAAAAAAACATAAAAGGTAAATGTGCCGAAAATCATAAGAAAAAACCTTGGCATAGATTTCTTACCAATGAATCTATAGAAGATAAACAAAAAGACTATTTAGACTACGTATATAATGATTTAGTTAAGAATACTAAATTCAGAGATGCAGCCTATAAGGAAATAGACTTATATGATGGTAAATGTAAAAGTTTACAGGTTGGTATTCGTTGGGGAAGTGAAGCACCTTATTTTAACTATATACCAGAATGTTTAGAAAATTATCTAAAAGATTATTGGGGATTAACATATAATGAAATAGAAGAACTATTTTGGGATAAGTACGATGAACATATTATTAATATGGTATTATCCAAAAAAGAACATGTATCACCATATCTAAGAGTACATGTTGATTACCTAAGAGAATCTAAGTTTTTAGATAAACAAACAGAATTCCTACAAAAAGTTGTAGATACAATGGTGTCAGAGACTAAACCCTTCAATTTAACTGGTGCTAGTGTTATAACACCATTTATTGCCGATAGACAAACAGGAAGTGTATTTGTATTGAGTGCACACTATTGTAAAAAGATGGTTGAGAATTTTGATGATGAGTTTACTATGGGTAAGATTTTCACCAGATATTTAGAAATGTTTGGTATTACAGAAATTGATGAAATAGAGGAGGTAATGTATTCGTATTTTAATGATATCTTTGAAAAATACTTTAAAAGGTTTTTCGATTTATCTTATAAAACCAGACCTAGATTAGATGAAAGTGTAGATTTGGGGTTTGTAGAAAAAGTCACCGATATAGTCCTTAATGAAATAGTGTGGGACTTTGATAGGGGACTTGTTTATTTCCCTATGATAAACTATTCCGCTAGTATTAGGGACGATGATTTTTTATCTGCGGTTGCTGCAGACGATGCGTTTACTAACGATATTAGTTCGCCAAATACTAACTGGCATATTGATTTAATGAAACATATCGAAGATACTTACGCTATCACTGGTAATGAATTTAATAGAGTTTGGGGTTCATTACAAGGGGAGATATGGGAGAAGACTGAAGAATACTGGAACTCATTCACAAGAGGATATTAAACACTTTACAATTTCTTAATATTACTTATCGAACTTTTTACACTAAGGGTATATTTATTTTCTTAAATATAAATTATGAACATACAACAAATAATATGGCTTGGTCTTTTACCTATATTAGTAATGGGTGGATATATCGTTGCACTCATACGTAATATAAGGAAGTATAAATAGAATTGTAAAAGTTTTGTAATAAACAGACTTGACCCGCGGAACTATCGACACCTCACCCCAGCCCCTCCCCTCTACGGTTTGGTTTTTTGTGTGAGTCTATCATAATCTTCTCTCTTAATGACTACATAACTACCACACCAGTAACCGAATACCTCATCTGAAAACTTCTTCTCCATATTGAAGTCTTTTATATTGAAATTATAAACTTCATCATAAAATGATTCGTTAGGGAATCTTACACTCATTTTTTCTTTATCCTTTATCATTGTTAAAAATATTTAAAGAAGCTCCATAAGGAGACTCTGAATTAATTATAATCTTTCTTTGGTGTACTCTGTCACCCTCTTTAAGTACGTCTACTATATAAGTTCCGTTTGGTACGTTTAATCTCATATCAATGAATGGATAGGTTGTTGTTTCGGTATATACTACTCTACCTAATATATCATAAATTCTAATTTCTAAAATACCTTCATATTCTGGAAATTGTAATATAACCCTACCTTTGGTAAATGTTGGTCTAACTACAGTATTTTCAAAACCATTTAAAATAGGTTTGGGGACGTAATTATTTAATAAGTCCATTCTATTGGTTTCGATAGAAGCGATTCCTCTAGCGACTTGATTTTTTGTAAAAGTACACAAACAGTCTGCACCAGCATATTCCATATAATGTTTTACAAACACTCTTTCTGGTGTATCACATTCACTAAATAGAGTATCAGGACATTCAGCACTTGGGTAAACGGGTCCATCTTGTAAACCGGTTTCTGGAATGTAGTCATCACCACAAGGACCCCAATCTCCCCAAGGATGATGAAGGTTTAACCAGTGTCCAATTTCATGTACAAGAACGTGTCCTTTTGCCCATTTATTAAACATTGGATATGTCCAAGAATAAACTCTATCCCCAACGCTTTGCCAATCTACAACAACACCATCCGACCAATCTTCTCCACCAGGAAATTGTGCATAACCCATCAATCCGTCATAGAGATCACATATCCAAATATTAAGATATCTATCATTAGGCCAACCCTTTTTTCCTTGACTTGATTTTTTAACATTATTACTGTAATATGAAAACTCATTAACATTTGTATGAGTTCTTGTAATTCCAGTTGTTGGATACCCTTCAGGATCTAAGTGTGCCAACTCAAAACTGATTTTAAAATTACCTTTCCAATTCTGTAGAGTATCAGTTAATAATATCGTATCGGCATTTCTAAGATTAAATCTATCATTTAAAACCTTTAATTGTTGATAGATTATAGAGTCATGTAGATTTTCTCTCCAATCATTATAAACTATGTGAACTACTATTGGAATTATGTAACTGTCTTCAGATTTCTTTTTGGGACTCCTTAAATAGTTTTGAATATCCTTTTCTATTTTATCATATCTTTGGGGATTATCTTCTATAAAAGGTTTATTATATTCATCTGTTGCACAAGGTGGTTGAGACAGAACAATCTTACATAATAATAAAAATAAAACTATTAATACTTTATTCATCATTCTATCAACATATCTTCACACCATATAGGTGTCTTATCTCCTAACTCTGATCCTTTTACGTTGAATTCGAAAAACTCTACTGCTTCTTCCATACTCATTTCCATTTCTGTCATCAATATTTCTATACATTTAGTTACAGAATATATAACTCTCATAGTTTTATCATCAATGCCGATAACCGCTTCATCGAAACCATCCGCAGTTAAAATATCTTCATTTTCATAATAGTGTACAATACCATCTAATAATCTACTACTCATAATATTTTTTGGTTTTAAATTAAATATAATAAATTTATATGTATAAATCAAATATTTATTAATATTAATATTTATAAATAATAATGGCCCGTTCGTCTAGGGGTTAGGACGCCAGGTTTTCATCCTGGAAACAGGGGTTCGATTCCCCTACGGGCTACAATTTTCTATAAATAAAACG